CCGGTTTCACCAACCAAACAAACAGTGAGCTTCCGAGGCATGCGCCACGCAATGCTCAAAATCTTAGGGATTTGACCAATGCCCGTGGGCTGAATCCCTAGTTTTTCCCAAGCCTCGACAATGTCTTTCTTATCTGCCATGATTTCTCACTATATTTTTACAGGTCAATGAACATAAATAAGCCAGCACACGAGTCCCAAGAATCGCTCTCCATTAGGAGATCTGATTGGGTCACTACTTTATTATACCTCGATGGGAAGTCATTTTCGCTTGACCATTTCCCCTTCTATAAACACATATACGACAACATTTATCCAGCGCTCCTGCTAAAGACAGCGCGACAGGTTGCGAAGAGTACGACGCTCGCGAACTTCCTGATTATGGAAGCTTGTAGCACGCCGCACTGGAAAAGCTTTTTTATCGCACCGAGCCAAGAGCAGACAACTAAGTTCTCACAAACGCGTGTCGGTAAAACGATCTTCTACTCCCCAGAAATCCGAAAACGTTGGGTTTCTAAAGAGCTGTCCAGTCGTGTTTATCAGAAAATGTTCACGAACGGTTCTGAACTCGCCTTCTCGTACGCCAGCGACGACCCCGACCGTGCTCGTGGTGTTTCTGCAGATCGCGTCGCGTATGACGAGGTGCAGGACATCCTTTACGACGAAGTTATTCCCGTTGTCAACGAGTGCATGGCGAACTCAGACTTCGCCTATGAGACCTACTGCGGCACGCCCAAGTCAATGGAGAATACCATTGAACAACTTTGGCAGTGGAGCACGCAAACAGAATGGGCCATTAAATGCACAGGCTGCAACACCTGGCAGTTCTTTGTAGACGACCGTTGCATCGGTAAAAATGGGCCTATTTGCCTAAAATGTGGCAAATACATCAATGTACGCAATGGTGAATGGGTAGATACGCATATTTACCCAAAGGATCATACTGGTAAACGTATCAAAGGGTTTCACGTCCCGCAGGTCATTCTACCCAAGAACGTACCTGCGTCGATGCCCTCTGACTACAAAAACCAAGAAGTAGCAATTAACCGTTGGCGACGCATTTTAGAGAAACATGCGGTGTACCCACCCTCGAAATTTAAGAACGAGGTAATGGGAGTATCCGATGCCATCGGTACACGCCTTATATCAAAAGAAGAATTAGAGTCTTTCTGCAAAGACTACGTAATTACCGAGTATCCGCCACAAAATATGATGCTCTCGGATATTCGAGGCATTGTCGCAGGCGTGGACTGGTCCGGTGGGGGTATGAACGGTAATTCCCGAACCGTTTTTTGGATTTGGGGCATTGTCGCAGGAACTACCGAACACAACTTCAAACTCAAAACCCTTTACTTCAAGATTTACCCTGAGACTAACCCGATTTCGGGCGGTGTTATTGACCATATTTGCGATATGTGCGAACGCTATAACGTGTCGCTCGTTATTGGCGACGCTGGCGAAGGCGCCTTGGCTAACTCTAATTTGCGCGAACGGTTAGGACCACACCGCGCCATGCAAGTGCAGTATCGCGGTGGCGTAGGCGGCGGTGCAGGTGGAGGCAATTCCCGCCCATTTTACTGGAATCGTGTAGACCGCTTTTTAGCGGACCGCACTACGATGATTGACCACTTCTTTATGTACGTAAAAAGAGGTGGCGTCGTGTACCCCAACGTTCGTCAGATGCAAATTCCTATCAAGGATATGCTGAACGAATTTGAAGAGGTTACAAATCAAGGCCGTAAGGTTTGGCGGCACGCTCCATCACAACCTGATGACTGTTTACATGCGCAGATCTTCGGTTGGATGGCTGCTAAATTTATGACGCTGGACCCGATGTTTACGTATAACGGAAGCTAAAAAAAGAGCAGCACCTTAGTACCGGGACATCCCGTTACCGCAGGATGAACACAGAAGAGACTCTAACAAGGAGAAACCTAAGGTGCTGCTCAATTGCTTATACCACAAACAGCTACTTTTTATGCAATGTCAACTTCTTGCATTGCGACTTTGCCTTTGAGCTGAAACTTAAACATGCGGTGCTGAATCACAAAACCCGGATACGCCGCTAGAATAATCTCTGCGGGCGCTTGTTGAGCTCTGATGGCGCTTTTCTTAAGTACAAGCGTGCGTCCGACATTGAAAATAGGCATGAAGTTCAAGGTCTTCTGCATTTGAAGAACACAAGGGTCAAGAAGCACCACGTCTTCGTCCGTCGTGTTCAAAATAATTCCAAGCATCGGGCCCTCTGCCGTCGAAAGCAGCTCCACACGACAGGGCTTTTGGCACAGGTCATCGTCTTGTACGTACACATGGTCTACGTACGAGTTCGTCGTCATGGCGCCTGACAATTCCCACTCGGCTATTTTCCGTGGAGTCTCGTCAGGGACATTCGACGAAAGGACTTCTTTAGTTACATATTTCCACTCAGGAATTGTCTCATGCACAACCCCGTACGTGAATTTCATTCCGTACTTTTCGAAGGACTTTGTTTCAAGCCGCCTCGAAGGCGTGGTTTCTAAGCTCTGTGAGAAGCTCATGTTCTTCAATGACTCCTTCTTCTTCAATTTGAATAGGGTACTTGGCAAGGTACTTCGGAATAGCCTGACACTCGCCGTAATTAGGCCCTATCTCAATATCAGCTTTGAAGGGTACAGGCAACCAATTGTATTTCTCACTCACGCGCTTTTCTGCATGATATGTGACGAAATCTTCTAATTGGTGAACGTATTTCTTCGGAAACTGGAAGACCAAAGAATCGTGCACTGTAAGAAGCATTCTGCCACCAAAGGCATGGCGCAGTGGCGCATCCATTTCTACAAGCTGCCCAATCACGATATCAGAGCTTGTAGACTGAATCTTGAAATTACGGGCTTGGCGTTTGGCGCGTCCTGCATAGCGAGAAATACGCGCCAAGGGGAAGCGTCGGCGACGACCAAAGTGAGTTTCGACCCAACCGTTGAGTTCGACTTCGCGCTCAACACGTTGTGCGTACAATTTGATTTCAGGGAACATCGCGTACAAGAGGTCAATGAGCTCTTGGGCTTTTTCTAGGCTTACGCCGATAGTCTCAGAGATTTTCTCGGGACCCGCGCCGTACAAAATACCGAATACGACGCGTTTGATTTGAGAGCGCTCAACGTCGAGCAATGTACGGAAATTCTTGTCTGGGAACATTTCCGCATTATCGCGATTTGCATAGACTTCGTAGGGCCGCTGAAAGACCTTGGAAGCGAAGAAGCTATGCATATCCAAGCCGTCATTAAGAGCTTGGATAAGGTCCTTGTCGCGCGCGTACGCAGTGAAAACACGAACCTCAGCGCCTTTGTAGTCGACGTTGGCAAATACGAAAGAGTCGTCGTCCGGCACGAACAACTTTTTGAGATTCCAACCTGCCAACATTTTGGGCAAGTTCTGCATGTTCATGTCACTACTGGACAACCGTCCAGTACCGGTCCCGTTTAAGTGAAACTGTGTATGTAAAAACCCATCGCGCTTCGAAAGGGCGCGTATGTTCACCAAAAACGTATCGCGTGCTTTGAGCGCTTTGCGGTACCGCAACAAACGCTCAACAAAGTAGGCTTCAGGCGCGGGTATTTTTCTGTCGTTGTCTTCGTACTTAAGGAACTGCCGCAATGTTTTTTCTGCGGTGCTCTCTTTCCCTTTCTTAGTGGTCTCTAAGACAGGGTAAGCGGGCATGCGCGTACCGTTAGGGTGCGTCCAACCTGTTTGGTAGAGCACCTCAATAATACCAGGGCCTGCCAGCTTTAGGGGTTTACCATTAGCTGTGGCATACCCCGCCATCGAATAAAGCTCAGCCTCGGTGCTGTTAATTATCTTTGTCAGCGCGTCTTCGAGCACATCAATGTAGGGTTGATCAACGCGGGTACCGTAGTACTCCATGCGCCCAAGCACGCGAGAGGCAGGAATCGCATGCGTCTTCATCAAGGGCGCTACGCGTGACGACTCTTGCCTGATGCGCTGCATCTGGTTGCTTGAGAGCTGTCGCGTAACGTCGCCATCTACAGCGCCGTATACTTGAAGGTCATGGATCGGGATGTTTTCGAAACCCGCATCCTTGCTGATTTCCTGTTCTTTCTTGGAACGCGGGTCTTTAGGTTTCTTGGGTTCTTTAACAGCGGTCGGCTTCTCAGGCTTTTTGTCAAACCACTTGGTGGGCTTTTTAGGCTTACCCTTCTTGCCCTTAGGCCAGTCGGCTACTTCGACTTGCCAAGCCGCTACAAGCCCTTCCAAGTGCGATTTCATGAACTCGTAATCGTCCAAAGCCATTTTATACTTGGCTTGGGCTTCTTCAAAAACGACGCGTTCACGTTCATAGACCACAAGCTGTTCTTTGTACTCTTTGAGCGCCTGAATAAACTCAGGATGTTCTTCAGCAACGTCTTTAAGGTCTTCGATTTCTTTTTCAGTTTCGTCAACCTTAGAAACTGTCTCGTCGTCCTGAAGCAAGTCATAGAGTTTGTCCTCGTACCCGCAATATTCCGGAAGCAGATTTGCGGTGAGAACCTTCAAACCATAATTGCCCTTTTTATCCTCATCAAGGAGGTGCTCTCCTAACAAGGTGTCCCACACCACTTTGTTTACTGGGGTTTGATAACGCAGCTCAATGAATTTGAGATCGAATTTTGCGTTATGAAAAATCTTTGGTTTGGTACTCTGAAGAATTAGCTTTATCCACTCCCAAAGCTCCGGCAAACGGCGGAGGTACTCTTCACCGGCATGAGGGTGGTCATAAAGAATCGTCGTGGCTAGGCCCGTACCCCAGCCAAAACAAAACGCAATAATCTTGGAGCTCTCTTTTTCAGGATGCAGCGTATTTGTTTCGGTATCGACCGAAATCATCCAATCATCCGGAGAGAGCTTCGAATCGGGGCCTTTGTACTCCAAGATCTCTTTGCAAACAGCAATGGCTTCATCAATTGTCTTTGGCGTGCGATAGTTCTTTGCGATGTCGTCGAGTGCTCGTTTTTCTTTGGACTCGAAAAGAACACGGTCATACACGTTTTTCAGATTGAATTTAAACGTCTCGAAAATCCCCGGCGCAGCCATCAATGCCTTCTCGCTGAAGGTGACAAAGATAGGCGCTTCGTACTGGATACTGGTCAAAAACTTGTTACGGACTTCACTGTACTGCTGCTTAAAACCAAGCTGTTTAAGCGCAGTAGCGCCCATCGCAACTATGACCTTCGGCTGAAGGCTCTTAATAGAACCCGCCAAATAAGGTTGGCACTGCAACATCACTGTTTTAGGTGGTGCAGTGTCGTCAGGGCTTACGCATTGAACCGCGTACGTCGTTGCATATCGCAGCGAAGCGTAGCGTTTATCTTTAGTCCGCAACCCCTCAACCGCTGTCTTTAAAATACGACCACTATGCCCCGACAAAGGCACATTCGCAGTTGCAGACACGTTGTCTGGCTGTTCCGCGATAAACAGAATGTCTACACTGCCTGGTAATTTATGGAATCCACAGCGAGCATTTTCAAAACGAGGACAACCATTACACATCTGTCCTTTTGTACCTTCTGACATGCTCAATCTCCAAGAAGGTCAGGTTCTTCATAATACGTGTTATGTTGTTTTTTGCTAGCAGCGGCTTGTTCAGCAGCCACTTCACGCACAATACTCTCATGAAGCGCAATAAGGTTATTGGTAGTGATGACGGTATAAATATCGTTAGTGCCCGTCATACCATTCGCGAGTAGGCGTTTAACAATGCCCATTTTCTCAGCACTTTGACGTTCTAAAACCCAGTCAGAAGCCGTCTCAGCTTCGCTCTTTAGCGCGAATGCCGTTTTATTTCTGTGTACAGAACTACGTAAAAGATTTTGTTTTACTTCTGACCAAGCGATGCCAATGCACTGAGACACTTCGTCATAGTACACGCCGGTATGCGTCTGATTAATTTTCTCACGTTGCTGGGCCATAAGCAACATGCTCTTAATGTTCGTAACCTGGCTGTCTTCTTCTTTTGACGTAAAGTTGGTTGTCAAGATCGCATCGATAAGAGCATGTCCCGTAGTGGACTTACTCCGCTCACGTACGGCCTGTGCCCGAGAGTCTCGGTAATCATCGATGAATTTCTGGCCATTTATGCCAAATACGCTGAGAATTGCCGCCATCGGCATGAGGTTCTCAGTGAAACGATCTACGTTTTGTATGTGCGTTTTACCGCCGGCGTCATTCTCGCGGCGATTACCGTAGTAATCGTACAAGAACTGGTATTCTTTGGCGATGCGCGGTGCAAGATGCAAGCTGTGTTTTAACACGCTTATGCGCATGTTCTGAATCGTCTCGACAGGGAATTTATTTGCCAACAAGAGCTTGACGTTTCCGCGACTCGTGTTTTTACGCAAACAAATCGTATTAAAGCGCGACTCATCCATGGGATGGTGAATGACGGTACCTGCTGCCGTAATCACTGAGTTGCGAATGACGTAGCGACGGCCCGTGCCGTCTTGCGTACCTTGGTTGAGCTGTGCTGCACCTGAAGTCGCCAAAGCGCGACAGCGCGCATAAAAATCTTTCTTTTTATGCGATTCGTTGCTGCCGTCATCGTTGTCATTCATCTCGTCAAGGGCTGCTACAAGACGCGAATTCGAGAACATCTGGTAGAACGCCGCTTGCGTAAACGTCTCCATTGCCAACGCATGGTCGCACAGAGAAAAGCGACGCATTTGCGAGTGGTTCGCCATAATCGACAAAAGCGACGTTTTGCCGGATTCGAATTGCGCGTAAAGGTGCGTGAGCATTCGACGCCCCGGCATTACGTCGAACAAATAATTGTAGAATACGAGCCCCGCGCAGTACAAAGAGTCTACGTCTTGATTCACGAATTCAAAACCCGTCTGAATCAAGTCATGGACCATTTTAAAGGTTTGCGGCGCCGTATATGGAGGCGGTGTGAGCAAATCCTTGGGATCCGAAATAAGACGGGTCCAGCCTACGGACATGTCATCGAATAGCGCAATTCGGTGCTCTAAATCGAAAACAACAGGGCCGTCTGCAGGCCCCCCTAATTCCGCTGCAGCAGACAACCCCGAGTGGTCTGGCTGCCACTCCAAGCGATAAACACGATTGCCATTGACGATATATCCGCGTTCGCCGTTCTCGACACCCGCAAGGTGAATTCCTTGGCCCTTTAAGCTAGATACGTCATGCGTGGCTTCAGCAGCAAGGATACGCAATGCACGCTGAATATCCTTGTCGATCATTGACTCTACTTTGTCAATGAGCGTGGACGTCACTTCCTCTTCAGCGTCCAAATCAGGGTAATACGCAGGCAGTCCTACGTCTTTAGCCCAGTAATACTTATTGCCTACTTTGCAGTCAGCGATAAAAGTCGTAATCGCAGTCGGATGGTCGACGCTCAAATGTAAGTAGTGCTTCTTCTCTTTATTCCAAAGCTTCAAAAGACAATCGCGACTATCCCAAGTGGTGACCTGGTATTTGCCGCGAATCCATTCAGCGATGGCTTCCATAAAGTCTAGAGCAGAACCTTGAAGACGTGCTGCTCCCTTAACAATTTCCCCAACACTGGCTTTAGGAAAGGCTTTTGAGAATTCTTCTGCAAAGGCTTTGCGCTCAGCTTCATTTCGAAGCAACGCACCCCACTCTGCGGCAATATCGTTGGTAGCAACGACATTGTCAGAGTGAACACCTTGCATTTGTTCTTTGGCACGCTCAAAACACCAACGAGGGGCGTATGTGTAGTTACGTGCGTGGCACAGCTCTGTAATAACGGTATCAAACCCGTGCAGCTTTACAGCTTCATCAGGGTCAATTTTCCCCTCTTTTGTGTTCTTAATTGAGAGGGGCCATTTGAATACCTGAAACGTAATTTTACGCGTTTTAGACAACAAATCTATAGGGTACTTACCCCCTGCTTCGTCGTCGTCGCCCACAACACGGCATTCAGAAAAACCAAGCTCCGCCATGAAGTCAACGCCGTCATGGCCACTACCGCCCAGCGCGATGATGGGCTCAACGATTTGTCCTGAATTTTCCTGTCCCAGAAAGAGCGCGATTTGATCGTGTTCACCCTCAACGGCGATAAATCGCGTGACCTTTTCATGTCCATAAAACGGGTAAAAAGAAGGCGTTAATACGCCAAAGCCTCCTAAGGCTTCTTCGCTATCAGGACGCACAAAACGAATAAGGTCTTTATCAGGAGATGGAGGCCTAAGCTTAAACGCGCTGAGCACATCAGGAGAAAGCGCGTACGTATAAACAACACAATCTACGTAAGCATTATTGAGGTAATCTCCCAATAAACGCTTACACCAACTGATGTCCTCATCGGTTGCTTTATTTAGCCGTGCAAGGCGTTCAAGCGCAGGTAGCCGTGGTAGGGCTCCGATAGATGGAATTGCCTGGATGTCCTGTATTCCACGGATACGTAGCCAATTGACTGTTTTGCGCGCAGTCTCCGGCATTTGATCTGCGACCCAAATCTCGCAGAGGTACGTGTGGAAAATCTCATTCAGAAGCCGCATACGCCGCTGCGTAAGCTCTGCCTCTGTGATGTTCTTTATATCGACAGTCTTCGAAAGACCAAAATGCTGGCGGAATTGTGCAAAAGCTTCATTATATCCGCCGCCAGGAAAATAGCGCGCTACGACTTTGATCGGGTCTTGGACATACGTATTACACGCATGACATTTGAAATAACCCTTGACTAAATGAATCGTACCCGAAGGATTTTTATCAGCATGAAAGGGGCAGCAAAGTTTGATCGTATCGCCCGCTTCTCGAACGTGTTGTGCACCTAGTAAGTTAAGAAGGTCTGTCCATTTTTGTACTGGCTGTTTCCACAGTTTTCGCAGCTCAGCGTGATCAAATTTTACGCGCTCAGCTGTCTTCTCCTGCTTCGACATTATTCCCTCTAACAGTGCATATTTTGCGGAAATCGCACCAATTGCAGTGCCAACCAGGATTTGCGTCTGGCTGTCTTACACGTTCGGCACGAGCGTTAAGGTAGTTCACCAACCACGGCTGAAGCACTTCACGAATACGCGCAGGCTTAACGGGGTTGGACCACTCTAACTTGCTGTGTGCTACGTAGTGTAGGGCGCATTGTGTCCCTTTTAAATCAGGGTAATGCGCCAACGCCATGACCGTATAAATGTCAAGTTGTGGCTGGTAGTAATTGGTGGGACGTACGCGGCCGGTTTTGTGGTCGACGATGATAACATGACCGCTGTCTAAGATTAAGCCTAAATCGAGTACCCCACGAATCATGCTGTTCTCATCAGAGAACTCTGTCGGAGTAAAAGAAGGAGTAATTGCCCATTTTCTTTCTAAAAGAATTTCTCGTACTTTGAAGTTCGTTTTAAACTTCTTTATACGTATATCGAAATCAACAAGCGCTTTCGCAAAAGTCTTGACTTGTTCTTTGTCAGAATGCGTCAAGTCATTTTCATTCTCCGAAAGCGCTTGGGAGATCGCGTCATCGACGTGAACACCCGATAAAACTAATTCTTGGGCCCGGTGAACTGTGACACCTATAACTGCAGCTTTTGACTTAGGCCCTGTAGGTACTCTATGCACGTACCTATAATTAAAAGCTAGTGCGCATGTCGTAGCTAAGCCCGCTTTAGAGGGAGACCAGGGGGCTTGTTCTAAGAGCGGAAGTAGTTTCGACATGCGTTACCTAAATAAAAAACGGAGACCAAGGGCGTCTCCGTTTTATGACACATCACATCGCTTCGTTGAAATTAATTTCGTCCGTAGACTCTGCGATAGTGTCAATTGCACCCGCGTCGCCAGCGCTTGTACCACCGCCCGTTCCACGGCTCTTACGGTACTCTTCCTGCTGAAGGACGTACCGCTTGTGCTGAGCAGACGCGAACTCGTACAAAATGTGGCAAATCTTCGAAACGTTTTCCGGTGTACGCTTGGACTGCGGCGTAACCTTCATCGTGAAATACGTCGCGTTTTTCTGGCCTTGCTGCTTTTCCGAAGCAAGCGTAAACGCGCGACTCCACAAGTACGGAGGACGCGCCAGCTGCTGTATAATCTTGCCAGCAGGCGCACTTGATTTGATAAATTCGATGCGATAAATCGCCGACAAGTCTTCGGCTACGATGACGTAATTAGTCCCAGGGCTGCATTCAGGACGAACGCCAGGCGTGAATTGTCCGTAGGGACAGCTCTTGCAGTCGCCATATACGGAACCTGTCTTGCCGTCAAGCGACTGGCATTCAATCTTATCGTCAGCCCATTTACGCCGAATCCTATTCATATACAGCGGAATGAAACTCAAGGTATCGCCAATGAGATCTCCCGTTGACGTGTATAGCTGCCCCGGTTTACAATCCTCCGGGACGCGTTGCGAGTTAGAACTGTTCTGGCGCAGCATTACTTGGGGTAGCGCTTTTCGCTGCCCCTCATCCATGCCGATGATTTTAGGGCTCGTCTGTGCTGCCAGAGACAAGATCTTATTCGCAAGCTCTTCGTCGTTCTGCAGAGAATCGGCCAAGTCACTGAGAGTCGTCGGAACTGTGTTCAACGTATCGTCGAACAACTGGATAGCAGCTTCGGGGCTCATGTCTTTGCTTATGTCTTTGCTCATGTCTTTGCTCATGTCTTAGTTTGGGTCTTTGTTTTTTAAGGACTACAAGACCGACGAGACTACTTCAAAGCTTCTCGCACTACAAACAAATTCGAGGAATACATGAGCTCCAACGCATCTTCAGGTTCGCTTTCACGGTATTACAAAGAAGTGGAAGCAACCCGTATGCTGGGTGCTGAAGAAGAGCGAGAGCTAATCCTGTTGTACAAGAAGACAAAGGATCCGCGCGCCAAAGACAAAATACTCAAGGGGGCCTTGCGCTACGTTATTTCTGAAGCGCGCAAACACCCTAGAAGCCTGATGGAGCGCACCATCCTTGAGGACTTGATCGCTGCAGGTAACATAGGTTTACTTCGTGCTTTAAATAAGTTCGATACCAATGCAGGCACACGGTTTTTAACCTATGCAAGTTGGTGGGTCCGTCATGAGATGCGAGAAGAAGGACGCAGGCTCGGCTTAGTACACGTACCCGCGCATGCGATGGCTAAAGGAGCTAAATCTCCTAATACGACTGAGTTCAACGAAGCAGTCACTTCTGAGATGGACATTCTCGTAGAAGACTGCGCTATAGACATCGACATGCAGCAGAGTATGCTTAAGCTTTTTACTCTGACAAATTTATCTGTAAGAGAAGTGTTTATCGTCAAAGCGTCTTTCGGGATTCACACAGCCCCCAAAACGCTAAAGCAAATCGGACGTATTCTTGAGATTACAGGAGAGCGCGTGCGGCAACTACGTGAGTCGGCCGTAGCCAAATTACGTAGCACCGCAGCGCGCATGCGTGACGAATCAGATGACGCAGACGCCTGTTTTTAGCGGGCGTTCTCGACAGGGTTTTTACGCGGACGTCCTCTGCGTTTTACAGGTGTTTCGACTATACCTGTCACAGGGGTTTCGTCAGCGGCTTTTGTGTCTTCACCGTCTTCTGCGTCATCGACTTTGTTGTCTTTGCTGTGATAATTCGTGTCGGAGTACTTTACGCTGGGCTTAATTTCCTTAATCTCCGTGTCTCCCAACGCAATGCGCAAACCTGCTGCTACTCCGTTAAAAAATGCTTTTTCGTCTTTGGCATTGATTTTGGACTCGGCCTCATACGAGACGTCGCTCACATACTGAACGAGGTTCTTCGCGGAAGGCCGGCCTTTGTTGGAGTACTTTCGGCGTTTACCGCTCTCGCTCGCGGCGTCTTTGAGGAGCTGTTTTGCCTCAGCACGCGAGTCTGAGTTCAACACCTGGCCGACAAGTTCCTTTTGCTCTTCTTCAGGAACGTCAGCAATATACAATGCCTGGTCCAGCGTAATCGCGCCCGTGCGTAGCGCGGTCTGTGCCTCTGGAGCGAGCTGCGTTGCCACCTTGTAGTGGTAACTAACCCACGACTGGTTTCGCCCTAGCTTGGCTCCAATTTCACGCTGATCCATTCCCGCTTGCACCATCCGGCGCACTTGCTGGGAAATCTCATATGTCGAAAGCTGTTTACGGTCGATGTTTTCACGCAGATTCCGAACGCGCATGTCTTCGAGGTTGCCCTCGTTGATCACAACATCGAGTACCGCATAAAAATCGGGCCCGTGCTCTTCACGAAGCTTCTTCAACGCATAATAACGTCTGAAACCGTACACTAGGAAATAACGGTCGGTGTCATTACCCCGTACCGTTACGCCTACTGGTTGCAGCAGTCCCTGGTCATAGATGGACTGCTTGAGCTCTTCGATTTCAATATAATCTTTACGACAATTGAAATCCGCATCAGCAACAATCGATTCAAACGGTACCTGGATGATGCGCTTCTTGACGGGCATTTCCGACATTCCCCTTTACCAGTTTCTGAATCAGGGCTAAAAAGTCCACTAAGGCTTTGCCTGTTTCACCCAGGGTCAAAGACTCGCAGATATGAAGAATTACTTCTAGTAAAATTGCTAGAACTTTTCCCCAATTCATCGAAGCAGTTTGCGTAGACTGACTTTCGCCTCTCGGTTCTTTTCCATACCGAGACCCCGACTTAAAGTAGTATCGTGTCGTTATCGTTACTCTCTGCGTTCCCGTAACCAAGCAGCCTCCTCCCTTACCTTATCTTTGTTGATATAGGTAAGGTTGAGATTGGGTAACGCCACCCCCTCAAGTACGTCTCCCACAGCCTGGTGAAATTCCGAGAGAATTTCGTCTCTCGGACCATTCGCAGCGACACTCACAATATACAGAGCTCTGATAATGCTTGCGCGCTGCGTAATGAGCTCATTTATCGCACGAACAATATCACTTCGCTTCGTTTGCATTCGACGTGTTCTCGAACGGCTTAGACCCGTGTTCAGGGCATAAAACAACGCGCCCGTGCCGTTGGCACGTTGCCCCACAAAGGGGGCACTCGTCAATAGACTGGCCAAGTTTTTCACTTGGTCGGGGGGATTCATCTACGCCAAACTTCTCCATAAGACTGCTCTCTTCGGTAACCACGGCAGGAGAAGCGTACTCTCTTTTACCGCGTTTTGAGTTGGGTTTAGCTCTAGCACGCGGTTCCCTTTTTGGGAATAGCGTAGAACGCGTCAATTCTTGGAGAAGGCGAAACATGCCCCGTTCGGCACGAGGCACTACGGTATTCAAAATACTGAGTTTATTGCGATAAAGGACGGCTAGGTCTGGAAGAGGTCCTTCTAGCGTCCGAATAAACGCATTTATCTTAGACGCGTTCTCTTGCTTCTGTAAGAGTTCGCGCTGGCGTTTTTTAGCTTCTTCGAGGGAAAGCTTTAAGGTATACATGCGTCCGGTACGGTCACATTGGACGGGTAGCTCGACACGAATGTCACTCGTCAGACCGCTCTTCGGCATAAATGACGCTTGCCTCGGTGTACACGTCTCGCTTAGAAGCAGCGATTACGTCTTCGACGTTACCGCCCATTTGCGTGTAGACCCGCAACATACTCGAAAGTGTTTTTTCAAGCACGTCTTTTCCTAAGACCACGGTAGCCAAAGGAATGCGCCCTGTGTAATCTGCAAAGTCCAGCTGCGCACCAATAGGTACGTTCACCAACGCGTTTTCCTCGTTGCGATACAATGAGGCATTACAGCGCGCATTCGGGTGGTTTAACGCAGGTGTGCGCTGAAACAAAATAACCGTTGCGTAACCTTCTTCAGGTCGCAATGGCGTAGGGGCAGATAGATTCTCGCGTATCTCCCGCGGCAGCCTCGATAAATCTGGACGGAAATTAGAATTATCCCAATAATTGCTGCCAGCCATTAGCGTTTCCTTCCGCGACAGTCGCCCCAGTACGGACACCACTTAGCCGAGCACCACCAGTTCTCTGGATTGGTCTTTCTGAAGCGGCCTCCAGCAATGTCCTCAGCCACTTGACCTACTACGTCCAAAGCATGTAACACTTCTTGCCGAGAACGAACAGCCTCTGTTCTCACAAAACGAATAGGCAAGGTTTTGGTGGGCTTAACTAGCTGGTCAAGGCGTACGGCAGGCTTACCTGTCACGTGAGCGTATAGGCTCAACTGCAAGCTGTTGTCGGCCTCGGCTTGGGCTGCTGCTTTTTTCTTTGTCTTCAGGTCGGCGATCGCGTCCTCTTCTTCGAGGTCGATAACCCCAAGGAACGGTAGCGCCTGGCCTTCATTCGTAATGAGATTTACACGGATAATACGCTCAGCCGCCACAGGCTTGATAGGCGCGTATGTGCCGCCTTTCTCCTTAGGCTCATGCCCTAATGCAACTTTTCGATACTTCTTTGTGAGGTTAATACCGATATCTTTCAACTTAGAAGAATCGTCTTCCTCATCCAATAACGCGTCTTTTATTTCTTTATCGTGCAGCTCTGAGTACGTTTCGAGCATCTCTTCTTCGGAAAAAGGCTCGTTCGCAATCATAGCAAGGTGCAGTTTTTCTGCTGCCTTGTGCACCCCTCTGCCTTGGACCTGAAATCCCGTAGAAGGGACTTGGCGTTCCATGACATAACGAAAGTAATAAGCTTCGCCGCATTTCATGTACTGCGTAACTTGCGAAATGGACAAATATCCGCGCGGTAAGCGGTCCTTGTAATAGTCATCTTCAGCGGTCGTAGGAATAGAAACCATGTCCTCGCTGTCAATGGAATCAAACATTGCGCGGCCCCCTCTGCTCCAGTTCTCGGCTTCGTCGAATTACGTCTTGAATATCAGATCCGTCGACATCCCTATTGATGACAGCCTCCATCCGCCCCGTACGCCTAGACGGCGTCGGGTCTAGGAGCTGTGTGAACCCCAAAGGCGGATTGTCGTCCGTAGCTACAGGCTCGTCCTCATCATCCTCTACAGGCTGTGCACGCGCGCTGTGTCTAGGGGTTTCTGCCGGTTTATCCGGCAAAATATTAGCGTGTACTTTGATGCCGTCCGGGAATGCCCCCTTAAAGAGCTCGCAGAGTTCGTCAATGTTTTTGACCTCGAAACCTTCGCGTTCGAAGTAGTCAATGATCATTTTCCGGAGGTCTTCGTCTTCGAATTCTAGCTGGATTTTCATGGGATAGGCCTCACCGAAGAAATATGCCGGAGCATTGTACGGTCATATTTACAATCAGGGTCATACAACTTTATGTTGTATTTCTGACAGCGTTTGTAGAAGTCAGGACACGTAGCACACAACGGATTCGTAGTTGTGACTAGTTTGCTGAAATCCATTTTTAAGTCAACGGCTTTAACTTTGGCCTCATCCAAAGTATGCCGTGCGACCAAACGATAAACGGTCACTTTTCTTTTCTGACCAATTCGGTAATTACGATCAAGAGACTGTAGATAATGATCCAAGCTCCAAGGCAAGTTATAATAAATTGTATAATTTGCGGCATTGAGGGTAACGCCGATCCCTGTTGAAACTTGGCCAATGTAAACTCTACAATCTGGGTCATTATTGAGCTTGTGCATACACTGCTGGAGTTTCTCTCGTGTGAAACCTCCGTGTACGCGCACGTAGCCGTAGCCTAGCCCAGAAACAGCCTTTTCCAAGTCGTCTAATTCAGGATGATAATTAGCCCAAATAATTACTTTATTTTCAGGCTCTTCCAAAATGGTTTCTAACAGACCCGTGCAATGTTCCAAGCGCGAATTATGCTTGAACCTATGTGTAACGACAGGCGCCCTGTTTTTTACGATGTGACAAAACTGCGTATACGGCTTAATTTCTTTTGCGACACAATCATGTACATGGGGACACTTCGTGCAAAGAGCAGGGTTATCCGTCGTTAAATTGATGAAGCCACTGCTTATTTGGTCTACTTTGCCGAGAACTACGATGGGCTCATCCGCCAACACATGCGGTGCAACCGTGGTGCCTTGCTCGAAAGACAGAGATCCCTCTAGGATGTTTTCACGCAGGGCAAGCCCTGCCCCATAAGCCTTATCTCGTACAACATCATTGTACGCTATTTTCTGTTCATGGCTAATAGGGAAGACTTCATCAATGATTTGTTGATCAGGTAAATCGAGACATTCTTCTTTTGTTTTACGTAGGCAGATGAGGCGTACGCGATCATTCATGATGTCAAGGTTTTTGAAACCCAAGAGCATCTTAGGAACTGCTTCATCCTTCTCATGATCGGGAAAAACCCCAAACATCTTACGAAACTTCCACCAGTCCTCAGGACAGAAATACGTGCCTAAAAAGCGAAGTTGTCCGTACATATCAAAAGGGGACCCCAGAGAAGGTGTCCCTGAAAGCAAAACACGACGGTATGCGCGTGCAGCCAATGCCGTAGCCGCTTTAGTTCGGTTAGAGAACCGCGTTTTCAATTGATGCGATTCGTCTGCAAAAATGGCGTTGTAGCCTATTTTCAACAGATCGTCTGTATATAACGAAGCGACCGTATACGTAACAATCGTTGCTGTAGGTGCCTGGGCTTGTGCCTTTGCAATCCGCGCGAGTTTCTCTTTCTTAGAGCCATCGATGATTAAAACATCACGTATATTCCCGTGCTTTTCAAATTCCTCAGCCCAAGTACCAAGCATCACAAGAGGACAAAGAATGAGCAGTTTGTCCCCGGTAAGACGTTGCAAATCAACAGTGATTTTGCATTTACCCAAGCCTGGTGAATAAAATAGGCCTGCGCGAATATACCGATACAAATGCAACAAACCGTCTCTTTGGTGTTGGTAAGGCGGCGTAATGAAACTAAAATCATCAGGTAAACTGCGCAACTGCTCTAATCGTTGTACGTGTGCGTTAACTTCCGGAGACAGCACTAAGGATGGAAGTGCCTTCTTAAGGTCGCCTAGTACAATCTGATGGACAGGATAGAACGCAGGGAAGCGCCAGGATTTCGTGGGACCGTTAAAAATAGCCCCATAGACACTTTTCACTGTAGGCGGAGCGCCTTGCAGTGTAAAGATTGGGGTACCGTAAACATCGTCTAGTTTTAGCGTGGGGTTCAGCATGTCGGGCTTAGGGGAACCAGGAATTTTGGATCTTGCAGGGTCAAGGGGCCGTGGCAGCCATCCTAACCCCATGTTCGACTTTCTTACAGGGTTTGCACCTCGTAAGTTAAAAGACCTATTCCGTTGGGTCGAGTACCTTTACTACAATTCCGCCCACATCTTCGCCGCGATGAAAAAATTCGCGGAATATCCCGTCACTACCGTTTCTATCAACTCAAACGATGAAGCGTTAAAAACAAATTGGGAACGTGTCCTTAAGAAGCGCATCAAAATAAAGAGCGTAGGTATCTCATCGGGTTTGGATCTGCAGTTATACGGAAATTCTTTTACCTCCGTATACCACCCTTTTAACAGATTTTTAATCTGCAATCAATGCAATAGCCGCACGGGCATTCGCAAAGTTAAGTACAATTTCCATCTAAAGTCCCTTAGCTTTAATTACCACTGTCCGGCTTGTCATAAGCCCACGACAGGCGTCATTCATGACGAAAAAGCTTCGGACGAAAACCGAATCACGGTGATTCGGTGGGATCCGAAGTTGATGGACATTAACCACAACCCCATCACAAATGAATCCAAGTATTACTACACAATCCCGCAAGAACTAAAGCACAAAGTAGAAAAAGGGGATGCGCACATCATCAACAGCACCCCTATCGAGTTCTTGAAGGCAATCAAAGACGATAAAGTCTTTGAATTTGCCGATGGTCAAATCTACCATATGAAACTAGGAGCCCCTGCGGGTATTTCTTCGCAGTGGGGCTTTCCGCCATTAACAGCGACTATCAAGCTGTTCTTTTATACAGCGGTACTCCGTAAAGCGAACGAAGCTATCGCTTTTGAGCACATCGTACCGTTCCGGGTATTGCATCCGGCACCCACAAGCGGTGCAGCTGACCCTGCCCAAGTCATGAACATGATGAAGTGGCGCCAAGAACTGGCGAGCAACATCAAGCGATGGCGGCGTGACCCCTTGCACATCATGTTTGCTCCCGCTGCACTTGGCGTCACCATGATGGGTGGCCAAGGCCGTGCGCTCCTCACATTAGGGGAGATTAAAGAGGCCGAAGAAGAAATCATCGCAGGTATGGGTATTCCCAAAGAATTCCTTTACGGCGGGCTGTCCTTTACAGGTTCTTCTATTACGTTGCGCATGTTGGAGAACCAACTAGAGACGCACACCGAACAGCTCAATGAGCAGCTGGGTTGGATTATGCAACAGACTGCCAAAATCCTGGGTTGGAAGTCTGTTGAAGCCGAATACTTGCCGTTCAAACTCATCGATGACGCTCAACAGAAACAAGCGATGTTGCAGCTTCATCAGCTCACAGGCGGCCAAATTTCGACGAGTACGTTGTTCGAAAACAACGATCTCGACATCAATGATGAGCGTAAAAAACGGCTTCAGGAATCCCTGGACGAAGCGCGCTTTCAAATGGACCTGCAAAAGAAAATGCAGCAACTCCAGAACTCGCTTACAGAACAAGCGCGTCAAGAGGCCCAATCAGGGACTGGGCTCAGTTACGACATCCAGGCTGTTTTGTCTGCGGCTGAACAAATGGTCATGCAAATCAGCCAAGCGGATCCTGGTACACAAAAGTCCATGTTGGCGCAGCTCTCTCAAGAAGATCCGGTCATGTACGCTGTCGTAAAAGACCGTTGGCAAACCATGCAAAGTATGGAAAAACAGCAAATGACTGCTTCCATGCAACCCGGACAAGCGTGATTAAGCAATGTTTGACGATTTCGTAAAAGCACTAGAAAGCGCACAGACGCTTCCCGAGGCTTCCGATAACGCGAGCCCTATTCCTGACTTATTACAGGGCAACGTTGTAAATAACTTGGTGCGCACAGTCACTAGTAGCGACTCCGACAAAATTCCAGGAACATCCGAATATAACCTAAATTTTCATTGTGCTCGCCTTACGATAGGTAAAATCCAAGTAGATTTCCAACAGGGGCAAGCTATCTACGAAGATATCGATGATAGCGAGCGTTTGAAGGAAATCATGGACAAGTCCCTAAGTGGGGCAGCTATCGTTAGTAAGAAAATAGAAACCTTTCTTAAGGACGGGACAATTGTAATCTGGCTTGAGTGGCTTGAACGAAACGCTAAACCAATTGTACCTAAAAAAGAGCGAGATTACATGATGACAGACGAGCTCCTTACGCCGGAACACTCGTCTGTCATTAATGATGGTACTGCGGAACAAACAGATGCTTACGGCAATGATTATGACGAATGACCACATCCCCTGATTAAATATGCCTCTTGCAGAGGATGTCACTTCTCAGGACAGTGGGATGGGTCGTACTTCCATGACGCTCAACTCTCAGCCGTAGGCAATCCTACCGAAATTGCCCGAAGTTGATTATCGGTCAGGTCGTTTGGTTTAGATGTTTGTTGTTTGTTATGGGAAACTCCCATGCTCGGAACTGGTGAGTTTTTCGGAATCACAGGCGTACGCACCTGAGTCCTCGGCGGCGGCACCGTCGAGGGCTTACTGTATGCGCGGTTCTTGTAACACCGATGGCATAGTTTGGGCGTTACCCATGCAACGCCTTGCTTGACTTTCGAGAACACGACCCCTGCATTGACCTCGGCGATCTCTTTGCATGCCGGATTTTTGCACTGATAGACTTCCGCTTGGACGTCTGCCCAGTTTTGGGGAAATGCTACCTGTAGCCGTTCAAGGCCATGCAGAGAGCAGTCGATTTTCCTCCCGATTTCAATCTCTCGGAAGCACCTGCAAAGATACTCCTCCTGACGCGGAAGCGTATCTCGGCACAATACACACGTGCTGCGCTCCGTGCGAGGTGCATCGAGCTGCCACAACAACCTGTACAAGGCCGCCCACGCGTAGAGCTCATCGTAGGACCAGTGACGTCCTCGATCTGCGGCCAACAGGATTGCTTGGTCTAGTTTGGAGTTGTGAACCCCCCATACTGCGATTTTACCCAGCTGGTTGTCCATCTCCAGAAAGATTTCATCCGATAGGATGCTCAATCTGTCGACAGCCTCCAACAAAGTATCTACTCGTGATTTTGTCACGTTCCCTCCTAGGGGTTTTGGTGCAGCGAAAACACCCGCCAGGTGTTTCCATATCCTTTTACCAGTAACGGTTGTGTAATTAGGAGGGGGGCGTGTATACTAAGGCGCCATGGCCTTAAATTTGCAACCTGCGATGCTCAGTGCGTCTGAACGGCGCGAACAAATTCGTCAAAAGACCATCACAGGGCTGAAAGACCTATTTCCGCTCATTGGTAAGAATTCAACGCTTGATATTCGTAATATCGCTATCAAGCGAAAAGAATATTCTACGAACGAGCAAAAAGACGCGCTCATGAGTGGGCGTACGTTGCACGAGCCTATCCAAGCAACGCTTGTTCTTAAGGATAACAAGACAGGCAAAGTGCTTGATGAAAAGCAACGCACGTTGCTTCACCTTCCTTATTTCACACAACGCTACACGTTTATCGTAGGCGGCAACGAGTACGACATTCCTAGCCAGCTCCGTTTGAAGCCCGGTGTCTATACGCGCGAGCGCAACAACGGTGAATTTGAAGCCGCTTTCAACTTGAGCAAAGGCGATAACTTCCGTATCGCCATGGAGCCCGAGTCCGGCAAAATACACATGGAGCTGGACGCTTCAAAAATCCCGCTTTATCCCCTTTTACGTTCTCTCGGGGCGACTGACACAGAGATTAAGAACTACTGGGGCGCAGAACTGAAAGACGTAAATGCGACTCTCGGTAAAGACAAAGAAGAAGTCGTATTAAACAAAATTATTAACAAGATCAAGCGCGCAGGAGACGCCGTTCCAGGTACCCTTGAAGGCAAGCGGGATTTTGTACGCAATTATTTTGAAAACACTGCGATGGACGGGGAGGTAAATGAGCGTACGCTAGGTAAGCCTGTAACTAAAGCAAACGCCTTAGCGCTGCTCACAGCTTCTAAAAAGCTTATCGACGTACACCGGGGTCACGCAAAAGGCGATGATCGTGACAGTCTTGAGTTTAAGACGATGCACGGTGTTGAAGACTTTTTCCGTGAGCGCTTAGACAAAGAAGCACGCCGCACGATCTCCAAAAAGATTGTCGCACGGCTAAACCAGTCAAAGACAAACGATATTGGTACTATCGTACCGAATTCTGCGTTTTCTAAGTCGATTAACATGTTTTTGACAAATGCGGCGCTATCGTCCCAGCCCGCACAAATTAACCCCGTAGAGATTATCGATTACGCGTCTAAAGTCACTTCGCTTGGCGAAGGCGGCATGAGCAGCGAACGTCAAGTAACCAACGAATCTCGTAAAATTCACAATACCCATTTCGGTATTTTAGATCCAGTACGTACCCCTGAAACAGGGCGTGCTGGAATTGACGTACGCAGTAGTTTAGCCGCATTTAAAGACGAAAAGGGAAACCTTTACTCTTTAATGCAAGACGCGAAAACAGGGAAAATGACCCACGTGCCGGTCATGACCCTGGCGAAAAGTGTTGTTGCGTTTCCTCGGCAAGATCATCGTAAGCTATTAGACGCGTTCAAAAACGGAGATATACATTCCGTTCAACGTAAAGACGTTGATTATATCCTGCCTGATCCCACGTACATGCTTAGCCCTGCTACCGCATTAGTGCCTCTGCTAAACGGAATGCAAGGTAACCGCTCTATGATGGGCGCCAAGTTTCAGACACAAGCGTTGCCTTTAGTAGATCGCGAAGCGCCTTTCGTACAAGCCGCAGCTCCAAGAAAAGGGCAAAGCATGGAGCGTGAAGTCGCGCGCCTCGTAGTGCCCACATCCCCTGTCGACGGAACCATTGATAAGATTGACGACGACTATATCTACATTCGTCCCTCTGCCAAAACAGCGGCAGCGGCCAGTGATCTCGTTAAGCTGCCTTACGACAGCTATTTTCCTTTGGCGTCTAAAACGTATCTACACAATGAAATAAAAGTAAAACCAGGGCACGTGGTCAAACAAGACCAGATGCTAGCAGAGTCTAACTTCACAAAAGACGGAACACTAGCATTAGGTAAAAACCTTTCTGTCGCATACCTCGCTTACTACGGTAAAAACTCCAACGACGCAGTCGTGATTAGCGAAGACGCAGCTAAAAAGCTGACGTCTGAGCACATGTACAAAGAGTCTTTGCCGAAGACGAGTGATGTCGTCACAGGTAAAGATAAATACCGCGCGTACTACGGAATGCGTTTTACGCAAGCGCAATTAGATAAACTGGATGAAAACGGCGTTGCCAAAAAAGGGGCAATTCTCGCTAAAGGCGACCCCCTCATTCTTGCGTTACGCAAGGCGGCGCCCACGCCAGAAGCAACACTGTTGGGTAATTTTCATAAGTCCCTTGTTAAGCCGTATCGTGATGCCACGATTACCTGGGACAAAGTAACTCCTTGCGTAGTGCAAGACGCCGTAAACGCGGCACGACAAATCATGGTTACTGTGCGTACGCAAGAGCCTATGAAAATCGGCGACAAACTCTCTAACCGCTTTGGCGGTAAAGGCGTTGTCTCTGAGATTATTCCCACGAACCGCATGGTTCGTGACGAGAGCGGTAAACCTATTGACGTACTCTTTACGTCTGCAGGTATCGTCAGTCGTATCAATCCGGCACAGGTCGTGGAAGCTGCTTTAGGCAAAGTAGCAGAAAAGACAGGCAAGCCTATCATCTTGCCCCAGTTTCACTCAGACGACAATGTGCAGTTTGCAAAAAAGCTCTTAAAAGAGCACGGTGTTAAAGACAAAGAAACAGTTTACGACCCAATCTCTGACCGGGAAATCAAAGATATTTTCGTAGGACGTTCCTACATTCACAAATTATTTAAGTCTACAGAGACTAACTATGCAGCCCGTGGCGTTTCTGATTATGACATTAATCAGCAACCTACCCGTGGCGGTGAAGAAGGTGCAAAAGGGTTGGGCAAGATGGAGATTAACGCTCTTCTTGCGCATAACGCTCGCAATGTCCTCAAAGAGGCTTTAACCCTCAAAAGTGAGAAAAGCGATGCCTTCTGGCGTGCGTACGAATTTGGCTTGCCGACTCCGCCGCCTAAAACGCCTTTTGTATCTGAAAAATTGGTATCAATGCTCCAAGGTGCAGGCATTAACGTCAATAAACAAGGGACGTTAGTAAGCCTCGCCCCCATGACCGACACGGAAGTAACGAAGATCTCAGCAGGAGGACTTTCGGTTCCCAGCTTAGAAAAAAGTAAGTCGTTCATGGTCAACGCCAAGAACATGGCTCCCGAGACAGGTGGATTATTCGATCCTAACCTTACCGGGGGTATGTCGGGCACTAAATGGGCTCATATTGACTTGACCGAGCCTATTGTTAATCCCGTGTTTGAGGACAGCGTACGCCGTCTTCTCGACTTGAGCAAAAAGAAGCTCAAAGACGAAATAAATACGATTGGTGGCGAAGGCATCAAGAACAAACTCAATGCCTTAAACCTTGACCAATTAGAAAAAGACCTTTTGGCTAAATCTAAAACAGCCAGAGGGCCTGAACTCGATAACGTCGTAAAGAAAATAAAGTATATCAGAGCGCTAAAAGCGGCAGGGCATACTAAAGCAGGTGACGCCTACACGCTGTCCAAGCTTCCGGTAATCCCTCCGGTAATGCGGCCTATTTTGCCTTCGGCACGGGGTAATGAGCTACAGGTATCAGACATAAACTATTTGTATCGCGATGCTGCGTTAGCCAGTGTGGCGTTGGCTAATGCAAAAGAAACCGAAGTGCCCACGTTAGTGCAAAACGCACGTGCGCATCTTCACGACACGACGAGTGCTCTGTTTGGCCTTACTACACCCACGAGTCCACAATTACAGGGACGTGATGTAAAAGGCTTTATCGAACAAATCGCAGGTTCGGGGTCCCCTAAGAGTGGTTTCTTGCACAAGAAAGTACTCAAGCGCCAGCAAGATCTTACCGGACGTGCAACGGCTACGCCCGATAATACTTTGGATATTGATCAAATAGGTATTCCAGAGGATATGCTTTGGACGACCTATTCTAAGTTCATTATGCGGGGCCTCATCAGTCAAGGGTACAAGCCTTTGGACGCACAAAAAATGATCGAGGAGCGTCACCCTGCAGCAAAAACGGTGCTTGACCAAGAAACAAAACAACGTCCGGTTTTCGTAAACCGTGCACCGTCACTACATAAGCACAATTTCGTTGCAGCGTACCCTGTGCCTGTATCGGGTAAATCTCTGCGTGTAAACCCGTTTATGGAGCGTGGTCAAAACCTTGACTACGACGGCGACGCCATGCAGATCCACGTACCTGTCACAACTAAGGCGGTGGAAGAGGCCCGAAAGCTAACGCTTTCTAATCTGTTGTTTACGGATAGTCACGCCGATGACTTGGTTATTTTCCCACAGCACGAAGCTCTTTTAGGTACGTATTTGGCGACAAAACCACAGGTGACGAGTGCGGTTCGTAAATTCAAAACCAAAAAAGAAGCTATGGACGCGTATCATCGCGGGGAGATCACTATGAATACTCCCGTCGAGATACTAGAATTGACATAACATGGCTGACTTTTATAAACGGGGTAGAACGCTAGCCCTGGCTAAACTAGGGTTTCTTAGTTCGATTGACCCGGAAGATCTCCCCGAGTTTTTAGCTGTCTCCAAACGGCGGCAGTTACAAAAACTTTATGAAGCGAATGCGGCAACAGGACTACCTGCAGGTGGTCTCATCGAAACTCCTAATTACCCCACAACGTTCTGAACAGAGGTAAGTATGGCAACGCCAGGACAAGCATTTTGGCAAACGGCGGTCACCCAATTACTTGACTTGGTGTTTGTTATCGCCACACCTATTGCGATTACCTTGACACGGCGTCTTATTGCTGTGCTCGAAACCAAGACAGGCGTGGACGTTGCCGAACGTCACGAACGGTTGATTGACAGTGCCATAGAAAAAGGCATTGCATACGCGCACGAGCAGTCACGCAAAGCCTTAAAAGCCTCCGAAAAACCCATCCCCGGTGATGAAAAGAAACGCGCGGCCTTAGCTTTCGCCACAGGGCTGTTAGAAGAGGCGGGAGGCGTAACCTATGTCAAAGACACGTTAGAACGTCTTATCGAAGCCAAACTCAACATGAGCCGTCCTGCTGACAAACGAGATACGTTATGAATAATTACCAGGCAGGGTGTTTGTCTGCGTTAACCAAACTCGGATTTTCCGCAGACGAATTTGCTGAGCTTGTACAGCAAGACGATACAGACGAGTTTGTGAATCAAACGAGCACAAACCCAGAGATTCTTAAAAAGCTAAACACAACGCCTGCGTGGTCTGATAAGTCTACGCTAGACGCAGGTGACGTAGGCACGCGGGTCCATGAAATGGGCTTACCTCGGTTTGGTGGTGTCTAATGGCAAAAACGCTGGGTCAGTATCTTTTAGATGAAGTTATTCCTGCGCCCTATCGCCCTAAAGACGGCGTTTACGGTACCAAAGAGCTCAAGAAGAGCATGGTGCAACTCGCCAAGGATGACCCAGCGAAATACGTAAAAACAATCACGCAAGTAAAACGACTAGGCGATGAGTTTGCCACCAGCATGGGTATCTCGGTTGGCCTAGACGACATCGCGCCGCAGTACAAGGAGCGCGACGCCATCACTAAGCCAGCGCTTGCTCAAGTTAAAAAAGCAAAGACACCCGAAGACCGTCAAAAGATAATCGCAGAGACCCAAGAAAAGCTTTTGCAGTATGCGATTAACCACCCAGGAACCATGGGTGAAATGGCGCGTTCGGGCGCTCGCGGTTCTGCTTTGCAGTTAATGCGTGCAGTAGGCGCCCCTGCAGCAAGTAACGACGAACATGACCAGTTGCAGCCCTGGCTCACTACGAGAAGTTATTCTGAAGGGTTACGGCCTTCAGAATGGTGGGCGAATGGGCGTGAAGCCCGTATGTCTGCGGTTAAATCAAACATTGAGGTAACCGAGCCAGGAGATCTCTCAAAAATCCTCGTTAACAACACGAGCGATCAAGTTGTAACTACCGCTGACTGTGGCACACGAAATGGCCTTTTATTTAAGACTACAGAATCAGCGCCTATCGATAGATTTACTGCGCGTGATGAGCATGGAATTACACGCAATACGTTAGTTACGCCGCGCATACTCGGAGATTTAAATAAAAAGGGAATTGCCAAAATAATGGTTAGGTCCCCGATGACCTGCGAGTCCATGCAGGGCGTATGCCAGAAGTGTATTGGCCTTAACTCGGTAGGGGCATTGAATCGCATCGGCGATAACGTCGGAATTCGCGCGAGTCAGGCCTTGAGTGAGCCTCTTACACAGCTTGCGCTAAATGCGAAGCACGGCGTGCGTATGTCAGGCCAGAATCCGCTGGACGTGTCGGGTTTGGCAGGATTTCGCATGTTGCTAGAATCCCCGTCTGCCTTCAAAAACAAGGCTACGCTCGCACCTGAGAACGGAAAAATAACTGATATAAAAAAGGCACCGCAAGGTGGTCACTTTATTACCCTTAATAGTAATAAAGTATATGTCATGGCAGGGCTTAACCCCGTAGTCTCTGTAGGAGACACGGTTCACGCGGGAGACGTGCTGTCTGAAGGCGTCCCTAAGCCCGACGAAGTTGTTAAGTACAAAGGGCTCGGTGCAGGACGCGAATATCTCGTAGATAAATTGACGGGTATCTACCAAAACAAAACGGATAGGCGTCACTTAGAGGTTTTGGCCAAGTCCCTACTAAATCACGTACAAATAGAAGAAGTCGATGATGATGACTCTGCAGAGCACGGGTTAGTGCGTGGAGATATCATTGACTACAACCGTTTTAGAAATATTGCGTCAACCAAAGCAGTGGAAACGCCCTTAAATCAAGCAGAGGGGTTGTATTTAGGGGAAGGAATTCTACATCATCTTGTAGGTACGCGAATTACCGCGCCCCTTATTAATGAGTTGCGCCAGGCAGGCATCACCAAGGTCAAAACCGCAATCAAGGCGCCTGTCGTTTCTCCTGTAATGGAACCCGCGACGAGAAACCCTTTACTCAACCCTGATTGGCTCGTACGCTTGGGCCACCGCTACTTAAAGAAGTCCATACTGGATGGTGCCCAGCATGGTCAAGCTTCAAACGTTCACGGGACGCACCCCCTACCCGGTTTAGTTTTTAGCACTGAGTTCGGTGACGGCGAAGATGGCCGTTACTAAATCGGTAGTAAAGACTTGGGCTAAACAATAAACCGGACTATGATTAACGCGTTACCTCTAGAGGAGCAGGTACAAATGTCGAATTCACCGCTGTTCAAGCGCGCCTTCGTTCGTGGATTAAATGCTGAGCTGATTCGTCAAGGTGTTGTTGTTTATCCGTCGAAGGAAGCCGCGGATGCGACAGCCGATTTCGTCGCGGACGAATCGGGAATGCCTGATCCCTACCTGGAAAACGATAAGCTCAACCTTAAAGTCGCGAGCGTACTCGTCGAACACCTGACGAAAGGTGCTGAATACCAGTGCCAGCAGGCCGGTAATAAGTTCAACCCCGCCGTAACCAAGACAGCACAGGCCGAAACGGCTGTTAGCCTCGCCAATAGCGACGCTTGGGCCATCATGGAAAAGTGCGCAGCCGAGACGGGTTCTCTGGTCGAAGGCGGCGACAACAAGAATGACATGCCCGCCGCTGCGTCGAATAACGCAGAAGCCGCACTCGAAAACAAGCAGCGCCCCGAAAACTACGCCAACCTGGGCGAAAAGGGCGTCGGCAATTACGAGGGCAAGGGCGAAGGCACCGTCGGCACTGAGCAGAAACACCCTGAAGCGCCTAAGAGCACTGACAGCGGTTCCAACTCAGTAACGGAACAGAGCAGCAAGTCAGCTTCTCTGGCTTCGATTATTCGCCGAATCGGCAAGACTGCCGAGAGCACCGGTAGCCTTATCACCGGCGGCGGTAACCCCAATGACCTGCCCGCTGCCGCAGCCAGCAACGCGGAAGCCGCACTTGAACAGAGCATGCGCCCCGAAGGTTACGCCAACCTGGGCGAACGCGGCGTAGGTCAGACCGAGATGCAAGTTCCTGGCAACGCGGTCGTAGGCACCGAGCAGCCGCACAGCCTTGCCCCTGGCGCCACGGACTCCGGATCCAACTCTATCATCGAGCACTCAAAGAACGCGTTTGATCAACTCTTTGAGAATACAGCTAAGCAGGTAGTTCCTTACCTGCCTGAGAACATGCAGGATGAGCAGAAGGTTGCACACGTTCGAGCCATGATGGGCCTCGAAACGTCTGACCGCGCTGGTTACCTGCAGAACTTGTACACAGGCCTCGGCGCCAAGAAGGAAGCCGCCGCTGCAGTGCGCAACCACTTTATCAAGGCCGCCGAAGAGTCCTGTGATTCTTCTGAAGAAAAGAAGGAGGAGGGCCCTGGCCTCCCCGCCTTCATGAAGAAAGAAGAAAAATCTGAGGAGAAGAAGGAAGAAAAGTCCGCTTCTCTCAGCGCGCTCCGCAGTCGCCTTAAGACCGTCAATGCCTGATTAAAACATGGCGCTTACGCGAGCAGCACTCAAGCTCGGGCTCCAGCTTGTCCAAACGAAGCTTGGGCAAGTCATGGGGGACCCGAGTTTTTCTATTCTACCTCAGCAACCCGTAGCGTTTGAGCACGCTTTAGCTCGCCCAAAACGCACAGGTACTGCTAACATCAAACCGCCCAAAATCGTAAACACCCGGTAGAGAACCCATGGCCACTGTCAAGCACGCTCTTCTTTCACCGGCGATCAATGCTCAGCCGGGTATTCCCAACGCTGAGGATGAAAAGCAGCTGTTCGAAGAGAAGTTCGGACAGATGGCTTATCAAGCGTTCTCTTCAAAATTTCCGGACTTGGTTCCCAATATCGTTACGTTCAAGATTTTGGATTCTGATCTTGAAAACGGGACAGGTATTGGCGCGTTCATTATTGAACAAGAAGGGGACTACGTTTATGTCCCCGCTATTGTATCCGAAAATGAATTAAAGCCCTTTGATTTGATGTACGTAAAGTCAAAAGACATCTTTTTGCCACTCTCCAACGAGTGGTTAGAAGAAGTCGCAAAGGGCACCATTAACTCCCTCGGGGAGGGCGTTAAGTTGCCCGATACCGTTGCGACCGACGTCGATATTCGCAATATCGTAGTTCCTCCAACTACGGGTCGTTATAGCTACGCAAGCTTTGAAGTGTCCCCGCGTGCACGTATGCACGCTACCGCTTCGGAACCTCTTGGCCGTAGACTGACCAAGCTCGCGGAACTGGGTCCATTTCCGGGTGGCGGTGGCACGGGTGCCGGCGGTGGTGAAAATACGTTTGACCCTGAGCTTTGGGCCACGTTTGTGGAGCAGTTTCAGCGCATCCAACAGATGACGCCTGGACAGGCGCTCGACAGCAACATGGCAGATGTTGAGACGCTCTCCAAGATGTACAAGTCCCACCAAAAAACGTGGGAATTGATGAATACATCGGGACCTGCAGGCGCTGCCGTACAGCAACAAGCGGTACAGCAAGGGCAACCCATGCAGGCTCCCGCAAGCCCCCAAGGTATGCCTCCGGCACAACAAGGCATGCAGGTTACGGCATCTGCGAAAACGGCTAATGCACCGCGCACCGTAGGCAGTAAACTCGACTCGCTTTTAGTAAATATCGCCAAAGGAGGCGCCTTAGGTGGTGGTGTTGGCGGCATAGCAGCGGCTGCCGATGGCGACTCCTCCGACGTACCCAGCGGCATCGTGCATGGCGCTATAGGCGGTTTGTTAGCTGCCCCTCTAGGGGCTATAGCAGGAGAAGATATCGCAGCGCGCCATTTCCCCCACACCGGAGCTGTAAAAAGTAGAGCATTGGGTGCCGGCCTTGGCGTAGCTGCAGGCGGTTATTTAGGAGGTACTTCTGAACCTCCTGAAGTCGTCAATAACTACAACACATTCTCACTTGGAGATGCGGCGCGCTCGCTCATTCCTGGGCTGGGAATGTTGCGCACAGGCGCAGACCATGCCCAAGGTCTGCGTGACATGATTCGACATGCTCAAAAGAGCACCAAGCACGCGTCGTGTCTTCCTGAGTTTTTGACGCGTGCACCTAATACGGTAAAGCGCGCCTTTACTAAGGTACTCGACAAAAATCCCCGGTTACTTAAGCACGCGGTTGATCAATACGGTGAAGACGCGTTGGTTGCTGCGCTCCGCGACACAAAGACTGCGGGCATGAGTAATACGGGTGGCGCTCTCCTTGTTGCTGACAAGGGAACTGACGCCAAGGCGTACTCAGACTTTTTCGGCGAAGCCGCACCCGAGGCTTTTACAGGAGTTCTTACGCGCGGCTATTACTTCAAAGATACGCGTAAATCTTTGAATTTAGCTGCGCAAGTTCAGGAATACCATGATTTCCAGGATACGCTGGATTCTGGTGTTTATAACCTGTACACTGAAGAAGGTGCTCCCAAAGCCGCGCTCGTTTTCGTAGAGCCTTTTGACCTCTTGTCGGCAGATCGCTTTACGTTCCCGCGCGACGAAAACCGCGTTAAACCCATCAAAAGTAGGGTCCCGGTAGACGCGCATCGCCGCGAGCCCCACAATCTTGGGCCTATTGAGCGTGACCTTCCCGACGCTCCCGACGTTGAACGGTCCCATAAATACAGCAGAATGGCCATTCTCGGAAATGGCGATTACGTGCTCACACACAAGCTTTTCGGCGAAAAAACAACGGAAAGCCTGCTTAAGGGCACCGCTCTCTATTCTGCAATTTTGACAGAAAAGAAAGCACAGGTTTCTCGTGGCGTAGGTTGTTTCGTGGCCAAAAGAGGCGCGTCCTATTTAGGTACGCTGCCTGTCGAAGTCACAGAGATGACAACCGGCTCTGACGGCGTTATTCGCGGCAAACTTGGCGCTGTTGGTGGTTGGGACGTACAGAGCTTCGTAATTGATCCAAAGGCGAACCTGAATCGCCCTATGAAACTCCGTGACCAGCGGTTGGTCCTTATCCCCGCAAGCTGGAAATGGGTTTCACTCAAAGACAGTAAAGAAGACAGCGACTTCTTGCGTACCGCCGACGCGCTGCACCGCATGGTTCTTAACACTCTGAAAAATGACGGAGTGAAAGAAGCCGCGGTGAAGAACGCGGGTCACAACATGTTTGCGGTGGACGGTGAGCGTGCACTGGGCAAAAAAGATGCGCTCGTAAAGATCGCACAGAAATACCACGTGCACGCATCTGCTGCAGAAGCAATGTTGAAAATTGCTTCACACGAAGGCGTATGCCGTGCCTACGTGATGTCTCCTACACGGTATCAGGCTTTAACTGAACGCGTGAAAATTGCGCAGGGGCAAGCAGTCCCGCAAACGCCAATGGGCGCTCCTCCTGCAATGCAACAGGCACCTCAGATGCCTATGCAAGCAGCCCCTGCCCCGATGCCGCAAGAGCCTGCGGCACCTCCGGCACCTTCTCCAGTGGATCAAGCCTTTGGGGAATCTATGGGAATGCTGCAGCAACAAATGCAGCAACTCCAAGCACAGCTTGATGTGCTGATGATGGTACAACAGCGCGCTCAGCAAATTGAGTCTGGCGAAGCTGGCCAAATGGATCCTTCCCAAAGTATGCAAGGTATGCCGCAAGGCATGGACCCTTCTATGGGCATGGACCCGGCTGCTATGGGCGGTCAAATGGACCCCTCAATGATGGGTATGGACCCTGCGGCACAACAGCAGCCTCCCATGCCGATCATGAATACGGAAGAGCCTTCTGCGGATGAAATTGCGCAGCAAATTAACCCCGCGTTTTTAGAAAACGCAGCGCAGTTGCACGAAACAGGGGCTTTTGACGCGGGCACCATGGCCTCCCTCGCACAGAACTCGACATTAAAGTCGATCACGTCGCAGTTTGCTGCGAATTTTGAAAGCAGCATTGACGACTTGGGGCGTTCCCTGTTGACGCTTTACATGCAAGAGCCGCAGCTCAAAGAGCAGTTAGGCGACCAAACATTTATTGATCTTGAGACACAGTTGCGTGATACATTTCATGGGCTTGGAAAACTGGTACTTTCTATGACCCACAACGCAACGATGTTAGATCCCAATGCGGTCGCCTAATCCACGGCATCGATTCGAGGCGCTCAGCCTTAAACGCGCTGCCCCGGAAACAGAACACGAACGCTCCTTGTTCGTGCTGCTTCATGGGGCAGCCGCGTTAAACACGCTTTGTCCGTTACGGCCATGGTCGAAGGACGCTGTAATCGACCCCAGCGTTGAATACCCTTACTTAGTTTTTAGGACAGGCTCTATTCGCGCTGTGCTTGAGTCTTTTTTACTCGCTTCTTCTAACGACGCAGAAGTTGCAGATTCTGTGTCTATGCCTCCTGAAGAGGTAGATATTTATCGTAATTTATTTTTTGATACGACCGTATTTAGAACTGAATTAGAGATTATAGTCTTCATGCAGTCTATTCCTGAAGACGATCCTTACAAGAACTTCTACCGAATTGCTTACCATCAGGGGTTGGGAGCCCTTCGCTGGCATTTCTGTCGTAACAAAGGCCAGATACCCGCTGAAGACGTGGTGCGAACTATCATGACGGATGCCTACTTCCGTTCTTTAGAGCACCGCGGGCAAGTTATTACGGGTAAATTGGCCAAAGAGGCTGCCAAATACGCTAAACTCTCTCTGGAGTGTGCGCGTGCCATTCTACAAAAGAATGACCTCCCTGAGGGAAGCACCGAGGATCTCCGGATTAAGTTCGAGGAAGCCCGCCAGAATCGAACAATCGCAGATCTACAGCGTGAAGTAGGTCCTGAGAAGGTGGTGCACTGATGGCTTACGTCACTGAAAATGACTACAAGAAGATGGCGGAGGCTATCGCGGACGATCTCGTTAATAACGGGATTTCGCTCAATGATAGCGTTTCCAAGCTGGCTTCTTCGATGGACATGAACCACGAGCAAATTCGTCGCCTTTGCGAAACGACGAACAACGTGACGTTCAATAAAATGTTCCAATCAAAAGATAAAACAGCGTCTGATCGAATGATTGAATTCGATGTAGCAGATGCTGATAAAGTTCTTGGCAGCCTTATTAAGCGCGCGTCTTGGATTACTGTAGAAAGCCAAGACGTCGTATCGCTGTCAGAATACAGGTCTTTACGTGAGGACGTAGCTCCTATTCCTCTTGAAAAGACCGCCAGTACCTTTGAGTTGCGCCCCGAGGCTCGCGCGAATAAAGAGGTTGACCAGCGTACGCTGCGTAAAACACTCGACCATCTGCGGCATGAAAAAATTGCCACAGAGCTTTTACATACAGATGCTGTCAGTGAACTGCGTAGCCAATTTCGGCGCTTGTATCGTGACATGTCTTTCGAGACGTTCGAAAAGAACGCGGTTGCGCTTTACGGCGAAAAAGCGGCGCCTGTTCTCAACACGCTTCGCTCTCACATGCGACTTCCTGAAGTTACGTACAACTGTGCGTTGCTACAGAAAACGGCAGGTTATGTGGACGACAGCGCTATCGAATTTAAGCTTTTAGCTGAGGCGCTTTCTTCGGCAGAAAAGCTAAGAAACATCAACGCAGGCATCGCCAAGCTGGAGACTCTCGTATGAGTTTCGAAGATACCGTTAAAAAAATTGCGGCTTCACCTCTTATGCGAGAGCTTTTTGGTGAAGTGCCGTCTTATCTTTACAAAGAAGCAACAGGACAAGGACCAGCCCCTGGTCTTTTAGGGCGTATCTTTGGTGGCGCAAAAGACTCCACCACAGGGATGCAAGACGTTTATCGCAATATTGCAGGTAATGTCGGTGCAGGCGCACTGATGGCTGGCGGCGGTTATCTCGCGGGCAAGGCCGTAGATCGTGTAGGCGAACCGGACGAACAAATTCGCGCTAAGCAGCAGTCCCTCGGGCGGCTCATGGCGGAGCAAGATTTCCGTAACACGAGCTTACAAAAGCTCAACCCGTTGCATGAGCAAGTTTTCACGGAATTGGGGGCAGACCCAATCATCGCTAAAGCCGATCCCCAATTGATTCAATCTGCCTACAGCACCATGAAGCGTATCGCGCCTCATTTAAGTGCGGACCCCAACGCAGCACGTAGTTTCTTACGTGAACATGCGATTTACGGTACAGGGCCCAGTTACGCGTCTTTGAAAACTCTCGCAGACGCTGAGCAAGCAGTGTCGCGCGCTGGCGGAGGCTGAGCATGGACTTCGATAAGTTGATGGAGAAAGTCAGTTCCGCTGAGTTACACATGAGTCCTGCACTGCAGGATGTAATGGCGCGTGTTCGCACGGTGGGTCTGCATAAGGCAGCTGCTGCCGTGAACGGCATGCCTGAGATCACTGTAAAGACAGCGGCTCAACGCTTAGGTGCGCGCCTAGTTGAGCGCCATCGGCGTTATGAAAAAATCGCGTCAGGGCTTCAGTCTTTGGTCTTTATCGAAAAGACGGCAGTGTTGCCGTTTATGGGCTTGGGAGCAGTGGGTGCGCACCGCGCTAATCCAGAAGACCCCGCTTACATGGAGGGCGCAATGCTTGGTGCTCCAGGAGCCCTTTTGGGCGCTATACCTGCTACGCTAGCCGGGCACGCCATTGATAAATTGACAAAAACAGAAGGCGCAACACTCCCCGCAGGGGTACTAGGCGCGCTGTACGGCTCTTATAAACTTCCCGAAGTTTTGCTAAGGCCTAAGCAGAATAAAGAAGCGAGCGTACTGCCTCGCCCCACAGCAGCTGTACCCAATCCTTCGCGTGTTGAAGGCCTTAAGCGCCTGTTAAAAGAGATGCAGGAAACCCCTCCCCAAATGCCGCAAGCGATGGGTGGCGCTATTGGCAGTGGTGGATCTTCCGGCATGTTTTCGGCATTTGATAATGCTGCCGAAGGCGTGAATCCCAAGGCAACACTGCGGGGTTCCATGCTGCCGCATGAACTTCCTGCGATTCGCGCACTTCCTGGCCGCTGAGGATTTATGAGCTATTCGAAAATCATTACGCTTGATGAGCACTTCGCTACGGGTGAACCGACCGTCCAGTTGGTTTCTACGTGGGGGCGTAATGGTAAGCTTTTGCGTGAAGCAACGTCGCTTCACAAGATCGCTAGTACGAATAGCCCCGCGCTTGATTACATCCGTAATGTGGCACCTGAACCCGGCAAGAGCATCGTGCTTGTCGTTGGTTTAGGTGACCACGAAACGTATGGCCCGAATCGCAATGGTGACGGATTTCCTTCTCAACCAATGCGCGGGAAAATTGCAGCGGATGAAGTGCTAACAAAGCACTATCAAACGTACGATAACGCGCACGTATTTGAGCATCACGTAAATAACGATCCCAGTAAAGCCATCGGTAAAGTTAAAAAGGCTTTCTGGAATCCTGCAATGCGGCGCGTTGAGCTCATCGAGGATTTCGATCACGAAAAGGCGCCGCATCTTTTAGAGAAAATCGCAAGCGGTGAGTATCCAGCTAAGAGCATGGGGGCGCGCATCAAATACGATGTATGTTCCAATTGCGCCAATAAAGCCCGCACACGCTCGGAATACTGTGACCATCTAAAATTCGCAATGAGTCGTATTGACCCCGAAACCGGGATTCAAAATGCTGCGCTTAACCCCAGTCCTCATTTTTTCGATAGTTCTTGGGTTATTCGGCCTGCAGATCGTACTGGCTACATGCTTAAAAAGGTAGCTAAAGAGCACCCCTACGAGATTCGCTTGGGTGGCTTTGAATTCGGTGAAATCGTCAATGATTTATCTCAGAAAGCAGCTGAGATCGGTAAAGCTGCGGATATTGAGAAAATCATTCAAGGTGAACCCGCCGCGAGTGTGTCTAATTTAGACCCCGCCGACGCACGTCTTGTCGAGCGTTATATGCAGGAGTGCGCTTGTTCTGACGAGCCGAAAGACAATTCCGGCGTCGTCAATATCATGATTTCTTACAAGCCCAATGAGGCGATGGACACTGCCGAAGCTGCAGGCCTTCCATTAGGTTTGAAAGAAATCATGCAAATGTTCTTGGGCAAATTGGATCCTGAACAAGGTCCAAGTTGTGCTTCACCTGAATTACTGAAGTCTGCGAATGACCATTTAGGTCTTATTTTCTCGGTATTTAATGCGTACCCGCGCTTTTATTCAGACTTAATCAAAGAGGCGAATTTAGATCAACCTTTCGCGGTAAATGAAGACTTACTGCAAAAAATCGCGATTTGGGATAGTCCGACAGGAGACTACGTAAAGCGCACGGTGTTGCCGTCTAGCCTATATAGCGGGCGCCCCAAAACGGACGTACTTACGTGGACTGACCCTAATTCGGGCGTTCAGTACAAAACTAACTACAATCACGTTCAACAAACCCAAGACGCGCTCATCCGTAAAGGTCTTAAAGACAAAGCAACCGTCAGTGGTGCTTTGTTAGGGACAGGCGCTTTACTAGGTGGCGCCGCTTACGGTCTTCGTCGTACGCGTGTACCGACGAACTTGCGCCGCGGAATGGGGCTTGTCGGTGCAGGTCTTGGTTTAGTTGGCGGCAAAAAGTTGATCGACCCTACACCTATTGCCGGACCAAAAATCGTAACTGATCAAGGCGAAACTATTTCTGGTTGGACGCCGATGGTTCAAAACAAAGCCGCCGGCTACAACCCCGACTTCGCTTACGTCGTAAAGCGCGCGTCAGAGAAACCCTCCAAGATGGATTCTCAGTACATTAAGGGATTCATATCTGGATTGAAGCAGGCTGAAATCCATGATGCTATGAGCCCCTTTATTGGACCGAACTTAGACTTCGACAAAGTTGCGCAAGCCCTTGGTACGTCGATATTAAAGCGTTCCGAGTAAAGCTTGTACAAACAAAGACTACGCCCTAAGATTAACCACGAAACCCTTGAGAGGGACACATGGCTGAAGAGAGCGCATTTACCCGTATTTTGAACAGCCTCAACGCTGCTGATACCGGGGTATCCGAAAAAACCGCGTCTGCTAACACAACGCCAAACGCGGCCACACGTCTTGTGGAAACCGTGCGTTCTGTCGCAGCCTCCACAAATAAGACAGCTTCCGCTAAGGCAGCTCCCGTGACGCCCGCTGCTTCGTTGGAGCAGATGGCCAAGCAGGCGCAAGCTGCTGAGCAGGAGCAGTTGGTCAAAGAGGCCCATCTCATGGGCGCCGCGATGGCTGACGGTTTTATGGAGCGCTTTGCACAGTATGACGTTGCGCTTTCTGGCGTAAAGACAGCATCGCCGGCTGTACTTCCAGAAGCTCAGATTCAGAAAATTGCGGAAGCCGCTTACAGCCGCGCCGTCCAGGACATGGAAAAACACGCTGAAGCGGAGTTCGAGCGGGGTTATCAAGACCAGCTCCAAGAGATTCACAAGATCGCGGCTGACATGCATTTCATTGGTCAGACCGCCGCCAGCACGCTCATTAACGAGGCGCGTAAGGCCCAATGAGCCGCTACGTAAACATCAGCGAGCTTGCAGACCAGGTACTTGCGTCAGTAGCTACTGAAGCGAGTACAAAGGTAGCGTCTGCACCTGCTCCAGCTAAGGCTTCGGTTCCGGTAGCGCGTGACATCAAAAAGCTTGCTGATGATTTACGTGCAATGCCCGAACAAGATGAAGTAGGCGACGAAGACCTCCAAGCGGTTCTCAATGACCCTGAGGTTTTAGAGCTTCTTCAAGCATTAGAAAATGACCCTGAGCTCCTCCAGGCTCTTCTCAGCGAAGAGGACTTTGGGGAAGCTGAGCCTGGCATGGAAGAAATGCAAGGCATGGAGGGCATGCAAGGCATGGAGGGGCTCGATCCTTCCGCCGACCCCCTTTCTGCGCAACAAGGTCCTTCGGAAAAATCCGAAGGTAAGCGCGAAAAAGACAAAGGTGAATCTGATTCACCCGAAGGTAAGGATAAACCTGCGCCTTTTGGTCAAAAATCAGGGTCTCTCAGCGCAGACCTCCGTAAAATCGCCGCGTATTTACGCCAACAAGAAACACAAGCCAAGCGAGTACGCTTGGTAAAGGCAGCGGCAATGTTAAATGCCGCGACTGGCCTTCAGCACCTCATTGGGGGTTCAAAGTGAGCAAGGTAAGTAGAACAAAGCTTGCTGGTGTGCTCGAAGCCGTCGCTGATTATATCGACGAAAACGAGAGCCAAAAGCTGGCTTCTGAAAAAGTTGCGCGTGAAGAGCGCATTCAAAAGCTCGCCAAGAGCTACGAAACCTCCACGGGTGAAACCTTGGCGCCTGCTTTTAAAGAAAAGCTGGCGAACCTTGATCCCGAAACCCTTGATCATTTACTCAAGGTTGCCAAAAATAACGATGAGTCTCCGGTCTCCTTAGGCGGGCCGGCGGATACAAGCGATACCCCGGCTCCCCGCACAGTCAAGGAAGCCGCGGCTCAAGCAGAAAACCGATTCCTTGACTGGCTCATTAGCTGAAAACAGGCTCAGGAGATAAGTTCCAATGGCAAGTCTCAATGACAAGTTCGACGTACTCCGCGGCTGGGAACCTGGTGGCGACGCTGGTGTTGACCAATCGCTCCCTCCGGTGAAGGTCAGTAACGTTCCCGTTACCCTTTTGCCAGGGTATATCGTTGCTCTTAATTCCAGCGGCGAAGTTAACGTCGCTACGACTGCTGCTGACGTCACCCTGGGTACGGCACAGCCCCAGCGTGTGTATGTCGTAGTGGAAGGCAATGGCGCCGACTATTCGACCGTATTTACGGAGAAGGTCGTGTGCCTTCGCGGCAAGCTCACCGTGAAGACTGACAAGCTTGGTGCTTCGCAGTCGTTCCCGGTTAACGGCAAGGTGTCGTTCAGCGCGGGTCTCTTGGTTGACGCCGGCGCTACAGCGACCACGCAAGTCATTGGTACGGTACTCGCGAACAACGTGTCCGCGAACGGTACCATCACAGTCGAACTCGACCTGTGATCGAACCCTAGTAATTACCCTGTAAAAAGGACACGGAGTTAAAATAATGTCTTCGACCGCGTACCGCACCGAGACCGAAAAGGTTTCCGCTCAGTTCATTAACTCGAACTTTGTTCGTAAGCTTGAGCAGGGTCGAGTAAAGGAAGCTACGGAAGAGGGCTCTGCCTTTATCCGCACGAAAATGCGCCAGGAGGCGTTTGTTCGTGAGGTGCTTCCTCCGATCATGCTCGCGGACGACGAAATCGACCGCGACGAGAATACGGACCAGCCCAAGAAGATCGTCGAGAAGGAGCCTGACTCCGAGGCGACGTTCGTACCTTTCCATGGTACAGGTCCGCGCACCATTTTCCGTGGTCCCCGCTACGCGGTGTACTTCGGAAAGACCGAGTCTCAGCGCTTCCGTAAGTCGAAGTTTGAGCTGATGACCTATCAGAACGACATCCGCAAAATCCTTTCGGATAACTCCGTGAAGGACATGGCGGACCAGGAAGACCTGAAGTTCATCACCACGATCAACACCATCCTCGCGGGTGCTGCTCCGCAGGTGAAGACGAACGCTGGCTTTACCTCGGCGGCCTTCAAGAAGGGCTTCCAGAACCTGGTCTCGCGTCGCCTGCCTATCGGCAAGGTGCTTATGACGAAGACCTGCTACTACGAGGCCCTCGACCTGCCGGCGACCTCGGTTGGTGACGACATTGCGTCGGGTCACTACCGTGACGGTATCGAGAAGGAAGAGCGCCTTTGGGGCATTCCGGTCGTGACCACGATCAAGAATGACATCCTCACGGCCCAGGGCGGCGCCACCCACTCGGTGTATTTCTTCGCTCCGGAGAATTACCTGGGTAACTTCTTCCTTCTCCAGGATGCTACGTTGTTCATCAAGCAGGAAGCGGATATGATCTTCTTCCACAGCTACGCAGCGCCTGGCATCGGTATCGGTAACACCGCCGCGATGGCCCGCGTAGATATCACTATCGCGTGAGGCTCATGAAACTGCATTGGCTACAACTTAATCGTTCTGGAGTAGTGCTTGAGATTTCGCATCTCAAGGATTACGGCGGTCAACCTCTGGTGTTTCGGCCCCCGAGCTTGACTCGACGTTGTGTAACAGATGAGGTTTTTAATAACCCGCTTGTTGCCGACTACAGAACGCAAAGGCTACTCATTGAAGTAGACAGTAGCGGTGCAGTTTCGCCTCCGCCTGCGGCTCCTACCCCACCTAAAGCGGTAGAGCCGCCGGCAGAGCTATCGGTTGTGCAAACGACGACGGTGCCGCCCACGGTTACCGAACCTGCTTCTACGGAACCAGTTTCTGAGCCTGCTGTTGAGGAACCTAAGGCCAATGCAGCAGAGCCTACGTCTTCTGAGCCTACTCCGGACTCCTCCGTGTCCAACGATGAGGCTGCTCCCAAAAGTGGGTTCGAGCTCAAGCGTCGCAACAAGCGCTAACACAACCTCTAGTTCTTGAGAGGAGCGCGCACATCTTAGATGTGACGCGCTTTTTCTTTATGGGCACACAAACAATCAAATGGTTTCCAGCAACGTCTCCCAACGTTATCGCTTATGAAGTATTAAAAAGCGATACAGGTATCGACGGTCCCTACACGTTGCTGACACAGGTATTGCACCAAATTCCTGGCGTAAATTGGGACAACACAGGTAGTTATTTCTTCTTTAATGATGAAGAAATAAGTTACCGCTACTACCGCTTACGCGTTTTAGACCGCTACGGCAACGTAGCTGAAGACGAAGCGCCAACGCCGTTCAAAGCAGGAAATGACCCTGTCATTGCCCCTACGCTTTACGTAGTAGCGCTGACCGAAAATACGGGGGGCGCCAACGCACTTCAGTACATCACGAACGGAGGTACTCCTGTTGCAGGGGCTGCGATTCGCGTGTACCGAAAAATAGATTACGACACAAATAACCTTAGCCGCGTAGTGGGCACGTCAGTCACCACTGCCACCGGCGGTTGGGCGGTTCCTGTATTTGTTGAGCCTGGAGACACTTACACGATCGTTTATCATAAGGTAAACGAGTACGGACCTGATAAAACCGAAGTCACGGTGTGAGGTTCCATGCCTATCGTAGCGACTCCTACCACTCCTGTTATTTTGACCGTTGATCAAATTCGACGGTTTATGCGGGACTATCCAAATCAAAACATTTTACTGGATGCAGTCGAGTACTCTCAGGACGACGTAAATCAGGGCGTTGAAATGGTTACCTCGCGTTATAACGCGATTACGCCCCAAACTAATCTGATAGCGTCCTCCTGGCCTTCTCACCTTCAATACATTCTTCTACTCGGTGTCGCGGCGTATTTGCTTAAAAGCAACGCAATTCTTCAATTAAGAAATCAAGCCACTTACCAAGACGGCGACGTCGCTCCCATCGGTATCGATGACAAGTACGCGCAGCATTTACAGCTTGCGCAAGTGCTTGATGCAGAGTGGCTCGACATGGTTACAAAAATCAAAATTCAAAATAACCTTGAAGAAGGTTATGGCAGCCTGAGTTCAGGCTACGTTAACGTCAGTCGTTACCACCACCGGTGAACCCATGTACTACGAATACGGACAGCGCGCAGCCTTACAAAAGCTTGGCATGGGTGCCGCACCTATCCCTTACGCAGGTGCGTCTACACCGACTAACGACATGTTCTCCGCAAACAAACGGCAGGACATTTGGAGCGAAGTGGACAGCACGCCTATCGCAATGAGTGGCGAAGAGTCTGCACAAGGAATGCCGAGTGCTCCAAAAAGCGCGAGCTACACAGGCGTAGTCGCTCAGGGCAGTGGCGACGGATTTCGCGGAGATCCTGAACGTAAAAACAAGTTTGAAGATGGGGTGCGGCGAGCGTTTCAAAGCAACGCCGATATCGATAACAGCACCACCTCTGAACCCGGATTTGCGTCTCCTAAATTAGCCAATAGCTTTTTCAACATCGGCAAAGGCCTACGTCCGAGCAGCTTAGGTCCGCGCAGTACTTCTTCATTAATGGGTAAGACGTCACCCAGCATGCCAAAACCTGGCGGCAATTTAAATGCGTCTTTGAACCCCATGAAGTCCCCGGTGATTAAACCCCCGACACCCATGCAGCCTAATTTAGCGCGGGGAGCTCACATGTCCCTTATGGGATCAAGCGTCAACTCTCCAATGCATCGGTTTACGAGTCCTTTATGAGCTTCGCTTATTACTGTAAGTACGCGATGAGCACGCAATTTCAAACCATGGTTAGTGCCACTGGTGAGGATGGGCGCGTGCATTCTCGCACTACAGATAATCCTCGTAATCAGGTATCCAGCGCTTTTGAACAACAAGCGCTACAAATGGCGAATGAGCCTAGTGAGTCCAATCAATTTTCTGTGGGATCAGATCAAAGTAAAACTGCCATTGATTTAGAGACACTGAAACAACACAGTAAAACACCTGTGCGCGTAGACTCTCGTGCAGATTTTACAGGTGGCGGTTTTTACCATCCTAAAGAGGATTTTATAGGGATCAGCGAAGGCGTCGACCCTAACATTTTGGCACATGAAATAGGCCACACTAAATTCCAAAACAGTCTCCTAGGAAAAATTACACAGAGTGCCCCCGCACGTCTGATGCATAACTTATCCCCTCTTGGGATGTTAGCTTTGGGTGGTAAACTGCAGGGTGATTTCAAAAAGCGTTTATTAAAATCGATGGGACTAAGCTTTGGAATGAGTGCCCCTACCCTGATTTCCGAAGGCGGGGCCGACTATCACGGCTATCAGACCTTAAAAGAATTAGGCGCGGACGACGCTCGATTAAAAGAATTTAGAAATAAAATGATACTACCGGCTGCATCGTATTTAGCAGCCCCTATTGCAAATACTGCATTTGGCATGCATCTTAGTCGCCCCACGAAACCTGCGAATACTAAGACGGCAGGCCGTGCCCTGGCACGCACCCTGAAATTCCGTGATCTCGACGTTTCAATCGAGACCGATAAAGGCAGCTACCGCCGTTGGTATGACCCGCATACCAAGCAAGAAGGCAAAACACTAATGCAGTACCCGTACGGGTATATCCGCCGTACGCAAGGCATGGACGGCGATCACATCGATTGTTTTGTTGGACCCAACGAAAAGTCTGACAAGATATTTGTTATTTTAACGAATAAAGCACCTAATTTTGACAGAATCGATGAAGAAAAGTGCATGTTAGGTTTTGACTCGGCCGAACAAGCCAAGAAGGTATTCTTGGACCATTATTCGGACCGCAAATTCTTTAATTCCATGAAGATCATGTCTTACAACGACTTCAAGGACAAAGCGTTAGCAACGCTTAATGGCGGTGTAAAGAAACTCAGCGCTGCGCAAGACGCGTCTTCGCTAGCTGGATTTGACAGTCAAAATTCAGACTTTTTAGAGACACCTAGGGGCCGGGCTTTTATTGCATGGAACGGGTTTCAACCGGGTACTTTTATGAGTCCGTCAACGCGTGTTGACCGGATGTTCCGTGCGCATGACAATGCGCCTTCTACGGATGCTGTAGAAGGTAACACCAACGCACATCCTGCAGAGCCGAGTCTCTAATGCAAATCACCCTTACAAAAACGACGCCAATCTACAGGTCTCCTGCAGACATGGGCGTATTTTTGCAGTGGGTAGTTACCAACGCACCCTCTGCGGATTTATCATTTAAGGTAGAACGTGCAGGAAGTCCTGAAGGCCCTTTTGAGCTTGTCTTAGACAAAGTAAAAGGATTCCATTTCATGGATTCTTTCAGACATACACCAACACCTGGCGTTGGTGAGACCAGAGAGAATCTCAACTTTTTATCCTTGACGCGCGAAGTTTATTACCGCGTAACTGCCTACGCGGGTTCTGATGAAGCTTCAGTAGTAGATGAAGTCGGTAATAAATTACCGAAACGCCAAGCTTTATTATTGCGTAAAATACAAAGAGACTTGGGTCTTTCGTTTAAGTTCAACGGTACCGACCTTGCAGTGGTAAAGAGAAAACACTGGGGTATTCGCTGTACCAAATGTTTTGATAAACTCACGAAAAAAGTAACGAATAGTAAGTGCCCTGTTTGTTACGGGACAGGTATTGTAGACGGTTACTGGAACCCTGTGCGTATCAAAGCTCGGCTTGGTGCGCCTAGCTCTGATACACAAACAACCCCACAAGGTAAATCCGACATAACACAATTACGGGTTACATGTTTGCCGTATCCGAATATTGAGCCTGACGATATCCTTGTCGATATCGCGCTTAACCAGCGGTTCATCGTAAAGAATCAGGCACAGACTGAGATAAAGCGAGAAACGGCGCACCAAATACTCGTTATATCCGAGTTAAGCCGTGACTCTATCGAATATCAAATACCCGTCAACAAAGACCACAGTCCGGTGATTTACTAATGGCTGGTCATGAAACCCGTGCAGTGCGCCCTAAAGGGGAACAAGACAAGCTGCGTATTGCAGCGGGGTCTCCGTTGGCTATTCAGGGTCTGTTTTTAGAAATTATTCGAGAACGATTTAACGCAAATGCGAGATTGGACTGGGTGTGGGACGCAGACCCGACACTTACTAAGATTTTAATTGAGACCAGTTACAACGAACACACAGAAGCGCGTGACGTATCTCCGGCAGTCTATGTAACCCGACTACAGTCCGCGCCGGTTAAAATGGCGGTAGGTGATCGTGCAGGTGTGCACCTTCCAGATCACAAGGAAGGTTTTAAAGCCCTCATGGACATCGCCATGGTGGTTGAGTGCATGAGCAACGACGAAGGTGAGAGCGCGATTGTCGGGGATATCGTGCAGTTCATGCTTCTCGCATCTCAAGACATTATTCAACGTGAATTCGGATTCCACGATTTTACACACCCAATACTTGGCCAAACACAGCCCGTTGAACGCGGGCAACTAAAATGGTCAACTCCGATCAACTTCAATGTTCAGTTTTGGCTTCACTGGAGCAGTGTGCCGATAGCGCCACTGCTACAACAGTTAGTGCAGAAAATCACCACAAAAGGCAGTGACCTATTCAAAGAGAGTGTACTAAACTCTATGCGTAGGGGCTCTTCCTCGGAGTAACGTGCCTAAGCCAAAAAACACCTTGGTTCGTCCGAAGCAATTCGTGCAGGACCCTTTGAAAATCGCGGCGGGCTCCCCGCTAGCGATACAAGGTGTTTTTCTGGAAATTTTGCGTGAAAGATTCCGTGAGGATTCGGGTCTTGGTATTGTTTGGCGTCCCGATATTACACAAACAGACCTCCTCATTGAGACGGGCTTCAACGAAGAGCTCGAAAGCCGTAATAAGGTTCCTGCAATTTACGTAAATAGATTGCAAACAGTTCCCGGCAAAATGATTGTCGGTGATCGCGTTGGCGTCCATTTACCGGACCATAAAGAAGCATTTGGCGCATTAAATACCGTCGTTATTTCTATTGAATGTGTATCCAATGACGAGGGCGAAAGCGCCATTTTAGGCGATATCGTCCAATATATGCTGTTGGCTTCTCAAGACATTATCCAAAGTGAGTTTGGATTCAATGATATGTCGCATCCGTCGTTAGGGCAGACAGCGCCTTACGAACGGGATCAAACAAAATGGGCAACGACAATCGATTTCCAGGTACAATTCTGGATTCGGTGGAGTCAGGTACCCATCGCTCCTTTGTTGCAGCAAATTGCACAACGCATCTCGCACAAAGGTGTGGACGCGGGCGGACATTTTGTAGACATAGCTATCAATTCTTTAAAGCGTGGCGAGGTACTAGACCCAAGTACGATTACTCCGGGCACGGAACCCCCGCCTAGTCGTGTAAGTATCGTTGGACCGCAAGGGCCTCAGGGCCCGCAAGGAATTCCTGGCCCTGCAGGGCCCCCCGGTCAAACGGTCTATTTAAAAACAGAAACTACGACACTTACAGGCACAATAAACGGTGTCAACAGTACGTTTGTAAGCCCCGTCCCATTTATCCATAATTTACAAATCAAAGAACGAGTTTATCTAAACGGCATACGGCTGCGAGAAGGCGCAGGCAATGATTATACAGTCGCGCAAAGTGTCCCCTTGGGGGGTTACGACACTATCGTATTCGCAGTCGCCCCACGGCCTGGGGATTTAGTCGAACTCGAATACTATGAGGATACGTAAGTAATTGTATTCCTAACATATATTACGCCACTGTAATTGTTAAACTGAGACAGGGCTCCTATCATTCAACTGACAAGGAGCCCTCGCGATGGCTAGAACTTTAATTCGTCAAGAGACTCAGATCCGCAACAGCGAGAATTACACCGACAACCTCGCGGCGGGCAGTACCCTCGAATCCGGCGCCGTTAGCATCGAAGACGACCTTAACGGGTTGCGCTCGCAGATTGCGCGCATCCTTAATGACGCCGGGGGCAATAATTGGTATGATGATATTTCTACGGTAAATGGCAAAAAGCGCAGCCTTTTTGACCTTAATACCGACCTCAATGATATTGAGGAAAAGAAGGTTCTTGGGCGCGCGCAGATCTTAACTGACGTTACGGTTACAGCTGCGCAAAACTGGGAAATCCTCTCTGTATCCGGGTCTGAAGCACCTACCCTCGTAGCCGCCGTGGCTACCACCCAAAACGGTGCAGTAGTCGCGCAATCGGCGCTTCAAGACGCTGCCTTCAACGTACACGAATTGATCGAAATCGCGGGTGCTAACGCAATTAGCCCTAAGAACCTAGTTGTCGTTCGTGACGCGACTACAGGTCAACCCATCCAATCGTCGGGTCGAGATGTATTCGGCCTTCTTCAGTACGAAGCTACCGGTGTTGACGGCGCGGCCTTTAACGATACCGCTGAGGGTAATCGCGTAAAAATCAGCTTCGTACGTATGAATGCAGGCCTTGATGACCTTGAAGCGTGCCCCGTCGGCGATATTGCGGGTAAAACGATTAATTACAATTACGTCCTGCGTACAAACCTCGATGCGATTACCGAGGAGGCGTTCCTCAGTAACCTCATCTTTACAGATCTCACCGCTGCCGTTGACGTCACGCTCGACAACGCTATCGACAACCAAGGGTCCACGCCCGCGACGTCGACTACGAACATCCGCATCCAGTTAACGGATGGCACGTCTTGGCAATTTGAAGACCCAAGCGGCGCTACGGACATTGTTCGTATTGAAGCCAGCGGAGGTGGGGATAGCTTCCAATTCAACGGCACAACCTTTGACATCAACAATTCGTCGGATGCCGATTTCCTCAACGGCGCCATCTTTGATTCTGGCGGCACGCCTGTTCGCGTTGGCGTCACTGCAGGTTATATCGACACCGCTTCTGCAGACCTGGGTATTCGCGCTGGCGGCGAATTGTACCTTGATGACAGTAATCAAACAGGGTCTACATGGTCTCAGACAGCAGGTATTAAGCTCTCTGAAACCACTGCTGAATGGGATCAATTCGAGACCAAATTCGGCGAAGTGTCGTTGCTTCAAGCCATTTATACGGCAGCGACAACAGGTGCACGCGGTACCAAGGTTTACGCGAACGTAACAGCCAACGTCGCAGAAGACGTAGATGTCGGCGGCGTTGCAGGCGGCGCCAACCTGGATGCACAGCTTCCAGACATGAGCACAGGCACATTCACCGCTGACTACGACGTATACGTGAACGGTGAGTTGCAGCGCCCTGGCGCCAACGCAGGCGCGAACAACGACTACTACCCCGGCACCAGCCTCGCGAATGGTCAATTAAAGTTTGAGTACAAGCTCCGGATTGGTGACGTGGTTTGCGTCGTACCGTATAGTGCCTGATAGAGGTGACTAATGACGGTAGAGAAATCAGTTCTTCGCGCGCAGTTGTTTGAAGAAGTGGGTTCAAGTATTAGAAGTACATTAGATGCGTATCAGCGGGAACTGAAAGAGCACGAGGGGGCCCTCAACGGACTTCATAACGCCGTTCAAAGCGTTGAGGGCCTCCTCGCACACATTTCAAAAGATATCGATGAAAATAAGCTCGATATCGAGGTTGCAAAAATTGTAAAACTTTGGATGCAGCGTGCCGTTACTGTTGTCGGCAATTTAAAACAAGCCTCCGCAAACCGTATTCTCATTTCTAAAGGTAAAATCGAAGCTGTTGAAAAACAGCTCGATACCATTAAAAAGGCCTTTGATGTAGAAAAAGGCCGTCTTCGCCTTTATACGCAACAGCCGGACAGTCCCGTAGTTACAGCCGATAATGTCGTTGACATAACTTCTGCGGAACGTGAAGCGCCTCGTTCGCTTAAAGAGCGGCGCATACAGGAAGAGATCTCGCAAAAGGACGTGCCTGCGGTGCCTACCGCGCCACCAGCCAACGCTCCTATTCAACTTAAACGCCGTGGACGTAAACCCAAAAACGCGAGTTAACGCATGCGCGCCTTGGTTATTAGCGGAGGGGGCTCTCGGGGCCAATATCACGTAGGTGCCTTAAAATATCTGTATTTAGATAAAGGCTACCAACATCAAATCCTCTGCGGTAACAGCGTAGGCGCCCTCATCGCAGCGTTTATTGCACAATACCCGTACGGAAAAGAAGCAGATGCTATTAACACCCTAGCCAATCTGTTTCTACACATCCGTACGGAAAACGTTAAAAAGCCGTGGCGCCCTTTTGGCCTTTTCACAGGATTTAGGTCCAAGAAAAGTTTGTGGAATAGTCATCCACTTCAAGAGCTTATTTCGACGCATATAGACGTTCATAAAATACAAAGCACAGGCCGGGCGGTGCGCGTAGGCATGACCCGTATTTCTCCTAGAGATAGGAGTAATTACGAAGTCGCCACAGAAAACCACCCTGAGCTTATCCAAGCTATTCAAGCGTCTGCGGCGCTTGTACCTTTTTTTGAACCCGTACGAGTTGATCAAGACTGGGCCATTGACGGGGGCGTACAGCAAATAACGCCTATTCGCTCCGCGATAGACGCAGGGGCTACCGTCATTGACGTCTTAATGTGTTATCCGCCCATGCTCAAGTTTCCGGCTACCCGTGAGATGTCTGTACTGAATCTAGGTTTCTTTACCTTTGATCTTCTCTTGCACAATCTCGCTTGGACCGATGTGCGGCGCACACAGTTTATTAACCGCATGGTCACCGACTACAATATCGCGGATAAACGCCGCGTAGAGCTCAACCTTATTTATCCCAGCAAGGATCTGGGCGTAAACGCGCTTGAGTTCAATTACGTGGACGCCTTACGCCTACAAAACCAAGGGTACGTAGACGCGCGAGAAACTCACAGATAATAAAAGCGCCGTTCCTTGTAGCGAAAGAACTCGCTACCTATAATCTGACACAAATACGCTGCTTTATTGAAGGCAAGCCGGAGCAAAACGATGGTACGACCGATTGTTCTACTTTTCCAGGAGTTTGCGACCACGACGGCGACTCCTTCTACGCCTGACCTCAATTGTTTGATTGTCGGGCCGGCGTACCAAATTAAAGACTACCCGGATGACAAGGAAAGCATCCAGGTCTCTGATTATGGCGACTTAAACCTCGACAACCCGTACACGCCCCCGGTGGCGAATACAGCTGCTATCACGTTAGCGGCGCCTCCGGACATCGAGGCAGGTAGTTGGGTTGTTCCGTCGTCCATCAAGGTTTACTTCGACGAAGCGCGCGTAATTTTGGCGTCGGGTACAAACGGCGTAACGGTAACGTCTTCGCCTAATGAAAACACCCTGACTTCGTCAGGTGCGACTTTCGTTACGGCAGGTGTTCAAGCGGGCGATACGCTTATCGTCGACAACCCCGCAGGTCCCGCGACGCCCAACCTCGTATTAACTGTGTTGAGCGTCGACAGTGAAACTGTCCTGCGGGTATCTTCAAATTTCTCCGCAGCTGACACCGGTCTCAACTACCGCGTTGAGCGCAAGCTATCTAATCAGTTGGTTGATAGTTCTTTCGTTGTAGCGCCCACGTACACGCAGTCTAATCAAATAGAAATTCTGGGCGGCGTGACACTTACTGTGGGCGCTACTCCGCGCACAGTTTCGTATGCGAAGGTCTATGTCGAATATCGAGCCTTCCGTACAGACCTCCAAACCCTGGACTCTGTAAACAGCACCTCGGATATTGAAACTAAGGTTGGACGCATTGACAGTCGCAATCCGCTTGCGGGTGCATTGTTTGTCGCAAAGCAGAACTCGGGCCAGGCCCCTGTTCAGTTTTATGGCATCGCGTCTAATGACCTCGAAGGCTATGTAAAAGCCAAAGAGGCGGTCTCAAACGATGAAAGCATTTATGCCATCGTCGTTTGTACGACCGACCTTGCGGTCGTGGCTGCGTTCAATGCAGACAACGTGACTCTTGCAGATCCTACTGAGGCTCTAGATAGCGGTGTCCCCCAGAAATTCCGCGTTGTTATTGGTGCGGGTGAGTTGACAACCACGACCGATATCGTGGATGAAAACACCGACGCGACAACAGAAGCCTTGACCGGCGCGATTCCGCCGGGAGTCAAGACGATCAACATCGCGTCGTTGGACGCTCTGGGCGACAATTTAAAGCCTGGAGATAAATTGGTGCTGTCAGCCAGTGAAAACGTTGCGACGTTGGACGGTACTTACACCATCGCGCATATCAACAGCGCAACACAGTTGGAGCTCGATGAAGCTCTTCCAGCTACGGTGAGCAGCGCCGAAGGCATTAACTACACGGTTACGCGTCCGTCCACAGGGGCTACGATTGTTTCGCTAGTTGACAATCGCGCATACCTTACGACGGAAGCTGTTACCTACAAATCCCGTGTCGCAGGCGTAACCCCTGGCGCTCGTACCATTGCTAAGGTACAAAATGGTACCACTGCAAACGGCATTTACAGCATCGTAGAAGTCGCAGGGGTATCAACTGTCATTAACGGTGATTTCTCTTCTAACAATATCTCCGCACAGGAGATAGTGGATGCGATCAATACAGGGTCTGGCGTTACTTTAACGTTCACAGGTTCTGTAAATCTAGTGGCGTCCACAAGCGCGGGTACAACAGTACAAACGGCGGCTGCCGCTGCGGCGCTTTCCACGGGTACTGCAGGTGTAGACGACCTGACATCAACTGCGGCACTCAACGCCGCGTTTATCCGCCTTTTCGATTCGAACGCTACGTTCATTACTGACGGAGTGCTCGCAGGGGATATCATTGAAATTCCCGCGAATCCAAATGGCGTATTCGGTGCAAGCACCAAGCGGTTTGTGGTGGATCAAGTTGTCAGCGAGCAACGGCTACAGATCGAAAACATCGCGTCGGGGGCCTATCAAAACAACACCTCGACCGTTGAAAACGAGCTGCCCCACACGGACAACCGCCTTGGAACAGGTACTACTGTTTCTCAAGGATCTATCCGCTACCGCGTTATCCGCGAATTAAGCAAAGATCAACAAGTCGCTGAATTGGTGTCTCAAGCACAGAGCATCAATTCACGGCGTGCGATTTTGGCTTGGCCAGATCTCGTAACAGTGTCGGGTCTTGTTGATGGGTCTAAGCCTGCCAACGCGGACGGCACCGCTGCCGCAGCTGACCCGCAGCCGGGTTGGTATCTGTCTGCGGCTATCGGCGGTATGACCGCGGGCTTGCCCAGCCATCAGGGCTTTAGCCGATTGGGTATTGCTGGCGTCAGTCGCGTTGAACACTCCAGCGAATACTTCACCGCTCGACAGCTTTCGGACTTGTCGGATGGTGGCTGGTACGTGTTCCAGCAGAACACGCCGTCGTCACTGCCGTATAGCATTCACCAACTCACGACAGACCCCAGCACGCTGGAGTCCGGTGAGTACTCCATTGTTAAAAACTTTGACTTCGTGTCGTTGTTCTTCCTTGGAGTGCTTGAGCCCTTCCTTGGTGTTTGGAACGTCAATAACGACACCCTTGGCTTTATGCGCCAAGCTATGAGCACCGGCATTGAGCAGCTTAAACTGCGCCGCGTCGCTAAGATCGGTGCGCCTTTGAATGGCGCTACGATTACTTCGTTGGAAGTATCCCCTGCCTCCGCAGACCGTGTAGAGATTTACGTCGAGGTTGATTTGCCCAAGCCCTTGAACGTAATTGGTCTCCACCTTGTTGCGTGATAGGGTCAGTTGTGGCCTTTACTCCTGACGAACAAATCCCCCCAGATTTTGTCGCTTCTTTCGAAAAGGCGGCATTCTGGGGTGCTTTAAGCGGCCTTGCGCAAAAGGCTATGCCTTTTCTGCGTAAATACGGACCAGGAGTAGGAAGCGCAGCAGCGCGCGCGGGTGCTCGTGGTGCTCAGCGTTTTACGCCTGAATTCCTACGTCCGACCGTAAACGCGCTTAAAATGGTCGGCGGTAAATACGGTCCTAACGCAGTGGGCCAGGCGTTTGCGCCTTATGGCAAACAACTTGAGCGAGGCATTGTAAACGCGTCAGGTAGCTTGTTTGGACAAAATGCTAAGCCGCTTACGCACCGACTCATTCGAGGATTACCTCAAGAGATGGTGCGGCAGAGCGCAGGCGGCGCTATCGCAGGCGGCCTTCTTGAAGGTGGCTTAGGTGCTGCCTTTGCGGAAGACGGTGAGGGTTTATCCGCTTTCGCGAAGGGGTTAGGTAGTGGCGCGCTGTCTGGTGCTGCGTTTGGTGCGGTGTCTGGTGGAATCGGCAAAGGCATTACAAATGCCCGTTCTGAAGCTACGCGGCGCATGGCATTGAACCAGGGTGTCGCACCTAAAAACCTAAATAAGGTTCTAAAAGAACAAAACGAGCGTGGCTTCTTTGGAAGTATCAAAGACGTTTATACAGGCAAAGGTTCTTTAGGGCGCGCAGGGGCAGGTCTAGGGGCTACGGGAGCTCTTGCTCAGTTTGGCGGTGAGTGGTTTTTGCCTAGCATGATTCTACCTGGCGGAGATACAGAACCACCAACACCGCCACCGCCTCAGCCTTATCAAGCACCGCCATCCCTACAACAAGCACAACAACCACAACCTAAGCTTGGGGCTTATGGTCTGAGGCCTATCGATTTTACAAGGCTTCCAGGCTATTATACTAAGCGAAATTAAGTTTGAGCTACTCAACTTTAGGAGTCAGCGATGTCGCTCGGTATTACCCGCAATTTGACGACTTGGCGTTTCCAAGATCAGTACGTAGAACGAGTCATGGATAACGCTGCGTATACGTCGGCTCATCCCGACGATACGCTCGTCCTGGCGGGACCCGCGCGTTCGCACCAGGCTTCCCCTTCGGCCACGGACACTATCGGGTCGTTGTTGGCTATCGGCATGATGCAGAATTTGTCGATTAACCAAGTTAAATCTACGACACCTGTTATGGCCATCGGTTCTGGCCGTTCGTTCTTCGTGAGCGGCAAAGCGCAAGGCAGTGGATCTATCGCTCGTCTTTTTGTGAATGGGCGCAATTTACTTCGCGTTCTGTATCACAATGCGCGTACGCAAAATCTCGCAGTAAATGAGCTAGACGATCCTGCTGCGCTGTCGGGCACGAGTAAATTTTACATCAATTTAGACTCTGAGTTGTACCTAATTCCTTTTGGGTTAGGGACTATTTTCAGAACTAAATCACGCGATTTTATCGGCGGCATGTACGCAGAACTTACGATGATTCAGTCGTATAACATCAGTGTACAAGCAGGTTCTAACATGATTGCCGAGCAAGTCGGCTTCATGTTTGATCGCTTGATGCCCTTTTCAGACCCGACCAACATGACCGGTGTACCCCGCGCCACCTTAGACGAGGTAGTTGGGTTCCTCGACAAGACAGATGAGGAAGTTGCTAACGAGTCCTTAGGCTCCGCAACTGTGGCTGCAGTGGTCTAATGCGTTTGTCTGCACGTACTGCAGGAGCCTATGCCGCAGCGGCTCGACTTGGGCTTATCAAGTTGAGCGCTGCGGGCTCTTCTGCGCTTGTGCATGTACCTCGAAGTGCACCTTCATTTACGCCCGCGCGACTACTCGGGGGCGCAGCGGTAGGCGCTCTTACAGGGGGCTATTTAGCTCCAGAGGACCGTACAGGAACAGGCACCCTGTATGGCGCAGCGCTTGGCGCTTTGGGCGCGGGCACAGGCCACGCACTCAGTCCATTACTGCAAGACGCCCGCAGTATTCGTAAAAGCAACGCAATTCCTGCGATGGGCACCGCGTTAGGAACTCTCTCAGGAATCGGGGCTACGCAGGCCTTGATTAATAAAGATGTAGCGGATACTTCAGAGAACCCATACCGCTACTAGTCGAAATCCTCTAAAGGGCTTTGCTTGTAAATTAGTTATTCACCAATTCACAAGCTTCTATCAAGCACTCTTTTGCAAGAGTTCTCTCATTGCGCTCCAGCCGAGCGCGTGAATATTAATCGCAGCATTGAGATCTCTGTGCATGCGTAAGCCACAGAAAGAGCAAATATGCTCTCGCATGTCTAAAGTCTTTTTAGTTACTTTTTGACATTGCGAACAACGTTGCGTTGTGCCTTTTGGGTCCACTGCAATGGCGTATTTCCCAGCTTCTTCCGCTTTGGAAATTAAACATTGCGTGAATTTGCCCCAAGCGGCGTCATAGATCGATTTCGAGAAACGGCTTTGAGCCATTCCTTTGATATTCAGTTTCTCGTAAGCGACAAAGTCGTATTTAGTGACTAGCGCCTTTGCTAGCTTACGGACAAAGTCTAGCCGTTGATTTCTGATTTTTTCGTGTGCTTTAACGACCAAAAGCTTTGCCCGCTTGCGAGAATTGGACCCTTTCTTTTTCCGACTGAGCGCTTGCTGTCGTTTGGCAAGGACGTCTTCAGACTTATGGTAGAATCGAGGATTCTCGATTACGTCAGCGTTAGAAAGAGTCGCAAAGTCTGTTAGACCAACATCAATGCCAATAGAATTCTTGATTTGGCTGACTTTGGTAGGAGCTTCTCCAAGGTCACATACGATAGAGACAGCCCAGCCTTTGGATGTTCGCATGACTTGTGCGTGCTTCGGGATGCCTTGGAGCGGCCGATACTTTTTGAATTTTACAGAGCCTAGTTTAGGAACAATAATAGTATTACCAGAGATCCTTGGCACAGAAAATTCAAATGAATCGTAGCGATCAAGGCTGCGAAACCGCGGGTAACCTGGCGTTTGTCCTGCTTTGATTCTTCTAAAGAACGCTTTAAAAGACCTATCTAATCTAATCAAAGTCTGTTGTAGAACAACAGCAGATACCTTACGGAAGTCTTCGTTATCGTGCCTAAGTTGGGTGAGCTCTTTGTGTTGATCGTAAACGTTAATAGCCTTTTTTTGTTTACGATAAGCGTCTCTACGTTGCTCCAACCCTGCGTTGTATAATTGCTGACACGCTTTCAATATAAACATTAGCTCAATTTCTTGAGCTTGAGTTGGTTGTAGAGGGTATCGGAAAGCGCGTATCACTTGACTGGTTTGGTAACATAAGTTGATTTTACAGGCAAGGCCCGTCTAAAGTAACGGCATGTCGCGAACACATGCCACGCCCTCTGATATGAACGCTCCAAACCGTGGCAATAGACACGGTGGTGTGGGCGATCGTTTTCGTAGAGGCGAATTTGCTACCGTTATTTCTTATCAGGCTGATACGTATACCGCAAACGTGCGTACTGAGAACGGACGTCCTTTAACGGGCGTTCCGCGGTTACGAACTTCGCCAGGCGATGTCACTGCGTTAGAGCCTGGAACTGAAGTGCTTATTACGCATGAATACGGCGAACCCCTTATTTTAGGAATTGTGTCCATTCCCGGTAAAACGGTGAGTGCAGCTCGATTTTCTGCGACGGATGTACAAGGATTTGGTGGCCAAGGGCTAAATAAAAGCCAGACCCTTACCGAGGGTAATTACAGACAACCCGCAGAGCCTGACGACATTGCCCCTGGTGATTGGGCTCACGTAGGCTCTGATGGAAACTTGGTCGCCGTATTAGGTGGCGGTGTTAACGTCCTAAAATCGAGTGCTTTGGCGCAAATAAGAACGCACCTCATCAATGACCTCGTCGAAGTAATCTCCAGGAACTATCGCCATGTCTCTGATATGGGAGAGTTCACGATTCAAAACAATGATGGCCGCATTAATATGCGATTTCGAGGCGGCACCGATCAACGCTCCGAAGCAGGTCCTGACGAAGAAAATTGGACTGTGAAATTCGATTTAGGCTCCGAAGGAGATATGCTCAATTTAGAGCTGTGCACACCTCTTGGGCAGACGTTATTTAAATTTCACGTAAATGCCGATGGACAGTGCGAAATCTACGGGATTAACGGAGTCTCCATTAATTCGGGATCTCAAAGCGGAACTCCCAGCGTTGAACAGAGTACAGGGAGTAAACGCAGAGAAATTGGCGGCGACCAAACCGTAGTCATCCAAGGAGACAAACGTACTACCGTAGGTGGTAACGAAAGTACCGAAACGTCTGCCGATCATACCGTTAGCGCAGGCAACGATTTGCGCAACCAAGCATTACGTGACCTAGCCCTTGGCTGCGGACGTAATATGTACGTGCAAGCAACTGGCGATGGTCTTAACGACGCGCTCACGTTTGATATTGAACACGGCAGTTGGGTCGTTGATATCGGAGGGCCTACGTCGTTGAACCCATTAAGCGGTTTTTCAATGAAAACCTTTTCTGGAGATATGACTTTTGAGTCTACGTTAGGGGGTAATTTCAAGGTTACTACCTTGTTAGGTAACCTTGAAACCTCTACGCTCAAAACTATTATAAATACCAATTTTATGCCTGATTCGGTCATCCTAGGCGGGAATGTACTGGCAAGTCATATCGTCAAATATGAACAATTAGAGCAGCATCTTCGTCTTCTTTATCAGCTACTAGATACACATATTCACATCGAATCAGGAACAAGTGTAGCTGCAGGTATCCCTGTGACAGGAACAAGTGGGCCGCCCGTCCTTCCCATCAGTCCTATCCTTAGTCCCACGCTGCTTACCTTTAAGAGTTTAACTACAGGGGTGTCACTTTGAACGTGTCTTCGTTAACAGTGATAACACCTTTGCAGCCCTCAACGGCACAGCGATAGCAAAGCGTCACAGTATCACGTTCCTCGGTATTGAGTGTGTCCTGTTCTATGCTGTTACCCTGGGAGGTAATCTCTACATTTTGAATTTGCGCCACTAGGGCTAGTCGCTCTTTTACAAAAAACTGTGCGTTCTTGCATTCGGGACAAATAATAGGTTTTCTACGACCGTTTACTGCGCGTTCCCACAAAACGGCTTTATCTACGTACGCGGTGGCTTCAGCTTCACGCAATGGAAAATGGTGCTGGCATACTTCACAGCGCATTAATTGCTGAGACGCAAATGTAGAAGGGCTTTCAAGATCTAAAAAAGAAAATTGTTGAGAATAAGGAACACCTGTTTCCATATAAATAAAACAACCGACGATGCGCACAGCTTGCTCATGACATTTCGGGCAACGTATAGACATTGTCCTTACGTACATGATCTTTTGACAAAAAGCAACGTCAGGTGTTTCTTCATTTGAAGCAATATTGCTTCTTATATGTTTTTGCAGTCCACAGACGGATCGCTGTGACTTTCTCAAAGGGCAATTCCTCGACCGTGAAAGGATCCACTTTCGGAGGTGAAAATACGCCCTTTTCAGGGGTATAACGCGGACGCAACGGAGCCAACAGCACAACAGAACCGCGAACCCCAACAAGGTATCCGCGTTTCTCTCGATCTCCCAAGGAGAGATATACAAACGCAGGAGCGACGCGCTGAAGCTCCTTGTAAAGCGCTTCGCGCACTGCATTTGCGTATGCATGTTGCGCATCTACTTCTTTCACGCCTTGGTGTACAACTAGGCCCGTTACGGTAACCAGCGACGCTGCTGCAGCCACGCCGAGCCACAGCATTTACGCGTCTTCCTGGTCGTTGTGTGCTTGCCTTCGTGCTAGCTCAGGCAAGAACACGTGTTGGATGATGTACTGGCCGTGGTGCCAGTCTTTAGCAACGCCGTTGTCGATCAGGTGGGCGTATACACCTAATTCGCCGGCGTCCCTGTATAAGCGCTCCAGCTCCTCGAAATCGAGGGCTATGGCATTCACAGCCGGGTCGGGTTTTGCAGTTTCTGCCGCGTTGACAACGGCCTCTACGACCGTCTTAGCAGCCTTGGCTGCGTCGTCTGCCGTTGTGTGGGGTCGCGTTAAATCCAATACAATGCGCGCGCACCCATAAATAGCTAACCCTAGAAGAACGGGGTTGGTAGCAGTAGCCCCTATCAACAATAAAGGGAACATGAAAACCTCCTAAAAAAGGACGCACACGGCGCCCTTCTATGACGTTAGACGAGCAGCGCGCCGCTCAGCTTTTCGCCGGAGCAGGCTGGGCCTTCACAGCGTTGTAGACGCGGTTTCCGATGTGGTAGACGCCCACTGCGGCCACCGTGCCGCCGGCGATAACCGCCCACTGCGGCAGCGTCATCGCTGCGCCCGCTGTCACCAGAACCGGAGCCATTGCTTTGAAAAGATTACCCATGGAAGTTCTCCTTGTTAGAGAGTTCAAAAAGTGAGAGGCATTTCTCACTACTATATTATACCAAATAATCATTGGTTTTTATGACACCCGCTAAGTACAATACGGGATGCCCAAGGCTAAGTGGAACAGACCGCCTGTACTTGATTTGCTCCTAAAAATGAGGCTTCTAATCGAGCGTAAACGTAAAGAAGACATTGAACAAAAACTGAGCAGTGCGCACCGATTACTCAATTTACAGATTAAGACTTTGAAGAGGTCCTCTAATGGCTAAATGGCATAAATACGACGCAGGGCGCGCAGTACCCGAACCCCTGCGCCAGGCCGCGAGTACCGTAAAAGAAATAAATGATACGCTTGAGACTGTTTTTGGAACAATAAAAGAAGCGCTGGAAATTGCGCGGCTACTGGCGTCAAACCTAGCAAACAATCCTGTAGAAGCGGCGTTACGAGAAGCCCTTGAACAGATTCAGCAATACATAGACGATTTGATCGGGGGGACCACTGCCCACGCCATCATGATCCCCATCCAAAAACAGCATTACGGGATCGGGGAACCTATCCCCGCAGACGCCACAGATCGTCTATCCCTTACGCCATCTTTCGATCAATTGGCTCAAGACGGAAGTTACTCTCAACGGGTAATTAAGGATATCACCCCAGAGACTATTTCTTTTATCAACACCTCCGTCACATCATTAGGAGGTAACCGTGGATATTGGCGCGCTCTCGTGCTCTCTCTTTACGATGAAGGTGACTTTGCAAGGCCCGACTTTCCCAACAACTTTGCTGTTACGGGTGCTTGTGTAATTTTTGGCTCTAAACAGTTAGCGGATTTGTATAAAATCATCGCGCTTCTTACCAAATGGATTCGTCTTGGCTTTAGAGCCGATATGGGAGCGCGCAGTCAGCCTATTCCCAGCACGCTTAAGGCTACGACAATACCCATTCCAACGGAAGGGCGCATAGGTGTCCAACTTGATTGGACCCCCATCCCACCCGTAATAACCAAAGCACTATTTAGCTCCGAACGGATGTTCGTTCGTGAGATTTTCATAGTCAGATCGACAGACCCTCTGTTACGCGAACGTTTTGGTTGGGGTCAAGTTTTCACAGAAGAACCCGAAGCCAGCGGCCTGCCCGTTAGCGCTGACGGACGCACCCGCGTAATCGCGCGACTTCCCAATGATGGATTAATCGCACGTTACGTAGATAAAGATACAAGTCTAAAAGTTGACACGTCGTACTACTACGCACTAGCGCTGCGTTACGGCATCGGCTCCGACATTAAAACGCTGCTCATCCAACCTATGACGGAGTTTTCCAACGTAGTTTGGGTTCACTACATGGCGCGTCCAAACACGACACGTTTGAGCGAGCCACCTGACTGGTTTGCTACACCTTCGTTAATTCAGTTATTTCCCATCATCCAAAGCTTTGTAAATATCATAAAACTCTACGTAAACGGCGCAATAAACCGCACTCTATCTAACAACGGAATTGTTGCGCTCATCACGCAAACAATAAACCAAATTGAATCCCTTATAGCACAAGCCGCTGAAGTTAAAAAAGACCTCGATGCTTTAGAACAAATTTTACGTTCATTGTCAGGCTTAGATGGGCTAGGTATTTACGCAACGACGTTCGACGTAACCACAGGGGGCATGCAAGCGTGGGTGGGTAAGCTTGCTCAACAGTTTTCTGATAGCACGGATACGTCGCGACCTCCGTTTGACCGTGGGGATGAATTCACTGCGGGATTTGTTATTGTGGCGGGGGCTCCTAGGCTTCCCGATCTCGCTAAAATTAGAGCGTTACTTAAACTTCTGTTCGGCGATGGCAGTGACGAAGAAACTATCAAACTGCGAACTGCTTTAGACGTATTTACAGACCCTGAAGGTCCTTCGAAATTTACCTTCGATAATCAAATGCAAGCAACGCGTGTCTCTGATGATGCCGCCGGAGAAGGTAAACCCGTAGTTTTCGATGAAACCATGACGCCAGCGGAGCGCGACGCAAACTGTTAACAGAAAACAAAATGAACTAAAATACGACTCAAGGAGAACCAATGGCTACTCTCACGGTTTCGGCAACACTTACGTACGGTGACACAACCCCTGATGGCGCTGTGCCCTCTCGTGAGCCGTTGACTTTCTCTCTTTCTTACACAGAGAGCTCTTGTAAGACGGTCCAAATTCCGGCCAACACTACCGACTTTTCTATTGAGCTCGATACAGTAAGCGCGCCGAAATTCCTTTTCGCCAAAGCGCTTGACACCGATGTCACCGTAAAATTATCCGATGGGGTAGTCGTAACACCAACGCCTACGTCTTTGGCCGCTGCGAGTGGTTGGATCATGCTGGCGAACCCCAATGGTCAAGCCATTAAAGAGTTGCTTGTAACTACGCCAGTATCTCCCGCTTCAGGCGCGCGCGTCAAAGTGTTAGCCTTCGAGTGATGGAGAACATCCTACCAGTACTGCTGCAGCAGGGCTCGCTCGGTATCGTTGCGAGCATATTTATTTACTTATACTTAAATGAACGTAACAAAAATCAAGAGCTGCAGAACAAAATAAGTACTACGTACGAACATCATTACCGTAAGCTAGATGAAGTCCGCCAAGCCCAAATCGAGCGTGAGCAAGAAGTAGCGCAAACGCTCGAAGCCTACGGTAAAGGGGTAGTTGAAGCCGTTCGGCACACTACGGCGGTCGCTGACGAGTTGCGGAGGCTGCACCATGAGCAACGACCATAACGACCAAGCAGGACGTTCTTCGTCCTCTCTTGAGCTCACCAATAAAAAGCTTGCAGCTACGCAAGTGCGTATGATCAACAAAGAACTCACAGAGCTCAAGAAGCGTACGTCCACTGCAGAAGAAAAGCCACAGTGTGCCCCGATGGAATCGGACAAAACGGGGCAATTTGTATTGCTGCCTCTCAAAGCCTGTAAGAATGAAAAAATTGAAGAAGCGTACAAAGAGGCAAAAGAAGTGAGTGACAGTTCTCCGCCTGCTCAAGAATCTAAAAAAAGAAAAAAATGGTATTTGTTTAGCTGATTGTCCCTGTGCCCGTTCCTGTGCCTCCTAACGTCTTGTTCGCGGTAGGCGCTAGGGTTGCTGTAAAAGGCGTAACGGGGTCTCGCTGAAGCCCTGCATCCGACGTAGTGACTGTCGTTGTAGTTGTGACATTTACTGCGACTTCGGCATTCGCTTTGAAATAAGTAACCACAGCCTCAGCTAGAGCATCTGTAAATTTACGCAAATCAGGGCGTGCCGCTTTTCCGGGCTTAAACGTCTCCTTTAATTGCTCGTAAATCGCATCAGATAAGCCCTCAGTAGATAAAGCCATGGTTGCTACTCACTTACTTTTGGGATTATACATCGATACTTGCGAATCTTTTTTCTCAGCCGGCCGATTATGCGTGTGCACATACCCTGCTTTAAGACGCTTAGAGCCAGGGTAGTCCACGACTATGGTAGTCGGGAAAGACCACGTACTAGGTAACTTTTTAAAGGCATCCGAAGCGCCACATGCAGGACATTGCTCGGGCTTGCCTTCCACACCCTCTACGTAATCGTCAAACGTATGCGCACATGCGGCACATTCAAAATCGTAGTGTTTGAGCATCGCTAACACCTAAAAAAGAAGCCCTCCATAGAGGGCTCGTTATTTCACTTGTTACGTCGCATTGACACGTCAGGGCCGTCGTTATCGTCCATCGGCGACTCATCGTCAAACCGATCCTCGCGAGAATCAAAATCTCTTTGACGTTCTTCGCGAACAGCGAGGTACTTGTCTCCAATTTCCCGCAACAACTCCGCAGCGTCGCTGACGTTGTAAATGTTGAGGTACGGGTTTACCTCAATGATTTGACCATTTTCATCAAATTTCACGGTGCCCAATTTGAATGAGTACTTCGGCACCTGCAACGGAAGTTCATTGACTTCACAAACCACATTTCCACGAACTTTCTTTTCGACGGGACGCCATGCCGGCGGCTTACGCGCCTGCATCGGAAACCGAGGCTTTCCAGAGAATTTATTAGGTCCACGTTTAGGGTACATTATAGGGCGCTCCACGATTATTTTACGTTGTAACATGTTGAATAAACTTTTAAGTTGCCTGGTGGGTTCGACGGGAATTGAACCCGTAATGCTCCGGTTAAAAGCCGGGTGCCTTACCATTAGGCCACGAACCCCAAGGATTCCATGCAGCACGAAACCCTCAAAAAACCTGCGTGTACAGAGTATGTACTACGACATCTCTATTACATTGAAGACGCGTTAATACGCAATCAATTTCTAGAAGCACTTAACTATACAGGAGATGCACTCGCTAAGGTGCAAAACGAAATTGATTGGTGCTATCGCACCGATGTAACGTTGCCTTTCATCTTAGAGTACCTGTTATTGCTGTCAGACACTCTACAGAAACTACAACATCTTATGCCATCGTACAGGAAAGAGCAAGTGCCTTTGCTGATCAATGTGATACGAGACACGCGTCATTTAGTAGAGAAAGTGACTGCAAATCAGGCGCAATACGAAGAGCCTGACAGGTATATCGATGTACTAGAAAGCGAGCACCGCGCTACCATATATCAAAAGTAGCCGCTATTAAACAGGCAATCGGGGTATGTTTAGGCCACACGTAATTGTACTGCGGAAATGCGTGTAAATCCAACCCTAATGGACCCGTATTAAATAAGGGCCCGTAGTGTTTAGGATCTTTGTACAAAAGGGAACAGCGATGCGAGTAATGGAACATTTCGTCGCCTAACCAACTAGGAACGCTATCTTCCGTTAAAGCACGTGCTCTTAAGTCAGAATCTAAAGACATATTGTGCTTATAACCACGACGAATCCATTCAGCACAAATCGCATCGTAATAAATAACAAGTCCATAGGCACACCCTCGCCACATAGTGACTGCAGGATGCTTTGACCAGGAGCTCTTTGTATACATCGCACGAAGAATTTGTTTACACTCGACGCGTTGTTTACCTAGGCGTTGTCTATCTAAGAGCTTTGCGGTTTCTTCGTAACTAGCGACAGGTAAAAAAGTTTGCATGCGGTGGGCTAGGCAGGACTCGAACCTGCAACGTTCCGGTTCCCATTACGTACTGTTTCCAGTACTAGGTCGACTATCTCATCATCCTATTTACTAGGATGCAGGGCGCTAAATCCGGTAATTAAGAGGACTCAACCTCTCCGGTAGTCTGTGCACCTTTCCAAGGTGTACCTTGGACTTGGCTCAGGGTTCTCATAACAAATCGTACTTGCGTGCCCATCTACGTACCGCATTACACGTGACGCCATACTTACGCCCGATAGCAGCCCACGATAATGTTGCTATATCCTGCTCTAGCGTTTGCTTAGAAGGTAACGGTACTTTCCGTTTCCCTCCTTTGATTGCATGACAAGCTTTAGAGCAAAAAGTAGTCTGCTTAGGTTTTAATACCGCGTCACACACAGCACAGTACGTATTTCGACTTGCGTTAGAATTCCCTGAATTCACCCTGTTCACACCTAGATTTTGCAATCCAGGGGCACCATTCCTAAGCCAGTTGTGCAACTTTGTGTGTTGCGTCTTCTCAAGAACGAGCAAATTCTTGTGACTGTTATCTGCACGATCACCGTTCAAATGATGAACATCTTCATTTGAGCGTAAGGGTCTTTCCATGAACGTTTCCGCTACAAGGATATGTTCATAGATCCACCCGTCCCAGTTATCAGAGCGCATCGCTGATGCGTGCTCCCCAACAAACACGACGCGGTACCCGTTCAGATAACGTACTTGCTTAGGCATATTGATGAGCCGGGGGCTCTGACCTTTGAGCTACTAGCCCTAAAACACACTACGTTAAGCTAACTTCTTATACCTCAAAGCGTTCAAAAATCGTTGTGTTGCATTACACAATCGTGTGCGTTATTCATGTGCCCATCCTCCACATTTAACTGAATGACTTTAATTACAAAAGTATTGCCGTCAAGGTCTTCAAGCGGAAGTTGAACATAGTCATTGCTACCTGTCAAGGACACGTCGCGTACTTTACCTTTCAAAGCGTCCTCTAAAACCCGAGCAAGGTCTTTTGCATTCATAAATCCTCAAAACCGAGCGTAATACGCGTGGCGTTTGGCGTACTCTACATACCAAGGTTCTAGCCCTAAAAGCAACGCGTGATTAAGCATCATTAAACGTCCTGAACGGCCATTGCCGTCTTCAAAGGGATGAATATGTTCAAACTCCACGTGGCGATTCCACACCCACGCGATACGTTCCTCTTCTGTGCGTTCTTTTTGTGCTTCAAACGTGTCCCGTACACGGTCCCACCAGTCGCGCAACAAAAGGGGCACTTCCCGATAATCAGGACAAACGCGTCCTCCTACAGCTACGTTTATTTTACGTAGCTTACCGGCTTTATTCTTGAAGCCTTTCAATCTGCGCATTAGTAATGCGTGCACCACAAGAGGGTGTACAAACAAATTTTCTTTGGACCTAGAGACAACGTACTGCGCTGCTTCTAGGTGGTCATCGTAGTGAGGGTCCCCCGGCAAATTGACGTGCCCTGGTTGAGGGTCAATCAAATTGTGTTCGTGCACAAAGGAATGAAGAAACTCTGCGGTAACCATTAGTTTAATATAGCGGACACACCTGCGCGTGCACCTACGGCATGCAATAAGCGTTTATTCTCTTGTTTTAATACGTAATTCTCTCGTCGTAGATACATATTTTCATGTACCAACAACGCTATTAAGTCCCAATCGTACTGGGAAAATCGCGCTTTTACCTGTAAAAAAGTCTTGAGGCCAGAGACCTGACTTAAGCGCTGCATTACGCGTTCGTACATACCTGTTTTCCCAATTGCCGAAAGTGTTAGTACCTAATTCATTTAACAGGACTTTTGCAAAGTCCCCTTTTTTGGCTTTTGAAATGGCCGTCAACAACTCCGTTTTAGCAGGAGCAGGACCGTTGACAGAATAACAGTGATATACGCACAAAGCGAGATCTTCTTCGAGGCTGAGATCAGAAGAGTCAGCTAATAGTGTTAATGGATTACGTCCCTTATAGAACTGGCTCTCTACATCTTTATGCGTCGAAATAAGCCAACGTATCGCAAAGTCTTTTTGCGCTTCAAACGTAGCGGAGTCCGCGAACAAAAGATGATGCAACCAAGCCCAGCGTTTTGCGGTTTCCCACTGCGCACCTGTTTTAGGTACTCTACCCGCTGGGGGTGTAAATACATCTAAAATGTCTTTACCGGAAATGAGATCGCCTGTTTTAATATTTCGTAGTTTGCCATCCTTACCGACGAACCAATTATGCTTACGGTAAGCGGTCCAAAGCTCATACAAATGCGGAGACTTAGTCTCCGCATACTCTAATGCTTGCAAAAGCGAGAAAAGAGACCCTTGAGTAAGCGAGCGAGGATACACCGCGATATTGTGTAAGGGCCCGGCGGACATGCCTGCGCCATCATAGCTTTGCACTGCCCCATAGAACGGCGCTTCCATAAGAGCCGTTAAATAGTAGGCACGGTCCATGTGCTTTTTAGTCGTAGGCGGAGCAACAGCTACCGTACCGTTAATCTTACAACCAGCAAATTGTTGGTAGCGGATCCAGATAACAGTAGTCATGGCTCGTCTTCTCGATATTTTTTTAGTTGTTCAATTTGACGCCGGAGAATTCCTACAGAAGTCTCCAGGTCTTTTGTGTACCCTGCTCCTTCATCATAGAGCTGACCGAGCCAATATAACAAAACGCCACGAACAGCGTCGCGCCACTGCTCACGGGTCTCGCTTTGCTCAATGGTCTTTTCTATGTCAACACGCACAGCTTCAAAATGGTTTAAAACCACGCGTGTTTTACGGTCTACGGGCACATATCAAAAATAGATCGAACACCTAAAAAGAACAACGATCACATTGGGCTAACACACAACGTAGACGGTTGTTCTATTACTTACTTTAGGTATTAAATTAAGCGACGGATACTGCCCTTGTTGTGCATCAACAACTTGAACCCGATGTGTAGCGCGGTACTTCTGCCACTTAGCCAAATAAAAATGCTTTTTACCGGGTAATGTAACAATCAAATTAACGTCTTTGTTTTCATACCTCCCCTTAAGGTATGCCGTAAGGGTTTCTGGTGCAGCGTCCTTTTCATAAATGAAAATATTATCTATCTGCACTTGGTTCGGGAGCAGGGACTTGAACCCCGATAACAACATCCAAAGTGTTGTGTCCTACCGTTAGACGACTCCCGAATGAAATTATTCTATACAGCTAAACGAATTAAGCACAAGCTCAATTCCAAACCTACTCAGGTTTCCGTGCCCGTAAGGGCCTGCAACGCTTCTTCGAGCGCTATGAAACGTTCTTTCATGAGCACAGCCCAGCTACTTACAACGAGCCGCACGGTGGCCTTATCAAGGCCCGTAGACTCGGTAAGGACGTTGAGCACGTCCATGGCGTACCTTTTGTTGTACTCAGGAACGTACATGCCATGGAAGCGCGTCGCAATTTCCTGGATTTTGGTCACAGGTATTTTGCTGCGCTTTCGCAGCGCACGGTCAATCACTTTGTCTGTGCCGTCTACAGGTTGCGCGTCTCCCAAGACGTACTCTCGCCATAGGTGTAGAACGGTCCCCGCGTACTTGGATCTTGGGGTAGGCGCCGTGTGCCCCGCTTCCCATGCCGTGTATTGCGTGGGGTGTACACCTATGCGTTTCGCCAACGTACCTCGTTTGAGGCCCATCGCTGTTCGCAATCGAAGAAACTCGGCAGGGCTCAAAGGCCATTCAGGCATATCCCTTATGTCGGTGAGCTCTAACTGCGTCGGTTGCGCAGAAGCTTCTTCAGGGACTTCAGCCTTCTCTACATATTTTTTCCACAAAATACCTAGTTTTCGGTGGTACTTTTCACTGGGCTTATTATTGCCTTCCAACCAGTGCGTAACACCGCGCCCAGAAATGCCCACTCTACGCGCCAATTCGGCGCGGGTAAATCCAGCGGCATTGATGAGTTGTTGGACACTCTCAGAATTCCATTCCACAATTTCTCTCCTTGTTATCCATGGTCTTTTACCAGGATCGGAGAGAATACTTTGGTAGGGACGGTCGGACTCGAACCGACAAGGTTTTTACACCGAAGGATTTTCTTACCACTACGACTTTCGTCGCCTTATGCTGTTTGTGGTCTGGACTATACCTTCACCGTACTCAAAAAGAGGTTAGGTGGCAGCCGTCTAGTCTCTACACGTTCCCTGTTCCAGGGCTTCGCTCGGTATTGCCATTTTACAGGTTTCACCGACTTTGACTGCATTCACGTCAAAGGTTTCCCTTTGAGTGCTCAATATTTAAAGTCCTCTGCGTTTACCATTTCGCCACGCCCCCATGGTAGTACCTGCAGGGATTGAACCTGCGACTTACCCCTTGTAAGGGGGTCACTCTGCCACTGAGTTAAGGTACTTTAGTCAGGGTAGCTGGACTTGAACCAACAACCCCCGCGACCCAAACGCGGTGCGCTACCAGCTTGCGCTATACCCTGTTTAGAAGTAATCCCACAAGATCCCTTTCGGATATCTTACAGTAATTAATTCATAGTTCTGATGTATTAACTGAAGGCGTGCGCGTTGTCTAGCTTTTTTCCAACGGATTCGTTGATCCCATCTTCGAAAACCCCTCGCGCATAACCCTCGTTCTATTTTATGCGTTTTACGCGACTTACGACGGTAATTCGTATGCACATAACCCTGCTAAGACGCCAAGTGAGCGTCATAGCGGGGCTTCGTGTTTATTCTCTAAATAAAACATGAATATACTCTTTCTTTTACCAGCGGAAGTAAAGGGATTCGAACCCCTGGTGAATTGCTCCACGCCGGCTTTCAAAACCGGTGCCTTAAACCGCTCGGCCATACTTCCAAAGAGCCTCCTACTCGTTTTGAGTAGATGACAGGGCCGCAGTGCCTACGCCTAAGCCTGTCCCAAGACCCGCAGCACCCAACAATGCTTTATCTTGGTGCATACGCCCTGTAACACTTTCCTGTAACTTCCTACTTATCAAAGGATTATTAAATGTTCCTGGTGTAGGATTAGATTCTATCAAACGAAAAGTGCCGTCAGGAAGTTCCGCGACATCAAATGCTTGATGAAGCGGGGCGTTATCGTAGTGCGATGTTAAAGGCTTATTCACTTTGCTAACAAAGTCTTCTAAAGCTTGGCGTCTATCCCCCGTAACGGGCATATGCGCAAAACCGCCTTCGCCTATTCCAAGGCTCGAAGACATCCTGTTCCACGCATCACGTATTTTGCCTTCAGGCAAACGGCGATGTGTCGATGCAAAGGGGACGCCTTGAACCGTATGTACACGATACTCATTTTTGATGGGTATCTTTTGTTGAAGAATAAACCTGTTCGGGTTCTTCGCAATATCCTGCCAACGAGAATCCTTTAAGTCCGTTTTATTACTGACGAATGATGCGACATCGCCAAGGGACTCATCAACGGGTTTTATGAGCCACCCTTCCGGTAAATTTTTCGCTAAATGATTTTGAAGAGCATTCACATCTCCGTTAAATGCTTTCAAAACGTCCTGCATCTTTTCAGTCTCGGGAATTACGGCAGTGCCATCGTCTAAGTGTTCACGCACCTGTTTGAACACGTCACCGAACGTGGCTTTATCCGCCATTGCTCCCGTTAAGCCTGAGTTCGCCGCATTTAGATCCACTTTACCTTGCACGGGGATCTGCGAAAAAGGAGATCCGTGGTGTAATACGGTGCTGTCTCTACGTAAGACTTCACGGTTTTTAGCAGCGGCAGCGACATCATCTGAAATGTCGTCAGCGCCGTATAAAACGCGACGTACAGCTCTCCCCAACGCCGAACCCGTAGGTCGATGCGTGGCTACTTCAAACGGGAGATCCTTCGCTTTTTCTTGGAGCTTCTGTAACGCAGGAGAGTCACTCGGTTTGAATCGACGTAAATATTTATACGCGGGATACATCGCGGCAGCGCCTAACCCTAAGCCTGTCAAAGTATCCTGCGTATCCCAATCATTTGCGAGCTTTACGCCTAACACATGGCATGCTGCTTTTTTACCTTGGGTATAGGGAACAGACTCTCCCACTGTATCAATAAACGTGGTAGAGGCTGCAGCAGGGCTCGGGGGACGGCTGAGAGTTTGCGGCCCTACGTTTAGAGACGACGAGGGCGGCGCTCCAGCGCCTAGCTGTTTGGTTACTGGCTGAGCAGCCAGGCGTGGTGTATTTTGCGAAACGCCGTATGATGCACCAGGTTTGCGCCGTAGATACTTACCTAGGCCGTAAGCGCCGAGACCCAGCGCCCCTACGCCAAGAACAGACCCCCATCCCAGTCCTTGCTCTTTTTGGGATTGCTGCGGGTATTGTTGATTTTGATATGGGTTATTCATAAAACCTCACATGAACCCGCGCATCTCTTTGTAGAGTTGATCTATTTTAGCTTGGTTAGCCGCAAATTCTGCTTTTTGCTTATGCCCCATTGCAGCATGCTCACCAACCCCTGCAACATCATCAAAAAAATGCCCTACATGTTTTGGGTTATTGACAAACTTAAAAGCTTCTTCTGCAACAGCAGGGTCCATACCTACACGACGTGCGTTATCCGGGTGTAGGTATGCTTGCATCTTCTTCAAATTAGGTGCGTTTTTACGCGCATTGTTTAGCGCTTCCTGGACTTGTGGACTCAAGTTAGTGAAGTCCGTTTTAACAGGGCGGCTACGCCCTCTCAAAAAATCGATTTCTTGTCGACGCAAATCATTTAAATAACGTTTAGCACCAAAGCCCAGCGCACCCGTGCCTAGTCCGTATACCCCCGCGAAGACTTTCTGTGCGGTAGGGTGGTCTTCAAGTAACGGGTCATTATAGACGCCCACGCCTGCAATTGCTCCAGGAACAACACCATGGGCAATTTCACTCGCGACGGGAGCTGCCTTTTCCTTGACAAACTTGGCCGCTTGTTCTTTGAAATTAGGAACAGGCGCTGCCGTTTTTGCAAAACCAAGGACAGCGAAAGCACGCCCTGCCCCGGCCATATAAATCTGATCTGCCATGGCCTAAGTATAGGCTAAAATTAGAGCCCCCTGTCGGATTCGAACCGACGACCGCCAGTTTACAAAACTGGTGCTCTACCGACTGAGCTAAAGAGGCGAATAGGCTAAGCCTACTCAAAGCCCCTTTCCCGTCAATCTATTTCTAGAGTGAACGGAGCAGGTGGCAAATAACGCTCTACTTGGTCTGGGCGTAGAGCTTCTACGACAGCTGATTTACGGACAAAGTTTTGCCGGCCAGGTCCTACACCGTCAGTTTCAAAGCACTCGCCTGTGCGAATATTCTTCGCACTACGAACAGGAACTACTTCCTTAGGCGAGCGGATAATCTCCGCGCCTTCTTTAATAGCCCAACCCGGTGAACTGCTAGAGTCCGTCCATACCTCCTGATAACGAATTCCTACAGGAACCACTACGTACGGATCGGAGTCCGTACAGCCCGTAGTCCCGTGATATTCACTGGTGCTCCTTGACAACTGGTTTGGGTCCAATTCTCCTGTCAAAGGATCCAATAAAGCATACTCAAACCCCAAACTGTCTTTGAATATCCTCTCCTTCACTCCGTGAATTGGCGCCAGTTCGCCATTGGCATCGCGCCATTTTGGACCGCGTGCGTCCCCAGGATCTCCCTTCGGACCTTGCGGGCCTTGGATTCCTTGAGGGCCTTGGGGCCCAGGTTCACCTTGAGGTCCCTGAGGTCCCTGAACTCCTGCTACGCCGTCATTCCCGGTAGCGGCTAGCGTGGGTTCTGCTGCTTTGTTTTGCAGCCCCAGGTCATCGCCGCCGCACGCCACCACAAGCAATAGGCAGCACAAAAATAGACTTTTCATAATCCCCACCTTCCTTGACACTTGTGCCACAAAAAGGGGCGTTTTTATGAAGTTAAGGACTGAGTAGTCTCAGTACTTTTTTACGAAAATAACCAGGCGCGTTCTCCTCTTTTTCGAGGATTTTATTTACCTCGGTGAGCGTTAAGTTTTGTACTTTGTAGAGATCTGCAAAAGGCTGCGGATCCATTACTTTCCAAAACCTGCGACGCGCCGCCCGCGCCTGTGTCAGCGGTGCATTAGCCATTGTCAACAGAAAGCGGTCTTCAGGAGACAACTTCTGCTTTGCAGCATCAATAGCTATCTCCAACGCTGTTAATTGAGGCTGAATCGCTTCAACCTCTTCTGCGAAATACTTTGTGATCGGCGCATCGGGCGCGATCTTGTGTAAGAACCACATAATGACAGACCACAGGCCCATCGAGGTTCTATGAACCTTAAGCATGGTAGACATGACGCCATCTCCCTTCGACGTCTTGTACCATTATTATGAAGGTAATTAGCGCTCTCGGCGGGAATCGAACCCGCATTGCTGATGTGAAAAACCAGTGTCCTAACCGCTAGACGACGAGAGCTTTTTACGACCTTCTGCAGTGATAAAGTATCTTAGTGCAGTCGTTTCGTCGATTTCCCAACGGAGGTATCCCCGCTTGATGAGACCGTGCATCGAACGTTCGGTGTAGTCTACACGCGTATCTCCTATGCGAAGACGGATCTGCGCAAGCAGTAGCCCCGTCTCTCTATGCAGCTCCGCCAAGATACGTAACTGAGCTTCTCCAAGACTTTTTGAGGCACGTTTTTTAACAGGAGACCCTGTAACCGCCAAACGCATACGTTAATGCAAACCTATACCTGTTTAGTACGTAGATACAACCAAGAAGTGTACTAAAATAACTGCGATGCCTTCGAAACTTTCAGCGTTGATAACGCCTTTACAGCCTCATCAGCAACGCGTTTTAGAACGTATACAGGACCCGAACCAGCCGGGGCTTGTCGTTGCCCATGGCTTAGGTTCTGGAAAAACGTTGTCTTCGATCGCGGCGGCCGACGCGTTACAAATGCCCACACACGTAGTAGTGCCGGCAGCGCTTAAAGCAAATTACTTAAAAGAACTACAGAAACATCGTGTTAATCAAGAAGAGGATTTCAACATACACTCTTTACAGCGAACTTCGCGTGTCCCTGACGTACCTAATTTAACCGATAGTGCCCTCATAGTTGATGAAGCCCACAGACTTAGGGATCCTAGCACTAGAGGCAATCAACTATTTAAACACTTGCGCGCTAAGAAGCGCCTACTTTTAACTGCAAGCCCTGTTTATAACCACCCTGCCGATTTATCGTCATTGGTCAACCTCGCTGCAGGCAGTAAACAACTTCCTGAAGATCGAAAAGACTTCGAAGCCGCCTACACAGGCATGGAAAAGATAAGCCCCGGTTTCTGGGCTCGTTTACGCGGCGTAAAACCGGGTGAACGTCAAGTCCTAAGAAACAAGGCTCATCTACAAAAAATACTTAATAAATGGGTTGATTACCACGAAAATACAAGTACCGAAGATTTCCCCTCTACTAAAGAGGAAATCGTAAATGTTCCAATGTCTGAAAAACAACAGGAAATCTACGATGGCCTGTTAAACAAAGCTCCTTTTTGGATTCAATACAAAATCAAGAATAACTTGCCTCCTACGAAGCAAGAAAAGCAGTTAATCAACTCATTTTTAACGACACAGCGGCAGGTCGCAGGCAGTCCCCACACATTCGTCCAAGGGATGTCCGTGGACGAAGCGGTGAACCACACGCCTAAGATTCAAGAAGCTTTGAAACGTCTCAAAGCACAAATGCAGGCAAATCCTGACCACAAAGCAGTTGTGTATTCTAATTATTTAGATTCAGGGCTTGAGCCCTATCGGCATCTTCTTGAAAAGGAAAAAATCCCCTATGGGATGTTCACGGGGAAGATGAAGAAAAAAGAAAGAGATCAATTAATACTTGATTACAACGCCAACAAAATTAAGGCGTTGTTGTTGAGTTCTGCAGGCGGGGAAGGTCTGGACTTAAAAGGTACCCGTCAAATCCAAGTCTTAGATCCGCACTTCAACGAAGAAAAGATTCGGCAAATCATTGGGCGAGGCGTTCGTTATAAGAGCCACACTCATTTGCCTGAAGACCAACGCAACGTGCTCATTGAGCGTTATTTGTCCAAAAATAGACCGACATTTTGGAACAAACTGACAGGTGGGAACAAAGACACTACCGCTGAAGAATACTTGGATCAATTGTCCAAGGAAAAGCTGCGGTTAAATGATCAAGTTATTGAACTACTCAAACAACGTAATAGTACAACATAGCGTTTAAAACCTCCGACGCCAGGACTCGAACCTGGAACCCCCAATTTAACAGATTGGTGCTGACTACCAATTGAGCTACGTCGGAATGATTCTTAATCGTACAGGACGCCAAGCAAATGTCAATACCCCACCACAATGGAAGATTGCGCGCACTGTTAGCCTTAGGCTTCAAGCTAGCTGAATACGCCCCCGGCATCCCCGATAAGTCACGGGTCGTCCCGTTGCCCGACATCCGTAAGCCGACGACGTGGAAGCTCAGTATCCAAGAACATAATGCAGACCGCGCAGGAAAGCATCTTGACTTGCGTCTTGTCGACCCCCGTACGGGCCATGCACATTCTTGGGCAATTCCGCGCGCGGAACTCCCCGCGCCAGGGAAAGCGGTTCTCGCAATACAGCAGCCAACGCACACAGCGGATTACGCGCTTAATTTTGGAAAAAACAAAGTCGACGTAATTCCTGAAGGGTATGGCAAAGGCAGCGTACGCAGCCATACGCTTGCAGACGCTGATGTGTTTCACAGTACGCCCGCGCCAAAAGGTACGCGTGTACGCTTTAACGTATACAAATCAAAAGGCCCCGAAGAGTACGCAATTGTTCGCATGGGGAACGGCTCTGATTTGCTCGTCAATAAAACTTTGACTAGGGAGCGCGTACCCCAGTTGTTATTGGGCGAGAAACCCAAAACAAAAGAAGTAGACGTTACTAAAGTTAATCCGACGTCCAAAGATGAAGTTTGGATGCCGAAGTACGATGGGGCGCATACTTTAGTTTTGTTGAGTGATGAAAACAAAATTCCAAGGCTTTTTTCTTATCGCATTCCTAAGAAACATACGGCAGGGCTTATAGAGCACACGCACAAAGCCCCTGACTTATTGGTACGTCGTGTACCTAAAGACCTGAAAAATACGGTGCTACGTGCTGAGACGATAGGCATTACATCTGAGGGGAAAGCGATTCCTGCGTCAGACGTGGCGGGATTACTCAACGCGACTGTAACGAACTCCCGAGAACGCCAGAAAGAGCTTAACGCAAAGCTTGTCCCTGTACTCTTTGATATCGAAAGTATCAAGGGTAAAAGCGTCCAGCATTTACCTTTTGAAGAACGCTACAAGTTACTCAAAGGCATTGGAGAGCGTTTACAACTTCCGGTCACGGACACCGCTTTTGATACCGCAACCAAAGAAAAACTTCTCAAACACATACGAGAAGGAAAGCATCCTCACACCTCTGAGGGTGTCATGATACAGTCTCTATCGACGAACAGTCCTGCGCAGAAGGCCAAGTTTAGACCAGATCACGACGTGTACGTGCGTGAGATTTTCGAAGCTGTAGATGCACGTGGCAAAGGTTTAGGCCGTGCCGGCGGTTTTGAGTATTCATGGACGCCCCGAGGACCTATCGTAGGCCGTGTAGGAACAGGCTTTGACCACGCCTTAGCCCGCGACATGTTTATTAGCTCTAATAAATATACGGGGCGGGTCGCCAAGGTGGACGCCGAACGAAAAAACCCAAGTGGGTCTTTATCTAAACCAAGTTTTATCGCTTGGCATGTGGATAAAGGAAAACAACTATAATCAAGCGAGGAGTCACAGATGCATTACGAAAATGGTCGCGCAATTGCTTTGATGTCTTTGGGTATTAAAAAAGCAAATGCGCTTGTGCATGTTCCAGGAATGGGGCGTACTCTCCGGCCCGGCTTATCTAACGAGGCAAAAGCACGATTGCTTACCGGAATTACCGGCACTGCCGGAGGTGCCGTAGGCGGCGCTCTTGTAGACGATGAGGACCCGCTGCGCGGAGCTTTGTGGGGCGGAGGCGTCAACGCTGCAGGAGGCCTGGTAGGCGCTCTCGCTTCGCGGCACCTAAAAAAGAACGAGCCAGCTGTCCATCGAATGTTAGAACCAATGTACGAGAATATGTTGAAGCGCCCAGGAACCGCTGCAGGAGTAAGTGCAGGTTCTGGAATGCTGAGCGGTGCTATAACTTCTGGTATTGCGAGCAGGTTCCGCGGTACTCCTGAACAAGGCTGAACCTATCCTTTCGTATGCCCAGAACCCCTGACCGTACCCCTGGAGAATCCCTCGAAGAAGGGACCGTCTACGACAACCGTCCGCCTGGTGAAGAACCCACCAGTGCGGGCGGTGTTCGGTACGTAGACGGGTCTTTTTCTTTTCGGGATAGTCTTGGTTTATTTAATCCGCGGTCAGGCGGTAGCGGTATTACGGAACCGCAACACAAAGCTCTTGACACTCTTGTTCACGATTTAGCTGAAGATAATTACACGGAGCTCACGTACACAGGGCAAGACCTTACGTCCGTGATTGTTTGGGAAACTGCCGCTAAATTGAAAAAAATACGCGAAGCCACCCTGTCTTATACAGGAGATGACTTAACGCAGGTTATTGAAAAGCAGTACGACGCCGCAGGCACAACGGTTGTTGAAGAAATCACGTCCACGCTCGCTTACTCTAGCGGGGACCTAATAAGTGTGACGGAGGACTTCACGTGAGTGTATTTAAAGCGGTCTTCGTCGCAGGTGGCAGAATTGCGCTCAAAGCAGGCAGCGCTCTTATCGGACGCGTTCACTTGCGTAACCCTGGGGACACAGCGAACATGGGCGACGCGACTACGCCCGTACGCACAGACCCCACAGGGACAACTGCACAGCCTGTCACTGACAACGGGGGGTCCCTTACTGTAGATGGCACGGTCACTGCCAACGTGGGCACGACCAACGGTCTTGCACTCGATGCTACGCTTACGGGAGGCACTCAAAAAGCGATGGTTCGTGGGGGTGCAAAAGGCGCAACCACGGCTGCTGACGTCACTAGCACTGCTGAAGGCGCAGATCACCAGGCTGTGGACGTTCAGGTTTATCATGGCGGTTCTGCGATTAATCCGACGGCTATTCGTGCGTTAACTGCTTCAGATGTTGTCACGAGTAACCAAGGCACTGCGGCGGCATTGTCTGGTTATTGGCCCGTGCGCGTTACGGACGGCACCAATACGATGCCCACAGGCGACGTCGTTGGCAGGGCCCTTTTCGAAAAAATAACAGATGGAACCAACACTGCAGCCGTCAAAGCCGCCAGTACTGCAGCAGTAGCTACAGACCCTGCACTTGTTGTTGCAGTGAGCCCCAACAACATAATTTCCACCGCAGCGGTTGACCCGTTAGGGGTACCTGTGTGGGGTACCGCGTTCGATGAAACGCGTGTTGCAGCCCCTTGGACGCTGGCAGACTTAATTAATAAATATGAAATCGATCCTCGTAACTACGCGTCACAAACAGCTACCGCAGGTACCGTTACCCATGTAGCTGCGCAAAGCGCAGTTCGTCTAACCGTCACAGGCACCAGCGGCTCTAGTGCAAAACTTAGAACAAATACGTTCTACCGCTACCAAGCAGGTAAAGGGCTGCGTTGGCGAACTACGCTTTACCACGCAGATACAGGACAAACTAACCAGACCCGGCGTTGGGGATTTTTCGACGATAATGACGGTTTGTTCTTCCGACTCAGCGGCACAACCCTAAGCGTTGTTCAACGAAGTTCTGTTTCAGGTTCTGTTGTAGACACTGTCGTTAACCAGTCCGCTTGGAATTACGACCCCATGAACGGAACGGGGCCCAGCGGCATCACTTTGGATATTACCAAAGGCAATATCTACGAAGGTGTCTTTCAGTGGCTTGGGGTGGGCAGTGCCCACTTCTTTATCAATGGTCGGCTAGTTCATACGTTCCAAAATGCGAATACAATCGCCGCGCCTTATATGCGTACGGCACAGTTGCCTATGTCTTGGGAGGTTGTCAATACAGGGACTTCGACTGCATCCAGCCTGACGTACGTCTGTGCGTCGGTTTTCGTTGAAGGAGGCGACCTTCCTCAAGCTACTTCGTTTGCCGCGTACAACACAGCCGACATCAGTGTTACAACCACGGAACGTCCTGTGCTCTCCATCCGTCCTAAAGCTACATACAACGCGATTACGAATAGAATGTTGGTTCTTCCATTTCTGATGTCGATATCCACCGAAGGAAGTCGCGCAGGCTTCCGTATTGCGATGAATTCTACCTTGACGGGCGCATCTTGGACCTCTGTAGATGCTAATTCAGGGGTTGAATATGACTTGTCTGCGACGTCTGGTACCGGTGGACAAACACTCTTCCGTGGTTTTATGCCTAACTCTAACGACAGCGCTACCTTGTCTTTAACAGAATTCTTTTCAGACAAAGCACACGGTCGCGCTTTGCGTTTAGACGCCTTTGCAACTACACAAGATGTTTTGACTATCTACGCCATCAATGAAGCCGCAGGTACGACGTTAATGCGCGCGTCGTTGGCTTGGGATGAGGTGCGGTAATGGGCACACTTAGTACACTTTTAGATAATATAACGCTTAATGCAAGTGGGTCCGCCAATTATCGGGCAGGACCCGAACAAGAAGTCGTTTTATTTTGGAATATCACAGGGCCCGTTACAGGAACCAGCCCTACGCTGGTGTTTACGTTACAAGAAGTCGATCCAGGAGACGAAACAACTGCAAACGGGCAGTCTTCTACGAGTGCTCCTATTACAGCAGCAGGGACAGGGCAACTTGTTCTAAGCTTAATCACGAGCCCCATCATAAAAGTATCCTGGACCGTTGGAGGCTCTTCTCCATCGTTTGGGGCAACGCGCGTTACGTGTGTATCCAAAACAGTAGGTAATAAAGGGCCAATCGTAGCCGATGGCGCCGATACCACGTTGGGGGCGACCACCGACGCGGACACGGCTCTTACCGTGGTCGGCCGCCTTAAAAAAATTGTCGCGCTTTTGGCGGGAGGTTTACCTGCTGCCTTAGTAGGCGGGAGGCTGGATGTAAATACAGGCTCCTGGCTAGGTTCCACCGCGCCATCGGTAGGTCAAAAAACCTCCGCAAGCAGTCTACCGGTTGTTATCGCAAATGACCAGACCGTGCCCGTGTCTAGCGGTGCAACTGAAGAAGCTACGTTTACCGTAACTGCCTTAGCGGTTGTTTTAGGGAATAACAAGTCGTTACTAAGTCTCTACAACCCAACAGCAAGTACCAAGATTTTGAAACTGCGTGAATACTACGTACGAAATGCACAAACAACAGCTGTCACAGGCGTTGCCGCACAGTTACACATTTATCGGTTTGCGAGCGGCAGTGCCCCTACTGGGGGGACCGCGCTAACTCCGTACGTACACGATACCGCCGACACGCTCGGAGTGGGGATTGACGCTCGTACAGGTGGCACCATCGCAGGAGAGGTGGCGGCGGTGGCCGACGTGATGCGCATCAGCTCCGATGAGTGGGGGCCTGGTACCTTAGACCAAGAAGGCGCGCAGCAAACCATCAGTAACTACTTGCCCGCGCGAGTAAAGAGAGACGCGCAACAAAAACCCATTGCAGTGCTTCGTCCAGGGCAGGGTGTCCATTTGAAATGCGCGACCAATACGACGGCAGGTAGTTTTGATTTAATCTTCGTATTTACACAGGTGTGATTTTATGGCGCGACTTGACCGTAGACTTCGGGTTTCCTGGGAAACGTTAAAAACGTTAGCTAACCAAAAGCGCGTTGGCTACCACAGTTATGAAACTGAAAATGCCATCGAAGTCTATTTGATCGAGGACGGGGAGCCGTCTTTTTGGGCCTGCGTCTACAAAAGTACCGACCCCTCGTATGACGTGGACACTTACAACGATTGGATTGACAACTACGCTCTTACAGCAAACGGCCCGTCTCGTCCTCGTGACTATGATGGACGTGACGTATTTCTTCCCGTCACGTTGGGTGCGGGCCAGTGGCATTATTGGCACGGTGAGGGAGATGACGTTGAGGAGGAAACTATAGGGGGCGGCGCTGCGTTTGCCGTATCCCGCTCGACCGCAGGGGAGAGTACTGTTGTTTGGCGTTACCGTGACCCCGTATGGATTGCAGGCGGTTCTTTCAAGTACGAGGGAGCACAACTCGGGGATTGGGTGCGGTTTGAGATCTATGCCCCTGCAACACCTATTACGCCCAGTGCAGGAGGCAATACAGGTAATTGCAACCTGCACGAGTCTGGGGTGCTCATTCCTGCGGCAGGGGATGGCGCGTACAACGTAGACTTAGAAAATACGTACCCAGTACCTACCTCTGACTTCGCGCCTTACTCTGGGTTTTGGAATTACGCATTACCAGCGGACATGAAAGGAAAAGGAGTAACCACGGCGGGCACACCAGGAGGGTCCAAGTATCACTTAATCCCTGCACGGGTAAATTTGGATTTGTTCGTCAACAAGGAGAGGTTGTTGGGTAGCGGATTAAGCACCTATGAGCCTCAAAACATTCGCGTGAGTCTTTGTCTCCCTGGTTGGGAATTTGAGTGCACCATCCATAACGAGACAGGAGACCATACATTAGAAGCGATTTGGCGTGTTTTAGTGAGCCGTTATTGGACGACTGTTTAATAGCTAAAAAATAGAACGGGCAAAATCCCGTTCTATTTCAGGCCACAGCCCGATAGAGATCGTCCCCGGACCTGTACTGCACAGGCGCCGTATGGACTATTCGGTGTGAAGGCTTAGCCCAAACATTAGCGCGAGCATACGTGTCGTCTTCGTCGGATTCCAACGACACTTTCTGCGCTAACAAAACGTCATAGATGGGGAGATTTCCGGGAGGAAGGACACACCATTCTTCGATGATATTTCCTTGCATGTCCAACCTGAAAATGTTGTGCATGCGTCCTCGACGGATCTCAAAAATATTTCCTTTGTTGGAGACAACGCGAAACTTATTTTGCGTCTCCAACATGGTGCGTTGTTCTTCGGTAAGGCACATGTACAACAGCGCTTTGGCGCGTTCTTCGACAATTTGCGAAATGGCCCGCTGTGCTTCATTGGGAACAACGATGGGAGACGCGGGTGAATACATAGGGCGTCGCGTAGGATAGTTTTCGTAACGAAATACGTCCAAACCGGTTACTGTGTATGTACTTAAAGAGGGAAACCACGCTGTAGACACAGCGTTCCCGTATGTGGTGGAACTTGTGGATGCGCTGTACGCCGTCGTGTCTACCCACCCGCTGTTACCCATACAATGGGCCTGGTACGCGTGATACACCCGATACATTTCATTGGAATTAAACGCGATTGTAGACGTGATTTCCGTGTCAACAATCACCCGCCCTGCAACGGGGGCCGCATCAGGATTTTCTCGGCGTTCGGGTCGAACTCCCGGATCTGCTCCCCTGTGCTCCCGTCGCTGTTTAGCCTGAAGGCTACGTAGCCTTTCTTTTTCAAGACGTCGAAGCTCGCCTTTGCTGCTTCGACTTCCACCGCATTGTTTTTGTCCCAATGCACCTTGGAGTCCCCCGACAGGTCCATTCCGAACATGATCCCCGTGGACGACTCTGTGCGTTCGTTTGGTTGCACCACATGCTGCAGCTGCATTTGCCATCTCTCTTCCTAAAAGAAAAAAGACACGTAAAATACGCGTCTTTATCTTATGCCACAAAATATGGATTATCTCAGATTTGAGCGCCATGCTCGCGCAAAATACCGACGAGATCTGGCGGTTTCCATCCTTCGGGTTTTAGAATTTTGCCGTCGGCTCTAAACGTGGCTACCCCGTTCGGGAATTTAGCCATATTGGAACGTTGTACTTCATTGAAGATAGCCGCCAACGGAATACCATACGTATGGGCGGTCTCTGCAATAATGTACGCCATATCGGCTAGCGCATCCGAGATTTTCACAATATCGGAATCGCTTTCAGCTGAAAGGTACTCTTCGTATTCCTCACGCAAAAGGCGAAGCCGTAATCTGCGCACTTCCATGTCTTCCGGAAAACCGGGAGTCGTCGCAGGCTTTCTGCCTGCCGCTGTCATGAATTCAAAGACAGCGTCCATTACCTTTTCCAAAGCCACTCCTTACGCGTGAAACACCGCCCCATGATACGCAGCGTACATGCGATACTGCGGTATTTGCTTCACGTCGTCCATGTCTAGAAAACCGATGTCAAGCATCCGCGTAATCGCAGTGTCTACACAATGCCAACACGGATGATAATAGGCGACTTGCTGCAAAAGCCATTTAAAATTGCCCTGCGCGTTAAGTTGCATACTCTGCAGTTGTGCGCACATTTCTTGTTTACGTCCGTCAGGAAGCGGTTGATCTGCCTCAACCACAAGAGATTCAAAAACCGTTAAAACGGCATTTAACGTATCTTCGTCCTTAAAGAAGGTCCGATTTTTAATCAATACGGCGAGCTCTTTGAGATCCAACGTACCACCTCTATGTTCTTATACCGCGCTCTTTTCCCATACTTGAAAAGAGTATGCAAAAGCCTCGCCCTGAAGCTGTTCTGATTCTTGAGTCTTTTTAAAGCCAGAAAGAAGCGGGAATCGCACATCACAAGGAATCTCAGCGTGTACTTGTGTCAAATAAACTTTGCGACACTCAGGAAGCCAAAGCGCTTCTTGATACACTTGACTTCCACCAATGACAAAAACGCGCTCTATATACGCCAGAGCTTTGCAATAAGCCAAGGCCGCGTCCAGGCTCGGTAGCACGAAAGCATACGGCCAAACGCCGTAATCTTCATTTCGCGACAAAATGAAATTGACGCGATCTGGCAAAGGTCGAAACTTTTGAGGGATAGACTCCCAAGTCTTCCGACCCATGATCACCGCGTTCTTTTTATTCGGATCTTCCGTCCAAGACGTAAGTACTTTGAAGTGCTTCATGTCTCCAGGAAGTTGCCAAGGCAACTTGCCGTCTTTACCAATTCCTCTTTGGGAATCCATCGCAACCACAAGGTCAAACGGAATAGACATGAAGCACCTCTTTGTAAGTCAGTACAGGTCCCCAGGCTTAGGCGGGAAAAAAGATTTCCACTTGGTCTCTTGATGGTCGATGACCAACGCGTCATGTTCATCCAAACGGTAAACGCCCACACCGGCTGCTGCCGCGTGCGCATACAATCGATTCAAATGCTCTTCAGCACGGTAAGGTTCGTCGTAAATGATGCACTTTAAGCCTGCGTTACAGATTAGTTTAAAACATTGCCAACAAGGCAGTGCCGTACAATAAAGAATAGCGCCTTCGACACGGACACCGTTTTTGGCTGCTTGGGCGATAGCATTACATTCCGCATGCACTGCGCGAATACAATGCCCCTCTTCCATCAAATGCCCCTCATCGTCACAGTGAGGCGTCCCAAGCACCGAGCCGTTGTATCCAGTAGCAATAATATGCCGGTCCTTGGATACGATCACCGCCCCTACGTGTTTACGATTGCACGTAGCGCGCGACGAGACCTGGTACGCCACATCCATAAAATAACGAAACCAATTTTTACGCATTTGATTACCCGTAAAAGCTAAAAAAGGCCCCACCAGCACCAATGCCAGTGGGGCCCCTATACGACAGCAGCACTCTAACTCTAGGCGAGAGTGCTAGGTCCTGGCAAGTCTCGGTTACGGTAATCAAAGACAGCAAAACATTCCACTTCAAAGTGGAATAGCTTGCATTATTTATTCAACGGGAGGCGTCGCGCCTTCGGGCTCAGCGAGACCCAAAACCTGCTCTTCCTTAAGAAGGAGTCCTGTGGTTTTAGATGAACCCTTCCACTCCCCATGCCCCAGCTCAGCAACGGCCACCACGTAGTGCAGCGTGTTTGCCCGCACTTCTGCAACAACGCCTACCCCTTTCTTAAAGCGACTTTTAGAGCCTTCCGGAACTTGATAATCAAGCATCACACGATCGCCCTGCGCATACTTGGGCTGAAGCCCATACGTCTTCACCCAAGCCTGCTCCGCGAGCTCAACCCCGTAATGCCGGTGATGCTCTGCCGAGTCCAAATCACTGACGATAGATGCGTCGATTTCCCAACCCTTACGGTCTAGCGCCTTCGCCAACGCGTATCCGTCCCAACTGTATTCCTCATCAAGGATATCGATCAAATCGAAGTATTCGCCGTAATCATCCGATTCTTTGGCGTCTTCATGCGCTTCTTCGATTTGTTCGTCTGAAAGCCCTTGATTCTTTAATTCATGTATCGTGGGAGGTATTTTAAACCCCATAGTTTTACACAACTTACGCGCGACACCTTGCAACACTTCAGGGTCGTGCGCATCCGGGCGTGGCGGCGTTTTTCCAGGTGCCGTGGCAACATCAGGGATTACAAGTTGTTCTGGCATGGTAAACCTCGGACTTCACGGTGTATACGTGTAAATAAAATACCCTGTTCGATTGCGTCATCGAGCGCAACGTGCGTGTGTGGAGCACTTCCAAAATATCGTTTTGGGTAATTACGTTTCACTGACTGTGTGAATTTAGGTATTTTTAAGTGAGCCATTGCATACGTTTTGATATCTAACGAAGACCACCCAAAGGGATTCTCTTTTGCGTATGCCCACAGATACCAGAATACAAATAAAGAATCGAATGCTGCAGGGTAACCCACGAAAACAGGGCGATGCGGCAACGCTTTAAGCCACGTTACGTAACGTACCATCGCATTTGTAGGATCTTCGGGATTAACCCGCGTGGCATTGTACGCAGCTTTATTTTTAAACCAGAATTCAGCCGTATCAGGGTCTATTTGGGAATTGGGCAGCAATTCCAAATTTACTTGAAACGTAGAAATCGGAATTTCCGAATTCCCATCAAAAGCAGCAGACCCGAGAGACAACATAGAGTTGACCCCTGGGCACGGGCCATTGGTCTCTACGTCGGTGCTTACGTACGTTTCCATCGAAGCAACTCCTAGACAAATCTTTGTCTATTCAAAAATAAGGAAGTACACGTTTGGCCAACGCTTTCGTCACTCTAGGATCAAGCGTTTCTCCGTAGCGTAAAGCGTCGTGCATCGTGACCAACAATTGAATGTCATTTCGCGCACTGTGGATCGCTTTTTTCAGCAATGTATCCAGCGTTGCGCGCAGCTCTTCTTCAAGAGGTGTTTCTTTAATTAAATTACGTACTGCGTTCAACGCATCAAGCGTTGTATCTTTGGGGTACGTATTACTCATCGCGGAGTTGTTTTTGAGCGTAAGTGTATACGCATACTTCGTGGTGTTTCGACGTTACTAAACTTTTCCCACTGTTCGCACTTATCACAGTACCCCCACCACTGCGTTTTTCTTGCGGCATTGCGCGCGTCCCACCAAACGCCTTGCATATAAAGGCTGTAACTATCTCCGAATAAGCGTAGGTACGTATCAGGAAAACAAGTTGTTACATATATTTTGTAATGGAAGTTTCGTAAAATATCGACCAGCGCTTTGGTAAAATGCGCTTGACCGTATTTACGGTTCTCCCATTGTAGAAGAGGTTCCATATCGAGGGTAATTACCCGATCGTCTTTTTTGCTTAAACGTACAAAACTAATGGGATCTTCGATGATCCCGCTAAATCGAGGAATTGCTTCGCTAGACATAAAGAAAAACCCCGTACAAGACGGGGTTCCTTTAGGCTTCTACGTTTTCAACCACTTCCGTGGGCGTTTCCGTGACCGCATTCTCAGGCATGACCAAGGGCAAAGCCTTGATCGTCTCCACCCAAGCCTTGGCGTCTTGTCCCTTCACGAAGTTTTCGATAACGCCCCATACTGAATCATTGAAACCTCCAATGTTCAAGATGTCAGGGTCATCTGCAGCTTGCGTTGTCGTGTTCGGGGTTACGTCCAAACACACCAACTTGCAGTTGGCATTACGTGTTTGAATTTTGCGGAACAACTGCTCCATCTCTGTCGGACCTGTTTTGTTGGTCGTCAAGTAGTTGTAACGATTGTGCGCCAGAGTTGCCCACGATTCGTTGTCCGAAAAGAAAATGATCGTTTCAGCGTCTTCCTTTTTGTCAAGAATATGCTGAAGCCCAAGCTGCAAGCTTGTGCCACCGCCGCCACACGCTGCCAATTTCTTGGCGTTGGTCATCACCGAATCGAGTGGGTTGAGTTGCAAGCGTGTGTGCAGCGACGTATCGACAGGAATGACGCGGGCCCCAGGGGTGGTCCGCAGCACGCATGCCGCAAACAACGCGGCCACGTCGATACAACGCATTTTTGTGGTCGCAGACCCCCGTCCCCCTGTCACAGGCGAGCTCATGGAACCTGACACGTCCGGAAAAACCCAAACGTTGTCGCCGAAAGAAGGCGTATTTTTGGTAGCAATCTCAAGCGCGGCTTGTAGCGCCATTTTGATGTCTACCGGGATTTCCGAATTATCTTCGGTCGCCAAATAGGCCATCAAGAGCTGATACGGAAAAACCCGCGCGCGCTGAATTTCTTCAGCGTTCGCAAGCTTCTCTGCAATCTTCTTTACGACAGCTTTGTCTTTCAGCACGCCATGGCGCTGAAACGTATTGAGGTTCATGCGCGTGAATTGCCATCCGCCATTGAGCGCGATCGTCGTCCAATCCGCCGTGGACAGAGGCAACGCCGTCAACATCTGGAAAGGAACCTGCGGTACTGTGAGGTTCTCCCCTGCCTTGTACTTTTCGTAGTCTTGGATGAGCTGCGGGAGTTCATCTTTCTTATAGAACTTCCGTCGCTCTTTCTGCTTCTCGTCGGCCTTGGCTTCCTCAGGGTAGCCTAACAGGTATTTGAACGCGGAATCCCGTTGTTTGTCTTCGCCCGCTTTCACGTGGGCAAGACGGATGATGTCCGCCAGAGACGGCGACTCACCGACCGACGCACGGAACAGCGCTGCGCCATTTCGCTTGTCGAACCACTGGTGAATAAGCCGTCGCGGCACGGTCCCCAGTGATTTACGCCCCGTCGTGCCCGAGCGAACAATCTGCACGAAATTCCGCAGCATCTTATCATTGTCAATGGCGAGCGGAAATGCGCACTCCAACCATTTCTTGGCTTCATCGCGCGCTTCACCTTCCAACGTCTTACAACGCGCCGCAAGCAGCGCGCAGAGAAGCGCAGGCATGTCTTTCATATGTCCCGACTTACGGGCATAAACAGCGCACTTCGCGATGTACTCACTAGTACATTGCTCCGCGAACTCTTTGACCTTTTGTAGCTGGTCTTCAGGTGAAACGTAATAGGTCTGAGACAAGCACCCTGTTGCTGCAAGTTGCGCAAGGGCGTGTTCAGGGGTGAAAGCATAAGCTTTACCCCCTGCATTATTAATGGTATTGACAGTGCGCGCAGGCTTAGGTTGTTTTCCAGCCGTAGCAGAAGAAAAAAGCTGTTTATTAGCCATGGTGACACACTTTCTAACAGGCAAGATCCTGCTAAATAAAAAATCCGTGAATAACGAATAGCGTCTACTACCACGAGGCAGTAGACGTGTCGCTTCTTTTATTAAATTTTGTTGGGCCTAATTTCAGTAATGTCTGCAACAGCCGCCTCAATGTCCCTATCCTTTTGTTCACGCCAAAGATGTTGCGCTAGATTCAACAATGCGACAGCATCGTCAAATGGCAAACGCCCGTCGTTGATTTCCTCCCGACACCGTACAAGAAAGGCGTCAATGTGTTGACGTTTCATGCCCTCTCGCTTCGAGAGGACACTATTCCTCTCTACTTTCTTGTACCGTTTTTAGCGCGCATTTATGGGGATATAACCACGTATCCAACCGTATTACCGTTAAGGTCCAGAATCTTCTTTTGGTGCGGTCGAGGCTGCTCCAATAAGTTCTCCATGTCGTTTGCAAGACGCTTAAAAATGCGCGCTACCTCTGGAGAAGGGTCGCTATCAAACGCATCGTTTTCTGTAGTGATTGTAACCGTGATTTTCATTTCATCACCAAAAACCAGAGGATGGTACCCACGACACCTCCAAACAGCGCGCCGTACAAAAATGAATTCATATGTAAACTCTTCTGAGGTACATCAATAAGAATCACGCGCGGATTGGTCGGCGTGTCGTCACTTTCTAAGGCATTACGAAAATCGTGGAACGATTTATCAAATCCCGCGACCGTGCTTTCGATAGACGCGCGGATTTTTTCAGTATTAAGCCATGTTTCAAGTGGCACATTGGCTGGCCGTTTGGTTACATCGGTGCCTTTGCACTGATGAAACTTCACAAGAACGTGCGGGATAAAAGCGCCGCAACGTTCACATGCTACGCATTCTTCAGGAGTAAATCCGGGCATGGGGGTAGCGTACTAAAACCAAGAACAAAATCTATCATAGAGTTCAAGGTGCCGTTTTTTGAAAGCGAGGGGCTTCACGTTTACAACCCTCACACGTCACGTGCTCCAAGTCCTCCAGATACGCCCAGCGATGTTCAGGCGGCCACACCCACGGTGCACCCGCGCCACACAGGGCAACTCCGTTGAACAAAACATGGACAACTAAATCAGTGTGTAACACCGCTTTTCTCAATTGCTCTAATTCCTGGTGCAACCTCTCGATTGCGTCACAAGCGTCCCATACGTCCTTCGCTACCACTTCTCGTATTTGGGCTTGCCAGCGTAAATACGGAGAACATTGTTTACGTAAACGGCGTACACACGCTAGGTCATGTGTACGCTGTTCATCTGCGTTAGACATCTTTCACCAAAGAATCTACTGTGATCTCCGTACGAGACTGCAAATAGGCCCTCATGGTGTACCCTGTTTGTTGATCCTGAATGCGAATCACATCCGGAGTGTACCCCGTCATCCTACGCATCTCGGTAGCGTACTCCACCGCCGCAGCGCTAGCGTCCACCGCGTGGATCTCATGTTTAAACTTACCCTGGATACTACAAGTAAAGACGCGCATAACTCCTCCAAGCCTTTACTTGGTATGATAGGCTTAACCCTTCAGTGAAATTTCAATAAGTGTCGTTAGGTAGTATGCAATAACAAGGTAAATAACCAGGCGCGAAAAAGAGTTATGCAAAATGCGTTTATGCAAGTAAGTGGCGTGAAAAATACGCAGTAATCCGTAAAGGCTTGCTAACAATGCGCCACTTGCGTTGTTCTGCATAAAGCACAACGCGGCGATCAACACCGACCACCATGCAGCCACGACGTCGTGTGTCATTTTAATTATTAATTTCTTGAAACATCCAACCCTGGGCGGCCTTAATCGCTTCTTCGGTGCCCATGAGTTGGCGCTTCTTATCGTCCACGACGAGAATCAACAAAGCACGCTGTGCCATCCGGCTAAGTACGCCCTGCCCACGTTGAAAATCCCCGCGCGCAACCATGACCGGAATTCCGGTGGCTTCTGTGAATTCCTGTCCTGCAGGATGAAACATCACCCCGCATTTATCAGGGCGGTCTTCTTCCCAAAAAACTTTGCGGGAATCTTTATGTTCCCAGGTGGCTTCATCGATCCACAAACAAACAAATTCCTGACAGCTAGCAGGCCGGTCAGCGTAGATTCCACATGAAGTCCCTGTACAGTGCGTACAAGTCACGTTCATGGGCTTATCTAATTCTGTGACCCCCATCAACGTACAGCACGCGGTGCACTCCCCGCACGCACGCTTCAAAGAGGTAAGTCTTCTTTTATCTTTCTTAGCCATATACGAACTCGACTTGGCATACAGTCTTCAGAAGCAGAATGCTCTGCAAACTTGTGCAATCGCTTCAACTGAACAGGTTGTACTTTAAATTGTGACTTCATCAATTGGGCGTAAGACATATCCTTGTTCGCAGCCGCCACGATAAGTGGCAACGCTTGCACTGCGTGATTCAAGGACACATCCGAATAGCGCATTTCACGCATCCAAGCTTCATAGCCTTCACACAAAGGATACGGAGCAGGAGCCACATCAACTCGCGTCCCTTTCACTTTCATATAAATGTACGGCACACTCATTTATCAAGACCCTTCAACCAAGGTAGGAGAAGATAGAACCAAAAAACGACCCCAAGCGCCATACCAAGTAAGCTTGCTACGATAAGCAGAGCATCCACAGAGACCCGCGGCGGTTCCTCTGCGCGAATTTCAACCGGAAGTCTTTTCTGAGGACGCCGAATCCGTCTTCGTTTGATAAATTTCATCCTGCGTTTCCTCGGCGGATTCTTCTGCATAGAATAGTTTGTACAGTGCCTCTTTTAAGTCCGTGCGCAACACAAGAAGGTGCTGCGCCATGTACGTATTTCTTTGCGCATAGCGATCCGCCCACGCGTTGAGCACCGAAAACATCCGATGGAGCGGTAGCACCGGTTGGCGATAATAATGGCTAAGCGCCCTAAGAAGCTCTTCAGCTTCTTCGTCGTTTTCGATTTCAATCCTGAGTGGCATCCGTGGCCTCGTCTTTGACTTCTTTGATATCCACAACGGTAATCCAATCGCGCTTACCTGCTACGCGTTCAAAAAACAAAGAACGCGCTGCCTCAGGGTCGTCCGGTTTGGCTACCACGAGTTGCGTGTGAGGGCCGTTGTCTAAAACCATGTATTCAACAACGTACGCAGAGGTAGCCATCAGCTCTCCAAATCAATATGCGCCATACACTTGCAGCACATGTTGTGTTTGTCAGAGCACGCAAAACAAATTTTTGGAGCTGCCCCATTGGGATGCTGCACTTCAACATCGCAGATACGGCACGTATACTTGACAAAGCCATGTGTTACGAGTCCGCCGCGACGAAGATAAAAACAAACCGTGCATAAACGCGATGCGTGTCGCTGTGTTTTATCTTTGTCTGCTTTTAGCTCTGTAAGTTGTTTTTCTCTTTCTTCGATGGCCTTTTTTGCATAATACGTATTTATGCGTGCTGTCTCCTCAAGGTCGTCCAGAGCCACTAGCCCCTCCTTTATTCTTTTACCGTAATTAGATGTCTTCCAACAGCTTTTTACGAACGTCTTCTTTCACCACTAATTGTTCTATCTTTGCAGCGGCGCGTTCCCAATCGCCTTTCCACATGAAGCGGCAAGACGTGAACATGGGATACCCGTTTACGCCTCGGGGACCCGCTTGATCCCAATACTCCCAAACAGTGCCTATTTCAAGAGCTACTTCCTTTGGGACGCCTGAGAGAGCTCCCATAGCCAACGGAAGGAAGACCATAGGAACCACACTCGGTTGTTTAATTTGTTGAATGATGAATATTTTTCCATCGATATAATCCAAAACAAATTGCTTTAGCGCGTCGTTTGACATTCGCGGAAGTTCAAACGCGGGCTTGGGCACGTCAGGCCCTTCATTCTTTGTCTCGGGAAATGTTTCTTTTTCGTCTATCACGACGCACCAACCTTTGGTCCATCCAAAGCCACCCTAAAAGGAACGCTACGACCATTCCTGGGACAAGCAGCAAATAGAGTAAGTAAAGCATCAGTCGATGTCGTCGTACCCATCGAACTTAAATTTCTCTTTCTCTAACATGGCATTGGCAAAGGACTCGCACAGACGTGCAAATCCTTGGGGATCCATGAGATGCATGTTATCCGGGTGAAGGGAATTTTGATAAGCGATGGCATAACGACGCCACGCTTCACGTTCTTCTTTGGTGTACCGCACCGTAGAAGGTGGTTGTGGAACAGGACTACGCCGTGTCATAGAGAACCCCACCATTGGTCAGGAAAATGGGTATGCACTAATTGCAGCAATGGGTTATACGTCTTATGCCTATTTAAAGCGTGCTGAAGAGGCTCAGCACGCAGGTCAATAGCCTCCAGCAACCCTACGTGGTCGTAGCGAAGCATTAATTTACAGATGATGGCAACGCTTTCGAGGTCATCTCTACGTTCACACAATTCACTCGAAAGCACTGCAACGTATAAGTCCTTTGACTCCAACGTTTGCAGCGTTGCAAGGCCGTCGAGTACTTCATCGATCTCGCTAGAAAAAGCGTCCACGATGTGCTGCTTCCACGTTTCAGGAAGTGTCTTGGCCCAGCGACTAACTTTTTCTAGGGCTGCGTCTTCTTTCAGCAGGAAGGGCAACCACCGATACAAAAGGCCCATGCCTGTTATGGCCATGTACATTTCAGGGTTACTGAAGCGACTCTCAATAACGGCCTGAAACCAGGCAGGCAACACAGCATTACCTACGATTTGCCGCAACGGGGGCATTAAGAACGCCGTCTTTTTTGTGTTACCTCCTGGAAACGGTATGACACTCATAAAAATCCCTCCCTTGAACTTTTACCGTGGTAATCGCTATTTTTTGTTTGTTAGTATCGGTATGTAGAAATGAACATGATAAATCTACTTTTACTCGATGACGATAAAGCGTCGTTTACGCTCGTAAAACACATGTTGTCGCAGTCGCACCTACGATATGAGTTGAACTGGGTGCGCACAATACCAGAGGCAATGAACTACCTATCCAACGGTAAGGTGTCATTAATTGTTATCGATCAAGGTAATTCAGGTTTTGAATTATTGAGTAATCCTGTTTTTAAAGGGTTCAAAGTACCTGTGATTTTTATGACGGGTCAAGGCGACGAATACCAGGCCGTGCAAGCCATTAAGACGGGCGCCTATGATTATCTAATCAAGGGACGTTTTGACGGCTCTCGGCTTACATACGCCATTGAAGAAGCCTTACGAGAACACGAATACAAACTTAAGATCGAAGCGCATCAAATCGAATTAATTAAACTTGCTACGACCGACGACCTTACAGGACTTTTGAACCGAAGACACTTCACCACGCGCCTTAAAGACGAAGTAGCACGTTACACGCGGTATCGCACGCCTTTCTCTGTGGCCATTTTAGATGTAGACCACTTCAAGAGTATCAACGATACCTATGGGCATGCGGCAGGTGATACTGTATTGCGTGAGTTGGGAATTCTTATACGAAACACGCTTCGTTCCACAGATACAGCGTGTCGATATGGTGGTGAGGAGTTCTTAATTGCATTTCCGAGCACTACATTGGCGGGCACCGAGGCACTAAGTGAACGTTTGCGCCTGACAATTGCCAACCATGTTTTCTGGTACGAAAAAATGCACATCCCTGTGACGGTAAGCATTGGCGTGGCGGAGTCTTATCCGGAGATCAACAACGCAGAAATGCTGCTTAAATTGGCGGATAAAGCGCTTTACGCAGCTAAAAAAGACGGCAGGAACTGTGTCATTTCTTATCACTATGGTGCGGGGCTTTGACCACCTATTATTAGGGCATGGTCAATTATAAGTACCGCGCCACGGTCTCCCGCATCGTAGATGGCGACACGCTATTTCTCCATGTACAGCTCGGCTTTCGCCTCACGGCCGAAGTTGAATTCCGTATGAACGGACTCAATACGCCTGAGGTTGTAGGAAGCAATAAAACGGCGGGGCTCGCGGCCAAAGCAGAGCTGACGCGCCTATTAGGGTTAGGCGAAATTTATGTACAATCGACCAAGAGCGATAAGTACGGACGGTGGCTTGCTACGGTGTTTGTTAAGCAGGCCAACGGGAATGAACTCAACGTCAATGAACATTTGTTAAACAACGGGTTTGCATTGCCCTATGATGGCAAGGGCGCCAAACCGGAGTAATAACTATGCGACGCTTATTTTATCTTTGTGCACTCTTGAATCTTCTTACGTGTTGTAAGCCCGAAGACCCGCGTGAAGACGCACCTCTGTTGAAGAGGTGGGACCGTAAGCAACCCCTTGGGCTCTACCTATCCAAGAATTTAGCCCCATGCCAAGTGGCAGGAATGCACGCCGCAGAAGCCTACTGGGAGGCTTTGACCGGTGAAAATCTGATTCTCTACACGGCCACCGTAGAGCCTACGGATGTTTCGATGTCTTCCGCAACACGCCAGGCCTACGTCATTGCGGTGACTCAAGCCCCGATGTACAGGCCCGATGCGCTAGACCAAGCAGAACTGTTTTCCATGCAGCACAGCGAACAATTTCTACATAGCGTGGAGATCCGTGTCCAAGGCTGCTCTGTTTGGGCGTTCACGCATGAGCTAGGGCATGCGTTGGGCCTTGGGCATGCTGTGGGCAGTACCGCGCTAATGCAGCCTACGCATGCTCCTGACGCTTGGGACGTGAGTGTTAAAGAAATTCGCTTGGTGAAGTATCAGCTTTAGAGCTAAAAAAAGCCGCATGACAAGCCGGCTCAGTCTATGCACTGAAAACAATAGACACTGAAAAAGTGCCAACCCGGTTCAAGCAGGGTGCCGCACTTTGCACACTGCTGACTGCCGTGTCGATAAACTTCTAATTTATCGTCGAGCTCTTTGAGATCTTTTCGTAGACGTTCGCGCTTTTCTAACAACGATCGGTACATCGGTAAAAATCGCGACATTGAACCTCTGGAGTTACAAGGCGTCCTCACAAAGCTGTGCTGTTTTTTCGTGTGCGTACAAAAGCCACGCGGGTTCTTCCCAAGGCATCCCCATCAAGGGATGAACCACTGCGTTATGCACGAATTTCCAAAACAAGAAACGGACACTCTTCGACATAGGCCCCCCTATGTAGCTGTATGCGCTTAGTCAAAATCAAAGGCGCTTGGACAGCTTTTTCCTACGCACACGTCTTCGTATGTTGCTTGGAGATTTTGCAGATATTTGCACGCTTTACGGTCAATACCAGCGATTTTGAAGGCGCTTTCCCAAGAGGATGCAACACGTACCACAGTTACATTTCCTGTAATGCGAACACGGTTTCCATTGCGTTCCTCCCAGGATACCTCAACGCAAGACTCACAGGGAGAAACCCATACGTTGTATAATTCCCAACAACGAAAAGGCGTACCGCTCCAATCACGTTCTACGACAACCCAATTATTTTCAATGGTACACGCCGTACAGAGTATAAGTAACAGCACCCATTTTAACATGGTTGTAGAATAGCTCATGCGCCTCCCTGAGCACTCCAATAATCAACGGCACGTCGATGATGAATACTAAATTGGTGCTGTAGCTGTTTCATAACAGGACAATCGCCACTGAAAAGTACGGCTTCGTCTACGACTTTCCGTGCGGCTTCGGCGTACGCCAAAATCGACTGCGTGCCCCAGCGCGGAGGGTACGCCACGAGGTCATGCACATTGGCCGTTTTATCGGCAATTTTTACCGCGCGTACGCGATTTGCCGTGTGAGAGTCTTGCATAACCAGAAGCTGGTGATTTGTTTTATACGGCTCTACGCGCGCATTGCGAGGCAGCGTCAACAGCAAGACATCTTCTGCGATTTCTTCCCCGAAATCTCTCAAGAGATGTTCTTCAGGATACGCCGTGTCCTCGATGATATCGTGAAGAAAACCAAGAATAAATATTTCAGAGCCATAGGCGTGCGATGCGCCTACGCTATTTAAGAACTCGTTTACCTGCATGAGGTGCATTACGTATGGCACCGCAGGGCCGGTTCGCGTCGAACGCACCTGTCCTTGGTGGTACTGCCGAGCAAGGGCCATCGCCTTGATCACCAAATCCATGTTTTCTCCTTTTAAGATCGCCCGTATTGCCAGCCTTTGGGTGGACTTCGCATTACCATAGACTTTGTTTCTGTGCACCATTCACAACGGTAAGGACAGCGTACTACTGCAGAGTTTTGCCCGGCTGCTTCACGCGAGTTGGTGCTTGTTGCATATAAATAACCGTTACAATCTTGGCAATAGACAGCGCATTCATCGATTTCGAGGTGCATCAGCGATCACCTTCAACGCTGCTTCCAGCGCTTTACCTGCGTGGGAATGATGGAAAATCAACGCCACAACGTGGGACACCTTAAGGCCGTCTTCGTATGTATATGTCGAGGTGACAGACGCTGTTCTATTCACGGGGCTCACCACGAACCTAACACCTTTTAAACTAGGGTATGCACGCTGCGCCAATTCGTCTAAATCTTTGGCTTTATCTTTTTTAGCGTCTTTTTTTGTGACTACTTTGGCGCGTTTTTGGGGTGCATTACGCTTTGACACACGTGGCATGTCCAAGGACCTTTTCCTAAGCCAAACGTACGAAAACGACAGTGCTTACAGAAAAGCTCTACGGCTCTGCTGTTCGCAGGTTCTTGCTTTGTGACATAGCGAGAACCTTTCAGACTATCGTAGCTCCTTGTCATACACCCCTCAGCTAAAAAACGAAAGCGACGCACCTGACATGCCAGACTGTAGTCTGGGCTAGTCGGAATCGCCGCTTTCAAACAAAGCAACGCTTTGTCATGTTCTTATACCTAAATTCGTTTGTTTTTTATTGAACCACTGGCTTTGGGCTTTTTAGAGCTCAAGTGCTTTACAACAAAGCCTACATTGCGCAGCTCTCGTTGATATTCTTCGAAGAGGTCTTCGAACACTTCTTCGAAGTTTGCAACGCACGTATTGTGTTTTATCAACACTGCCGCAGTTCCGAGTGCTTGCAGCTCGCGTTTGAGCCCGTTTAAATCATAGCAGTAAACCGCGTTACGTTTGATATGCAAAACCACTTGGCCTTTTGACCACTGGGCTTTGTCTAAAACTGCGTCCATGGCATCGAACGCAGTATCGCCTTGTTCGTCGATAAGGTCCATGTGCCCTCACTAAAAATTAGCGTACCCGTACAGCAACATGGCGACGGCAATTAGTACAATCACAACCAAGGCAGGTACAGGGTTGCAGACAAAGACAATGACGTCACAAACAAAATCAAGTAACTCATCCGTTACTGTGGGTTCTTCATCCGACATCGTCGACAAGAATCCAATCGTTTGCGAGAACATCTGTTTGCGACGCGAACCAAGGAACTAGTTTATTGTCTGCCGTCTTCATGACGATGAACGGCAACCATGTTCCTACGCAGGGATCGATTTCACGGACTTTGAATTCCTTGTCCGAATAAAGGTCCACGTAGCGTAGCCACATGCCTTTCCCGTTCCAGCCGGTGCGTGCGACGCGTTTTCCTTGTTTAAGTAATGTGATGGCATCCCCGAAATTCATACATTCCCCTTTCACCGTACGCCTTACCCCTAAGGCGCCAGGTTCAATGTCTTCTAAGTCTAACAACGCAGGCGCTTTAGGCTGACTTACATGCCAAGCTTCAATTTGTGCATGTTCGTCGGCGCTAAGCGTCCACCAAAGGTCACTGAGCTCTTCGGCACGTCGGGACTCTTCTGCGTCCGACAACGGCCTGTCTAATTCCAGTTTTATGAACAAATCGAGATAGCGCTCAACACTCATGGTGTTCACCTACCCAAGCCGTCGGGCCTAGTTCTGCAATTAGACCCCCAGGGAAGCGTACCACGGTAACGCGTGTTCCTACATTGTTTGTGTATTCGTATTCAATGGTACCGCGCGTGCCTGGCGCAACTCGCTGGTATGTGTTGGGCGTATCTTCGTGTTCGGCCCAAACCGAACCCAGGTTGACTACGTATTGCTCATCTACTGCCACGTGAAACTTACCTGTAGATGCGTCACGACATATTCGACAGCGCGAAATACAATGTAACCAGCGCCGCCAAGGGCACCCAAAAACATAACCCATTCTCTGCGGCTGGTCACGAACATGGATCATACCTTCTTAGGGTATACCACCCCGGCACGGCGAAGTCTGGCCTCTAATGTTTTTACTTTACGTGAAAGCTTTTGGTTGCGCTCTTCGAGCGAAAATAAGCGGATGCGCAAATCACACTCAGAGCAAGTGCCGTAAATATGCCCATGTTCGCAGCCATCGTCGGTACGATTGAACTGCCCACGGGGATCAATGGGCAGTTCGTGGATACGCGCTTTGAGTTTTTCGATGACAATTTTAGAAGACTTAAAGCGCAGAGGTTGCTTGACGTTCACGCGTTTTCTCTCCCGAGCTCAACAAATGCCGGATACGAGAAAGTGTATTTTCGACCCCTTGAATCAACTCGTGAGGCGCACTTTTGCCGTACCCTTCGTAGGTACTCAGCGTCGTAACGCCAAACAAGTCAGGTCTATCGGGTTCCCAGGTAACTACGATTTTGTCGCCGACATACGCAATATCAATGAACGTTTCATTTGGGTAGCGCTCTACCTCTAGATGTACATTTTCACATTTAGCTGCTTCTAGTTTGGATACAAGCAAATCAACAGGATGTGACATAAAACCTCCAAAAGGAAAAAGACGGTGCAGCGATTAAGCTCACCGTCTGAAAATTAAAGAGTAGCAAAAAGAGAAGAGTATCGAGCTACCAATGCTCGGTCTGCGGCATAAGAGGAGCCGCAGATTGGATTCGAACCAATAATGTACACCCTTCAGGCATCTACTCTAACGTTGAGTTTAGACCTATGTAGTGCAAAACGCAACTACATGGTCATATAACTCTTTTTACAACGAACACACGCTACGCGGTACGGCGGTGCTAGCCCCATAAAACCATGGGCTTCCAAAATCACGGTCGAATGAAAACCCATGAAACACAAAAAGCGCCCGAACATACGACTCCAACCTTGGCGTTTTGGAAGGGTTGTAAGCATCGCAGTTACGTTTTGGGTTTGACTCCCATGTCGGAGTCACAGAGGGCTTTGGTGAACTTATTGATACTCATGTAGAGTTCACGCTCGGCTTGGCGCACCTTAGGTTGCGCGTCGTTATTTCTAAGCCAATTGAGCCGAGTATTGATTTCTTCTTGGAACTTTGCGAGATCGGCTCTGCCTTCACGCGTCATCACCAGCGTGCACATTTCATCGACAAGTTTATCTACGAGCCAATCCGTTACGGTTGACATTGCGGTGTTCTCCTCCGATTAAAAGAAACACGATTACTACAAGACACTGTTTTTTGCAAAAAAAAAAACGTAGCTACAAACAAGCTGTAGCTACGTAAAAAGAAGCGGTAACAAAAAGTGAAAAGTCGTTTGGCTTTTGCTCTACCAACTGAGCTACCAGCCTGTAAAGACTTCTGTAAAGACTTCTGGCAGGCTGGGATGGACTCGAACCACCGACCCAAAGTGTGGATGTAGACCTTTCGGCATTTACCGCTGGTGCAGGAGGAAGGACTCGAACCTCCGAAGTGCTAAGCACATCTGGTTTACAGCCAGACCCCTTTGCCGCTCGGGACAATCCTGCAAAAAGAAACAGCAAAATTAGAAGAGTTTATTTTATACTGGTTACCCAACGCCCCCATAGATTGGTGGAGGCAAGCGGATTCGAACCGCAACAGTCCTTTTGGTCAAAAAAGATGTAAACCCTTCAGGTATCTGTTTCAAAACTCAGTATGCCGAAACGTGTTCAGTCGTGCAAGGCGCCCGAGAACGCAGCCATGAAGTCCACTTCTTCGAGCTTCTTCACGTCCACGATATCATGCTTGGCGCCCTTGAGGTCGTCATCCAACGCCGTCAAGAAGTTCTGCAGGTCGGGCGCGATATTTCCCACCGTGAGGAAGGAAATCGCAAACTCGTGCTCATCCCGAATGTCATTGCTGATGTCGATGATGACCTTCTTCACAGCCGCACGGTCCGCAGGCTCGCCGTCGGTGGCGACGAACAGTAGCGTCTGCGCGTACTTGCCTTCCTTGTGCAGGCTGTAGGCGGCCTTGATAAGCGCGGCGGTGTCCGTCATGCCTTCATTGGCCTTGAGCCCGCCAATGACGTCGTGGGCCTTTTCTGCGGTCACATTGCGATAGGGCGTGACCTTCGCGCCAAAGGTGAGGACGTCGATTCCATCTTCGTCCCACTTGCTGGCCTCCGTAGCGAACGTCTTGACCTGTTCCTTGAGGTACTCAATGCGTGAGGTACCGTTGGGACAATCCGTGGTCTGCATCGAAGCAGAAACGTCCACGCCAAAGATGAAGTTGTCACCGCGATTGAGTTCAAGCTGAGAAGACATGTTTCTTTTCTTTCTTTTTTCGGAAATCCACAAATAAATAAACAACAATTAAAGAAGAGACATCACCGAAAGTTTTGTCTCAAACAGCTTTGACTGTGTACTCGGGAGGTACAAAGAACGCAAGGACTTCTTTGTACACCAGCGAGTCATCGAGCTTATCATGCACATGGAGAAAATACCGAGAACCCCAACATAGAATTTCCACGCGAGGTTGAAACGGAGGAATTTTCACGTCCGTAACGAATTGACCATCTTTGGTGTAAAGATGCGCCACTTCGTAGAATTCGCCGTTGACTTTATCCACGGTCACTTCCAATTCCATAAGACATGACGGTGGATTTAAAGTGGTGTGACCACTCCCATTCGTCGAGGACGAATTGACAAAACTGCCGCTCAGTAACGGTAATTTCATCGGCCGTGCTCATTTCGAGCATACGGATAGTCTTGTTGTATTCTTTGACATGCGATACAGGCTCAACGCAGCTGATTTGGCGAATCACCTCAGCTTTATTGACTGCCTTGTCCAGCATCAGCGTAAGCTCTTGAATAGCTGCCGCACGGTAGGCTTTGCAGGCCAACACGTATTCTTCTTGATGCTTATTTCGGTTAAGCCGAATCGCATCCAAAAGCGTTTCTTTATTGATCGTTACCTTGCCCGTGCCAAAGTCATTTAACATACTTTGCCCTGTATTTAGAGAGTTCCGCTTTAAGTTCGCGGTTCTCACGTGCTAAAGAAGAAATCTTTGCGTCGCGCGCAACGATCATTTTACGAAATTTGTCGTAGTCTGCACATATCGTGCAGTCGTCTTTCCAACGCTTGTGCTCGCAGGCGCTGGGCCCTGTGTAATTGCCGCAGTCGTCGGTCCAATTGGGCATAAATCCCCGTCTAATTTCTTATACCAAGAAAAGACGGGAAACCATCAATCGTTGATTGCCGTGCATTCTTTCGGAGAATGATGCTCCAGGCATTTATACATGAGCTCGTGTTTTTCACACGACTCAAAGCACGACGCAACAGCCCACGGCCCAAATAAAATCAACGCAAACCAAATGTAGTCGGGCATACTCCCTCAATCTGCCGGCGGTGCACGTTGCGGTACACACTGTTCAATACACTCTTGATGCAGCCAATAATTTTGGCATGAATGAACGACGTTTAAAAGAAACAGCATCAACAAGACGAGGGCAAGTAAACCTTGATTCCCCACAAAGCCTCTTTGTAAAGACCCGCAGTATCTTTCCGCGCTGCGGGCGGCCACGGTCTACGAACACACACCTATTCGTAAAATAGGCGAGGTTATTGCCTCTACGAAGTCGTGCGAATTCCAACCTACGTATAGGTATTTAAACTGGTTGGGGCGACCTTCCAGGAGCTATACGCGACTGCTCTGCTGCCACAGCACTGGCTTCATCCCACACCTGGCAGGGCGTGTTTATGGACTTATCCCAGTCTATAATCAAATTGCACGACTTCGTAGAAGCAACAACCTGAGGAGAAGGGACTCTACAAGGAGAGCTTTCTTCTTTCAAGGAGTTTTTTCTATTCTGTCGAGATAACGCTGCGCAAGGGTGCTGCACACGGTTTTACGTGTTGCTTCACCCAAGTAAAAACCGGCATTTGGGTACTGATAGTCGCGCCACGCCGTGTCCAACCAGCGCGAATAATACGGGTATACTTCTTGTAAATTTGTTTTGAACTTACCGCGTTGACGGTCAATGACGTCTTCCACTCGCCGCAAACTATTGCGCGCGGGCCCGCCGTTGATTCCATCAAGGTATTTCAAAAAGCTTTCAGCTTCGGTGAGAGGCTTTGGCTTTTCGTCGGACTTCAGGGTTTTTAGGCATTCGTTTGCAAGAATGTCCAACGTCAAATTCGCCACGGTAGCCCCGACTTTTTTCTCGGCAGCGTAGTAACTGTTATAGCGGCGCATCGCATAGCTTACAGTTACATGCAGGGCGTTTTTTACGCTGTCCAATGTTAATTGATCTCTCGGTTTCTGCGAGATCATCGCAAAAACTTCTACATACCTTGCAATGACCGCATTCACAGGGCCTTTGGTAATGAAATGCGCAAACGTCTCTGCACGAGTTTTCTGCGCTTCTGTAGGCTCTTTTACCCGTGATTTTTCCGCGTCGACTTGGGGAATGACGCTGCTTTGGTACGTAAGATTGAGCCTTATTTCTTTGACGATAGGCTGCAGTTCCGAAGTCCACGTACGCCCATGCTCTGCGCAAGCCACGCCCTGCTCGTGCAGCTTTTTACGCTTCTCCTCGGCGCACTTGGGACAGCTGAAGCGATGGGGGAGCTGAAGGTTATGCGCTTGGCAGGTGTACTTGAAAACGTCGTAACCCATGGAAGATCTCCTATTTACGGGGTTTATTACGAGGCTTTTTGCGGTGCTCTTTCTTTTCGAGCATCGTGGCCAAATCAAAAAGCCGCGTCAGGTGGAGTTCCTTGGCGCGACTACGAATGAACGCAATGGTGTCTTCGAGTTCTTTTTCACGGCCTCGGGCGTAGGCCGTTTTATGTATTTTGAAAAAGGCCAACATCTCCGGATTGTCACGGAGATATTGTTCAAGTTCTTTTACCTCGATCTCTTCGCTTTTGGTGCTCACGCCGCATTCTCCATAGTTTGTACTGGGCGAGTAGATGCCCTATCCAAAAACCCGCTAGGAGCAACACCACGAAAAGGTACTGACGCGTACCAAAGAAGAACCCGACGAGAAAAAGCAGCATAATTGCGATGGCTAGTTCTCTGTTTTTCGGGTCTTTAAACACGACGATCGCCCCAGAAGAAATAGTCGGTGTACAGCATAGCCACTGCGCGTCGCACATACGAGGTATCTTGGTACGCCATGACGGCTGCTTTGAGTTCTTCCGCAGCGGTTTTAATGACATCGACATAGCTGTGACTTGCTTCGGTCCACAGGGCATAAGCCCAGGCGGGGTCTGGTTCTCCTTCTCCAAGTTTTTGCAGCAAAGACTTTTCTACTGCTTGCTGTTCTCTAGCCGCTGCAGGCGAAGAGTTTTCAATCCAGTTAATCAAGGTAATAGCGTGGCCCGCATACTCTTGGTAGTCGATAATCATGAGTTTATTGTACAAGTATTCCTGTAAATAATCGTAGGGTTCTACGGGTTGCTTGGGAAACAACGCGTGTTTTTCTGCGACGTAGAGACCGCGCTCCAACAAAGACGTTACAGCTGTTTCTTGTTTACGTTCAGGGGGATCACAGTAATTGCATACGGCAGAGACAAACAACAACGTCATTTTTCGATAGCAGCCAGGGCAATAAAGTACGGGGTCAGTCACAAACCCTCCTAAAGGTCAAAACGACGATCGCCCCAAAAGAAATGGTCTGTGTATCCCATGGCTAACGCTTTTTGAGCCACTGCAGGAACAGACTCCGGTGGAAAAGGAGGGCTGTCTTCTTTTTCCATTTTACATAATTTGGTGTACACGTGATGTGTTATGCCCCAAATTTCGTACGCAGCAGGTTCTCCAACCTTGGTTAACGTGACGAGATCTGAGATAAATATCTCAATCTCTTTTTGTTTTTCAGAAAGCTCCGCAGAGCTTTCAATTATATCTATCAAAGTCAGCGCTGCCGCAAGGTGTTCACTAGGATCTGGAATACCCAGTACACCTTTGAAATAACGGTCCAGGTATTCGATAATACTCGCTGGTTTTTGTTTAAATGCGGCGTGGTTTTGCGCAATAAAATCACAAAACTCTTTGTCTTTAGGGCTTGTGAACTTATCAGGGACTAAAAGCATTACAAAACCCTCCTTAACAACGGTTTACGCCGATGCTCAACTATGATTTTTAATTCAGTCCTTGTCTAGGGGACATCTACCCGGAACACTTCATCGAACATTTCGAGGTCAACGATGTTAAACACATCAGGTGTCTCATTGCGTATTTCCCGTACCTTTCGTAATAAACGAACACGTGCATTAGCAAATTTAATCGCACTACCCGTCGTGCCTTTTCCAGTATGCACGATTGGGTAAAGGGCGAAAGCCGCAGCCCACACAAGCTTTTCAGTGTCATTCATGTAGTCGCTTTGCCTTCTGCTTTGGCTGCTTCTTGCGCGTTGAGCGCGTCACAAATACGCTTCGCCCATTTTCTTGCAACAGGCTCCGTGTCAAATAAGTCTCCAGGGGTCATACACACGGTTTGGCCGCCTAAACAAACATGGTACGTCTTCATACCATCTTCGTCATCGACGATGTCCATGTAAAAAGGTTTGTTGTCAGCACTCATCGTCCATCTCACTCCGTAACACGGGGTAAACCGTCGTGAGCGCATCTTTCTCTGACACGAGTATTTTCACAATATCCATGTGCCCTTTGTGCGCTTCTGCGCGCGTAGCGTAGCGCTTCACGGTTTTATCCATGACGCCACCAAAGACCATGGTTTCGAACAACAAAGGTTTTTCTTGGTTGTTATACGCATGGTTAATGCCCAAAAAGACGGTCGAAACAGAAAGCCTAGCGTCGTCTGTTTCGGTGTACAGCAATTGCGTATTATGCGTTGTAATCCACTCGATGTATTGCATCAGCGTTACATTTTGAACGGTATCCCCGTCAAAAGTATAAAAGGGCGACATTGATTCCTCCATAGACTTTTACCAGAGATAGAGGCTAAAAAAGGCCGAAGCCATTTAGCAAAACAGCAAATGCCCTGTACTTGCTCCTGTACGTGGATTCCACTGAACTACCTGATAACGAATCTCTCGGCATGTCTTTAAGTGCACGTAAACTACTACGGGAAGCGGCTTAAAGCCTATTGTCTCTAATGTTGCCGTATCAGGCTGTTTATACTGCGATAGATTCACGCCATATTGCTCCAATAAAGAATTGACATCACGTATTAAGCGCTGTTCTGCGTCTTTACGCACGTACACCTCATAGACTTTTACCAGAGATAGAGGCTAAAAAAGGCCGAAGCCCTTTCAAACATGCACAAATACCTGCGTGCACATCTGCTCGTCTACGAAGGAATCCAAGGCAGAGACGTAGTGTATGTATTCAAGGCGAGATGCTTTGATAAGCACCCCTTCCTTTTCTGCGTTTAGGTTGTGGTACTCAAAGTAAAAGGATTGCGCTTCAGCACAGCCTTTTTGACTCGGCGCTTCTGCTTCATCAATCACAAAGTTTGGATGCCGATCTCCTTCAAAAACAAATACAGCGAACATGGCATTTTCTCCTTGTTAAAATCCTATACCAGGGAAACAGGGAGATTTATGAAGGCTAAAAAAGGCCGAAGCCCCTTTATAGGCAATTACGCACGTTACCCTTTGAGAGTCGTACATGCAATTTCCCAAACCTGGTCAGGGGTCAAGGAGGAGGACTTTCCTCCTTCGAGTCGAGGGCTACCTCCAATGGATGAGCCACCACCCCATCCGGGTTCCAGTGCCGCGAGAGCAGCCAGCAACGAGCCGGGCCTGCTAACGGGGCCAATGGCCAAGTTCACAAGGTCCGACCGCTTCGCCACGGTATATGTCCGGGTGCCATCAGCAGCATCCTGGAATAGGATGCCGCCGTCATAACCGTCCTCATACAAAGCGGAGAACCCAAAACCCTCGCATGTAGCGATGGCGAATTTGTGACCGTTGATAGTCACCGCGAGGCGGTAGTAGTCAAGCACTACAGGGGGTGTAGTACCGAGCGTCACGGTCCCCTCAATCAGGGAGGTAATACCCTGAAAACATTGTTCAAGAAGTTCCGGCCATTGACCGAATACCTCACGAACCTTGCCACGGAGATCCGTGACAGGTTTGATGGCTGCCCTGAAAAACAGGGATGCCATCGAGTTCTCCTCCTTGGAAAGAAGAAGAGCGCCCGCGGGGCCATGCGCGTCAATCGCGCCCACTGCACGGACAAGGCTCCTCACACGGTCCTCGTTTGCCTTGTGGGCATTGTCCATGAGCCAAAGACTCATGACAGTATCTCCGTCTAGGTCATTGACGTACACAACACGGTCGTTAAGCCAGCCTGCGCCTCCAAGGCACAGAACGTTGCGCACCTGTTCGCAGGTGCTGAGGGTAACCAAACGAATGCAGTGGTCATGGTGGTCAAAGGACCAACGATCACCGGGGCCCTGTTGGGGACCTTGAACAAAGCCATCGAGCGAGACGCCTCGTTCCATAAGATCTGTGATACTGCCGTAATCGCCCGGAATGAGCTTAATGCTGTAGTTTTTACGTTGCATTGCAATCATGGCATTTCTCCCTGTTAAAACCCTATACCAGAGAAGTAGAGAATTTTTTTTTTTTGAAGGCTAAAAAAGGCCGAAGCCAATTTAAGGATGCCCTTCAGTGTGCGAAAGCTCGCGGCGTAACATTCATTGGCCACTGCATTTCAATGGGACAATCCCCTTTCACGAGGGGAAGGACGATGCGCCAGTTGGCAGCTTCCACTGCCAGCGTCTCGTAGCGTTGATTGGTATTCTCAATGAGCCGGGTGCTGACTCGTTCTCCCGTAGGAGAGACCAACCAGGGCGTTTCCCCTGGTCGTATGTCTTCGATGACGTCGAGAACCACCTCAGCAATTAAGGTGTATGTGTCTTGTCCCCGTAAGGACACGTCCACCTCAGGGGCATCAAGCACTACCAGCAAACCATAACTGTATACTTCCATAAATCCTCCTAAAACCCTATACCAGGGAAAGCGTTGTATTTATGAAAGCTAAAAAGGCCGAAGCCTCGACACACAGTCAAACGTACGTCGTCACAGACAAACAATGTATCGCACTATCTGGCAGCGTCCTGCGATATTCAATCGAGATAAGCCGAGACGCCCTGAGCAAGGCACCGTCTGCTTCCTCTCTTTCCTGGTTAAGTTCAAAGTAGAACGACACTGCTTTTGTACATTCCAGTTTGCTGGGCGCTTTATCTGCAGGAACCGCGTAATATGAATTGATCATATTTTCGTCGAAAATGAAAATTGCGTACATGTGAATCTCTCCTTGTTAAAACCCTATACCAGGGAAACAGGAGGATTTATGAAAGCTAAAAAGAACAGCAGAGCATATACGCGTCTGCTGTTTTGGCTGGTCATCGGACGCTCACAGCCATATCTAGCGTCCAAAAGATTTCATTATTGTAGAAATCACGACAAAGCTCTTCTTTTATTGATTGTGCCCTAGAGCTTAGAAAGTACGCACAACCTCAGCTAAGGTAACGCCCTTTAGCGGCGTATGGCGGGCATAAATTATGCGCGGGCGCTGCCAAAACGCTACAACCGCGCACAGACCAGAGAAGGAGAGGCCCTGATCAATTTATTATACCAGGTAAACAAAGAGATTTATGTTATCAAATAAACACTTTAGGTGTTTCACCTCGTGCAAGCGCTTTCTTTAACTGCGCTTCTTGAGCTTTTTAATACGCCGTTCTCTTCTGTTTTTAGGTTCTTCGATAATGCGAAGATACTTCGATGAATGATCACAAGCTACAACTCGTACTCTGCATTTCATGGTGCCTCCTGCGGTTATACTTAGTTCATCCCATATCGATAAAAATCTTAGGTGTTTCCCCTTTATCAAACGCGCGTTGAGCTTTGGCCTCCTGGGATTTACGCGCGCGTCGTTCACGCCGATTTTTAGGGTCTAGAACAATCCCTAAGTGGCCAGCAGGGTTAACTTCATCGCGAGAGTGTGTAACGTGCTTCGCACGTTGCTTTCTACTTTTCATGGCTCGGTTCCTCCGCAGGTTGTAATTGGCTTAGTTCATAACGAACTTGGAAGCTAAATACGTCTTTATCAAAGTCTACCTGACTTCCTGTGCTTAGACCAATCCACGTATAATACACTTGTTGATCTACCACGCGTTTAACCACAACCCGCGCATTACCTCCGTCACAAGGCTGCCAAATAGAGCCTGGTTTGATTTCATGGGCTTTGAGGAATTTTTTCATGAGGTTATGTCTTAGCTAAAAAAGCCTGAGGGTAAATCAGGCTTTTCGGTTTAGAAAAACTCTTTGCCACCTTGGTTGTATAGCTGCACCAACGCCACATTAAACGGCGCTTGGTATTTGCTCGCCACTTGGTGCGCCACCAAGATGGTAGACGGTAAGACTACCTCTGCGGCCAACGCAAAGATTTCTCCACGACCATTGTACATCGGCGTATCTACGCCCCGGTCGATGCGCTTCCAAACCTTGTAGACGCGCTTCATGTTAAAGCGCTTGCTTAGACGCGTATACGAGCTTTCCAGCGCGTAGAAACTACGCCAACGCTCGATGTGTCTTTTGAACTGTTTATACGTGCGAACTTGTAGGAGTTCTGCACGGTAATATTTCCCTATGTTGACGTTGTCATCCGAATAGAGAAACGCGCTGGCGCCTACTTTGTTTAAAACCTCGACAACGGGTTTTACATCATAGAGACGCACCATGCTCAAGTCTCAAGTGCTTCAATGCGCTTCCTGAGCTCTTCCTCGGTAAGCGCGCTGAGCTTTCCTGCCTGCTTTTCCGCAAGGACCTCAAGCAGTTTCTCTTTCTCAATTTTATTGTCTGCGCGCTTCTTGGCCGCTTCTTCTTCTTTCAGCCGCACATTGATGATGTGCTTGACGATGTTGAGCGCGGTTTCCAACTTGATGTGCAAGTGGTTACGCGCAGTTTCAACAAAGCTTTCTTCCGTGGCATCTTTCAAGGCTTTGTTTGCGGTTTTTGCCACGGCATTGAGATTGAAATCATCTTTGGAACGAAGCGGCACATCCCAAAGCTGCTCGACACTGAGCTCGCCTTTGATAGATGAAAAGCGAAGCTTATAACGTGTCGCGTACTCGAACATTTCAGAACTCATGGTTTTTCTCCTCGATCAAACACGTGAAAAATGAGGTTCCCCTCTAATTGTTGAAACGTACCTACGTACTTTCCAGGATTTTCAGGGAGCGAATGCCCTGTGCCCGCAACGCGAAAGTAACGGTCTACTTTGGGAGCCTCCGGGTCTACAAGCGCCCAGATACAGGGAACCCTGTGTTGTACTTGAACCGTGAGAATCTCCGCTCCCACGGGCATCGTAATAATTACGGAATCGTCGATCGAAAATGGGTACTTGTAAATCGTTTTCATGTTCCTACCAACACGTTGAACAATCGTTGCTTTTTACCTTGTTGGGTTCGCACGATAAAGGAGTCCTTTTTGGTCGATGAAAACCCCAGGCCCGCGAGTTGATTGTCCGAGGGCTGGCATTTGGTTTTATCAGCGATAACTTCAAAAACTTTGCGATGCGGCTCTAGGCGCGAGTGCAGGAACTCGTTGTAAAAGCCGCGAATTTCTTCATCACATTTAGCGCCCTCCAGCACAAAGAATGTGTGTTTGTTACCCACTGCGTTATCCCCCCAGTAATTGGGACTGAGCATCACAGCGTTGACTTTGACGTATTGTTCGGTCGTGAGTCCCCATTTCTCTTTCGAGAGATTGGACGACGTAATGGCAGGGTCTCCCACATCCACACGTTCAATACTGCCATTTTTGAGGTAGAGCGTAGCAACGGTCACGTCTTGACGTGTACGCACAATTTTGTTGTAGGAATAATGGGAAAGTTTACCGCCGCTTTCAGTCTCCACGACAAACCCAGGATTGCTGGTCTCACGCTGAGAGTAATTATTCACCACGATGCGATACGCGCCGTCGGGCGGGTTAGTCGCCCAAACAATGTTTTCCACAGGCTCTCGTGTGGTACCACTGCCTGCGTTCATGTCGACGTCGAGCACACCCCCGGTCCAGCCGCGTTTGTTCCCGAAGTAAATATGTTGCAATGTGGTTTTGACTCCACGACCTGCAGGCTCATGGATGTGTAAATCCAGGTCGTCGAAGTTGAACCATGAAAGAGATACACGAAGGATGGCGCCGTCGACTTTGCCGCCTGCTTTCTTCACGCGCTCTTTGATGGAGTCCGCGACATTGCCTCCGTAAGACCATGCAAAGTCATTGGACCAACGAAAGAGTTGCTTGGGCTCGGGATGCGCCGGCGCCGTAATGGCCATGAGGTTACCCAAGTGCTCTCCTTTGACCAAAAGCTCAAGGCTTTGCGTCTCAGGCAGGACTTTGGACATGAAATCATCGATGCTGATAGACTCAGCACGTTCTTCGTCTTTGGCTATGTCACGGGCGGCGTGGGCAGTGGCGTGGTGCATCAGCACGTCGCCAAGGCCGCCACGCATCAGCGGTTTCACGGAACCATCGACCCACTTGACATCGTTCACAGAAACGTCGCCAATCACGGCAAAGCGGCGTTCCAGAGCCGCCTCAAGCCCAAGCTCTTCGATGGTTTCCATGGCCTTTTTGACCATGCCAGGCGTAATCAGCGCGGTCGTACGCTTGTAATTTTGGGGCGCGACTTTGGTTTCAAAACTCGCTACAGCTTGTTCTATATCTTTGCCTTCCGATAGGTCTTGGACGAGTGTTCCAATCACCGTGTTACGAAAACGCGCCGCAGGACTCTGCGCATTGGCCCAAGCAAAAATACTTTGGTCTTTCGGGCTACTCTTCAAGAACGTATTTTGTAGCTTTTGAAATTGCTGAAGAGCAGAGCGATGTTCTTGGCCTCGGTACAAACTACTGGCGTCCACCAACGAAAGCACCGTGGACACTGCCTCAGGCGTTAATTCCCGAAGACCTCGTTCAAAGACCTGCACCGTCGTACGGTAATTACCACATACGGTGTCAGGCGACGCTACACGGAGCTTACGCGGAATTTCTTCGGTGTGAAGGTGTCCCCACGTCGTGACCTGTTGGGTTTCTTTGTCGAGAGACCTTGTTTGCACGGCGCCAAACCGTAGCTCATTGACCCCAACACGAAACAAATCACGAATGCCTACTGAGAGCACCGCGTTTTTCAAGGCTGTGGCGACGTCCGCGTAAAAGTCAGGTCCTTTCTTCGCGGCTTGGTCCCAGACCGTGTGAAGCTTACCTTTGTCAAAAGACACGACGTTGCCCGCACGACGAATAAACTGCCTGCACATGGAGCAGTCGTGCTCTGTCTTGGTCTTGAAAATGGGATTGGTGCCTTCAGGAAACGAGGCAAGATAAAGCGCATACAACGCGTCGCCCTCGATGTCGGCGACAAAGGCTTCTTCGGAATTGACAATTTCACGGAAAGAAGCAGCGACCCACGTATGGAATTGTTTGCTTCTCTTTTCAGCGACGGCATATTGCGACATACGAATCTCCTAGAACGCTTATCCTTCAGAGGTACTTACTGTTAAGCACGGACATTAAAATAATTTGCATGGGCGCTAATACCACTTGTCCAAAAGTGGTTTGGTCCGCGTACATCAATTGGAATTGAGCCGATACATTAAAGTCAGGGTTCCATGAAATTACTTCGGCCGTGTCGACTTGGTCACAAAGCGCAGGATCGCTAATCACCGAATAATTACGGCACGCCAATGGGCGATCTTCATAAATGCTGCACAGGTTGTTCTCTAGGAACAAACATTGCTGCTGCATCTCCCACCATTTGGTGCAAATTTTCTCTCGGTTTTCACCTGCGGTAAAATCCAAGCGGTTGCCATGCTCATCAATATGCGCTTGCTCCATCAACGTGCACTGCTCTTCGAGCAAGACGTATTTCTTTCGTAATAGCTTTCCGTGTTTGTGCACCAAATAAAGAGCTTCTCCCAAGGACAAAGCTACGACTTGTTTGCAGCAAGCGCTACAGCCCTTGACACACGTCAAAGGTGGTTTTTCTGCGTCGTCTCGCTTTTTGTCATAGGTATTGTAGATGTTAGAGACCATCGCGCGCAGTTTGGCGTTGGCTTTTTCCTTGGCCTCTTTTTCGCGAACCCCTTGTGCCCGTCGTTGTTTACGGTTGAGTTGCAACAAAGTCTCTCCTTGTTAAATGAGGGCTATAGTCTTTTACCGTAGAGCAGCTAAAAAGAAGGATAAGCACTCTAAGTACGCGCCACGCTCAGAAATTCAAGTCGTACACGTTGTCATACTTTTCGCGCGGATACGTAGGGCTGAGGCGCTCCGCGATGGTCATCAAGATCTTTTCAAAGCTACGGTCATCGCAGCTCAATTTGCTGCACACCCATACGGTGTCATTGGTGTAGCGCTTGAAGGCAACGATCACCTGCGAGGCCTGGTAAATGCCATCGCCATCGTGGGCCACTGCGCCAAAGGCAAAGTAGTCCCGTCCGTGATGGTCTTTGCCGTAAATCAGCTTGTTGTTTTTCACGGCGGCGTACGGAATTTTGTCGATGTAATCGGTGGGACCGACCCATTCCTTGGGCGCGTCCATGTGAACCAAGATCTTGTTATGTTTGATGGCAAAGATGTTGAGAAGGTCGACGTTCATGTGAATTTCCCCTTGTTAAAACCCTATACCAGGGAAAGAGGGAGATTTATGAAGGCTAAAAAAGGGCTGTAGCCCAAACGACTCAAGCGGAGGCCAAAGCCATATCAATGTGCCGATGCATCGCTCGCAAAAGTTCCATAGGCTGTTTGTGGTCCACGTTGAGAACTTCTTTATTCATGGCAAACAACGCCTCTTGGAACTTCTTGTCAAACAATGCTTTGTCCGAGGTAAGTGCCCGTTTGACCATGCGCTTCAGTCCTAGGTACTGCAGCGACAACAAGAGACAAGCAAACTCTTTAAGAGCTGGCGCGTTTTCTTTGACGGAATGAAGCGTTGCTTGAGTGATCATGGCAATTCTCCCTGTTAAAACCCTATACCAGGGAAAGAGGGAGATTTATGAAGGCTAAAAAAGACAAGAAAGCCACGGACCGTTCCGTGGTTAATGCAATTGCGCCTGCCGCAACGTGGTCACAGTTTCCACCAAACGAAGCACGTTCGCAGCCAGATCGTCGACTTTCTTTTCGTTGTCTTCGAGAACCAGCATTAGTTGTTCCGGAGTCACGCCGACGAGGCCTTGACCCATGCTCAGATTGATGACTTTGAGCTTAAACACGACTTGCAGGAGCTGCGTGCTGTAGCTTTTGACAGCGCCCAAATCTTTGTTTTGACAAGCACTGTCAAGGTGGGTCAACAGCACGTTGGCTTTGATGATTTCTGCGTCGAACAATTGAATGAGGCTCATGGGGTTTCTCCTTGTTAAAACCCTATACCAGGGAAACAAAGAGAATTATGAAGAGCTAAAAAAGGCCGTGGCCTCACAATATTCAAACGCTGGACCGTAACATGTCAAAGACATGTTCACGCGCGTTGGAATTGTTTCCGCGCAACGCTCGCAAATTCTCGTACCACACTCAAAGCGTTGCGCCTTATATGTGCCGCACGTTTATGGAACGCAATGACCAACATAGACGTGCAAAGCATACTTGCAAAGAACCACCCTGCGAAGATCTCGTAAGGCCTATTGAGTTCTAACGCAGCTTGGATCTGCGCATCCGTCATAGGTGACGGCGGGGCTTCCACGTTCACAAATAAGCTGGCGATACTGAGAACAACCGAGAAGGCTGAGGCGTGCTTTTTCATGGTAATTTCTCCTTGTTAAAACCCTATACCAGAGAAACAGGGAGATTTATAAAGCGTTAACCAAAGGCTATAATCCAGCTATGTCACATTATGAATTAGGTAAACAGACAGCTTTGGTTAAACTGGGGTTTGTTAAAGCGGCAGGGTTACAGCCGTCTACGCGAGTCATGCTTTCAGAGATCGCGCATGGAGCTGTTCCAGGTCTTGCGGCAGGGGCAGGTACGTACGCCGCTACAGACGACCCGATGCTTGCTGCAGGAGCGGGACTGGGCGTGGGTTCGCTTGGGTATGGCACAAAGCTTATGCTCAATCATCCAAGGAAAAGGGATTTGGACTTTGTAAGTCGCATGCATAGGAACACACGGCAAGGCTTAGACGATATCAATGGCAAAATTAGAGCAGGCGCTGACCCTGCTATGTATGACGGCGTAAAAAAGATTAAGGAAACGCAGCTTAAACGGGACAAGGAAGAGATGGATAGACTACAAAGTAAATTACAAGGACTTCTTTAAGAATAAAATGATGTAAACGTTGGGGTTACTCTTTACCATCAACGGTATCAAGTAATGCAGTAGCTCCGTACGTTCCAAGGGCTACTGCAGGTAACTTCATTGCAGTGCCTGCGTAGGTGCCAAAGGCAGGTAACAACGTCTTAATACCTTTTACCATATCTCTGCGTGTGGCTCCGTTGCGGTACATATTCAATAAACCATGCCCACTGGCATAAGCTTCTTCCGCAAGTACGGGCACCGTCGGTAGCACAGAGCTGGCTAAATAAGCGTTGCGTTTCGTTTTACTTTCCTCGCCAGGATTCGATTTTTCAGCGTCATACGCGTATAAACCTGGAATAAGCCCCAACCACGGTTTACTGAACGTGCTATACCCTAAATTGCCCAACATATGCATTATTTTAGGGGTTTTTTCAAAGTAATGTTTATGCCCTAACTCATGCGCCAAAGTAGCTGGATTTTTCTGGAATGACGCCTCGCCTAACGTAATCACGTTTTTCTTTGAACTAAAGGATCCCCGGTATGGGGACGTTCCAGGTTTCCCCCGTTCAACGTTATGTCCTTGAACGAGCTTTTCATAAATCTCTTTTTCTCTAGCCAAATCGTCTAAGTGCGCCTGGCTAGGCTTCTTTGCATTGGGCGTTAAATGTGCTGTATCTGCATAATAAGATTTATTCAATTCATCCACGATAGCGTTATTACTATGCGTCCCGACCGCGTCACCTAAGAGGTAACCTGAGTAACCTCCCCCTGCTAGTAGACCCGCATTGAGAATTCTCTGGTCTTCATCACTTAATTCTTTAGCTACCGGCGCAGTAGATGAGCCTGTACGCATACCCAGTTTGGTAAGAGCAAAATGACGGCCTGCAATATAAGAATTCATAAGGGTATTATACGCGGTTGCTAACAGCTAAAAAAGAACAACCTTAGAGCTCTTCGATGCTCAGCCCGGTGTCCTTTAAAATCAAATTAACCCGCTTAACCACAAAGTCTTGCTCTTCAGGACTCAGCGCTGCCCATACAGAGTCTACACCGTCTCGTAGCAGAGGATCTACCTGGTCACATGCAGGGCAATACACAAAGCCCCAAATGTGAAATCCAAGGCGACACCATAACCTACGCCACCACCCGTCTAAGCGTCTAGGCGGCGCTGCGTTACACATGTGAATGATATCGAAGTATTGATGGTGGCGTGGGCCTGGGTATTTGTGAGGCATAATTACTTGGGGTCTGTGTCTTTATTCTTGAATAAGTGCACGTACGCAGAATGGCAAAGAAATACGAACACCGCGGTGACAATCAGTGCGCCTAACGCGCTTGCGACAATGCCAAACAACCAAAAGAAAATACGCAACGCAAACAGCGCGATTAACGCCGCTAGCCCGTAGCTGAGAATCACGGCGACATCACGGGGAATCCACGAAGGGTATTTGTTGAGAATGTGTGCGGGGATTTCAGGGAGTTTCATTGAGGGCCTTTGAGCAGGTTAGGTTGAAGCAGACTATGGAGCATCTTTGTAGCTTTTCCTTCTTCCAATAGCCAGCGGTCTACCTCTCGAACATTGTCGACGTTTACGTTATGCCCCCGCGAACACTGCAACTTGGGCACATGACCAAAGGCTTGGCAAATCCTGGGTCGAACTTCGTAAATGGCACATACGCCTCGTTGATAAAAAGGACAAGTTAACCCTTGGTCCTTAGGAACAATGTTGTGCTGCGCAATATATTGCTGGATTCTCTTGAGCTGTTTATCAGAGACAAACACAGGTCCACAACAATCGCCGCAGAACTTTTCACAGGTCATGCTAGGGAACGTGGGGAGTTTTAGTTTGGCCAAAGGACCTCCAACGTAAGAGATCTTGCTTACTGCATTGGCTTTTAAGCCGTGTTGGCTCGTTGCGCCGCCGTGGACCACTCAAGAGCTCAACTTTGAAATAGCGTACTAAAAAGCAATAACGACTATCTAAAAACGCGTAACAACCAATGCGCCATTCTCCGCATGTCAACGACCTCCAACATTTGTTTAGACATGCGCCTGTAGGTCTAGAGTACGAATATTCAGGCAAACGCTCAAATTCATCGAGCCATACACGCATGACATTGGCCATAGCGTTCGTGCAAGGACTCGAACCTTGCTCCCGTTAAAGAATGGAACTGGGGGGAACTCCCTCTAACGGTGTCCAGGTGGCAGGGCATTTACCACAAACAAACAACGAACTATTATTTGGGCTTGCCCAAGTTAAAATATTTGCGAATTTCTTCGCCACGTTCTGTGCAACGATACGAGTAGGGTAAATACGGGTGCTTTTCGAGTAAACCCTTAGTAACCAAGACCTTGGCGCGCTTACTCTCGGAAGCAGTCAAAGTCTTCGGCGCATCGTACGCGCACAAACTAAGGATATTAAAATCATAAAACGTAAGCCGAAGGGTATTGCGTACAAAAGGCCAAATCAACTTGGCTGCAGCTTGTATTCCTTCATGGCTTGCAACATCGATAATATCACAGACCAATTCGAGCTCATCGTCGGTGACTTCCATAACACCTCAGTATTCGTGCAAGGACTCGAACCTTGCTCTCTATATAAACAGTGTATCCCTCAGTTTATACAGATGTCCAGGCGGCCGAGGAGAACAGCCACGAATATAAAAACAAAGAGCGATAGATCGAGATTGCAACCGATGCCTGAGCTACTAACTAAGCCACTGTCTCTTTCAGGCACTGCCAAGAACAGTAAGCACGAGATGCGACAGCTCAAGCAAGACGTGTTGCGATGTATCGACTCGCGCCGATTCAGTAGAAAGTGCTCTTTGTTCCACCATGCACAGGGTTCGGAGCGATGTGCACAGTGATAAAAGGTTCGGGTGAAAAGCGGGAAGATTCTCAGATTTTTAGATGGATTACAGAGCTGAACATGCGACTTCAATGAGTAGAGGCACTGCCATTTCATTGACTTAGTTGTCGACGAGTTGTTGGCTCTGTACAAAGGTTGTTGCCCATGACGGGCGACTTGCTTTTCACCCTAGGAAAACCTCAACGATAAACTACTCGAAGAGGTCTTCCGTAAGCGTTTTGATTTCGTGCTCCTCCGCATTGCCTTGAGCAATGGCAGCACGCATGGCACTCGCACGCTTGGCCGCACTCGTGGCATTTTTCAATGCATCACTTGCGCTGACCTGCGTCTGTGCGTAGATTTTGTTCGGGTCCCGCTCGTCTGCAGAATAGCCGTAGCGCTCTTTCTTGCTGCCTGTGGCTGAGCGCCACATCTTTTCTGCGCGGGCGAGGCCCCCAAGCGCCTTCACGGCAAAGCCCAAGGTGATCAATTCACCGTCAAAAGGCACTTTGACCTGAAGGTTGTACATCGCCTGTGCTTCTTGCAGCTTGGCAATGGCATACTCTGCCGCCAAATACTGCTTGACTGCATCGACGGGATGTTCCTTGGTTTCCCCAGGATAAATCTTCAACGAATCATCGAACACTCGGGAAGCCGCGTCTTTACGCAGCTCCCATTGTTTGATGGCTTCACGGATTTTGTAGCCAGTGACTTTCACAAAGCCTCACTAGATAGTAGATGAGAGATACTTATTTACTTTTACCGTACAACAGCTAAAAAAATCGAATATCTGCACGGTCTTCCATGGGATTTCCCAGCATTACTGCTGAGTCACACCCCGTGCAGATATTCGAAAAACAAGCGTGGAAGCAAACTTGCGATGTTCCGTTTTCGGATCCCTTTTGGGGAGCGTAGATGTAGACATCACGACATCTTCCACAAACTTAAACGGCCAGCAAAGATTTGAGAAGTCTATTTTACGCGTGCTGCCATTACACCACCAACAGTGTTACCTGCTGGACAGGATTCGAACCTGCTCCTCGTCCGCCCAATGGATGTAAACCTCTCGGGGCATCTGGCCAAAACTTAAACGGTCAGCAAAGATTGAAGAGTCTATTTACGCGCTCTACCACTGAGCTACCCCGGCATAGATGGCGCCAGGGGCAAGGATTTGAACCTTGCATCCTCGTCCTTAGCATGGATGTAAACCCTTCGGGCATCTGACCAAAACTTAAAGCGACAGCAAAAGGCGCAGTGTCTAAATCCCTTGCGGGAGTCTGCTGCTCTACTTTTGAGCTACACGCTTAAACAACAAGCGTAACTGGATTTGAACCAGTAACCCGCAGATTTCAATGTAGACACTACTACATCTGTCGCAGACACTAAAAGGGATAGCAAAGAGTTGTCGAGTTTAGCCCCTTGCGGAGCAATTTTCTTAGCCAGAAATGTAAACCCAACGGGGCATCTATCCCAAAACTTAAACGGGCAGCAAAGGATCGTCTGAGTCGCAATTACCAAAAATGTAGACCCAAACAAGCATCTGCCCAAAACTTCTTTACCTCTCGATGCTCAAGCTGTCAAGCGAGCGTCGGAGAGGTCTATATTCTTATACCTAATTAATCCTGTTTTTTCTTAGGATTAACTCGTTTTTCTTTTTTGTCTTCGCTCTCAAGAAAATCCATCGTCCTCTTGATGCTGACAAACACAAGCTCACGCATAGACTGCGGATACCCAGCCTTGCCCTTGTGCTTCTCCAGATACGTAGAGATGCGCTTATGCAGGTCCAGAGGGATAGGCAAGCCCATCGTCTTAAACTTCATAGTGCGTTGCTTCTCGGTGAGACGGTACGTGGAAAAGAACTCCAACACGTTAAAAGACACGCTTGGAGCTTCGCCTGGCGCCTGTTCGGGCTCAGGCACAATCACAACTTCAACAGATTCAACGGGAGCTTCAAGCATAAGAGGCTCGGGCTCAACCACAACAAGTTCTAGGGTTTCAAAACTTGGTTCTTGCACCGTTGCAGGTACAGAGCTACTCTCTACGCGGGGTAGTGTATCTTCTACGAAAGATATTTCGGTAGGAGGCGCTTCTTCAATCGCCCAGGTCCCTGACTCTTCTAGCGAAGGCTCCTCTACTACAGGAGCCGGCGGAGGAGTTTTGTTTTTGGCCTTGGCTTTTTTCTTTGGCTTTGCAGCCACGACAGGCGCTTCGACCGACGCAGCTTGTGCCTTTGGCGCTTGCCCTCGGAGTTGCTGCTCAGCCTTTAGATACCGTTCAATCTGGGACAGGAACATACTACCTACTGGTCGTTAAGACATTTGTTCAGTGCCGCCTTGGGAAAACTTTTTGGCGTTTTCTAAATGACTTAAGCCCTATTATCTGGGGTTGACTCGTTGTGTGTATCAAGGACAACACTACGACTGTCCTTACTCAAAGTGTAGCACATAACTTTGGCTAAATAAAAAAGCCTCCCATTAGCCAACATGAATAATTACTTTGATTAATCAAAGACTTTGATCTTTGACGCATCTAGGTACCTATACAGGCTAGCTAATGTGGGTAGTAGGGCGGGGAGGCACGCCCAGCCGACGGCACAGCTGGAGGGGGAGACTCTGCGTTCGTCGGTACCCGGCCGAGGTGCTGGCGGCACCTCAAAACTGGCTAAATCTTGGACCGACCCCCAAAGGGGCCGGCAGCGGTGTTACCACCGCCAAACATATATTTTACAGTCCGAGTCAACTCAGCTTGTAAACTTGTTAAGGATACATCTAGCGGTAACAAACAACGACGGCGTGGAAGAGAACGTCGGCGGTTTCTAGACATCTACTTACTTATACCACATCTAAGTACATTTCTGTAAATTTGAATACTGGCGACTGAAGTAGCCATGCAATGCTTATTGCAGTAGCCGCAGACAGAGTAGCAGCAAGAGGCCTTGCACAGAGCAACCAAGGTTGCTGCAAGAGAACTTGCCCGGTGCAAGAACCCTTGCATAGAGCAACCAAGGTTGCTGCAAGAGAACTTGCCCGGTGCAAGAACCCTTGCATGGCAATTTGAGTAGCCGCAAGAGAAATTGCGCAACGGTGCTTGCCCTGATGCAAGACCTCTTGCTGCAATTTTTGTTGACCGCAAACAGCAAAAAACCCCAAAAACGTTCCTCGATTCGCCTGTGGTTGTACAATGAACACAGGAGGTTGTGTGTGTTCTTTGACTTTTCTTTGCTTTACCACTTGCTTAAGAAACGAGTAACTGCTCTAATGGGAGTGTGTTTACTGACGACTTGCAACGCCCCCCTATTAAGTTTTTAGAAAGGCATAAGCAAGCCAAAGTACGGTGCGGCAAGGTTGGCACGGTCTCTTGCATTTGCCGGTTTTGTTATTCTTTTTTTTTATTTCCTTACTTTTCCTTACATGTCGTACTTTTCCTATTATATTTATGTTACATTTATGAAAACTATAATAATTATAATAAGATAAGATAAGAACATGCGCGCACGAACCTGTTACATACGCTCGACAACACCCCCTGATACGTGCCAACTTTCACACAACATATACCCTGACGCGCGCCCGAGCAGCGCCCACGCGCTGGTGTGGCAAAAAGTAACATATGCGCGAGTTATTAACTTTGATACTCGCGCGTCACGAGAACCTCGTGAGGAGCACCAAGGGGGTACCCCCTGTGTGGAATCTGGCCAAGACGACAGGGGTATCGAAACAGTTTCGAAACATTCAAAATAGAAGTCAATGTTTATAACCAATGAATTAAACTCAGCTTCACCTAGAAGTCACAAAAAAAAAAAATCCGATATCCGACATGTAGGTAAAAAAAGAAAATGAAAAAAATCCATAACAATCATGGCTTTCATGCAAACGCATGCCAACCGCATAGCACTATACTTCGCCTTAGCGGTGACCAACTACTTTGGTGTTTGTCACCAATCTGGCCACGCAATCGAACTGAGGCGCTAAGTCAACAAACCATCCGACAGGCCCCCACCTTACTCCGACGTAACCGCAATCTCGTAGATGTCGGGGTATGGAAGATGGTGGACGTTGATGTGTGCCTACATGATGAAATTGGTTGGTTCATCCTCCATTGGCCCCGTGTTTTGGACACTTTTTTGAAAAGCGGAATTACTATCGACCGCGTAACCCGCTGCATACCGAGCCTCAAGACCCTGCAGACAGCCTGCAGGAACGACCCTGCAGCGCGCTACGCGGCCTGGCGAAGCCTCCAAAGCACTTTCGACGCCCAGATGCCGCCAGGCGCCCTTTTGCGGGCTCCTATGAGCCTCACAAGCGTTTTGTCCGAGTTTTCCACAGAAAAATACGATACAGCTGGAAATCCCCAGGGGTACCTAGATGAATTTTCAGTAGTGAAATGTGGACAGTTGTCCGCTACAGCGCACGAAGGCAATGTTTTAGACCTCGAAACACGCCTAAACCGACTGTCAGTTTTTCAACTTGTAAATTTGATGAAGATCAACCCTGTACTGCTTGATTTGGGTCATCCCCTCATCAAGTTCTTGTACATGGCGCTCATGCGGCTACACACCACGCCAGAGCACCACGGGTGGGCCCACTGGGGTATCTTATGGACCAAAAAAGGTCTGGTGTTCAACCCAGCCATCGCAGCAAAGCACGTGGAAGATGACCCAGCCGTGGCAGTACAACTTGGTTTGCGTACGTTCACAGATGAGCGTGCGCATGACCTCATTGCGCGCACGACAGACCCCAGCACGTTCTCGCGTAGAGACCTTGCGACGTTCCCTCCTATCGACAGCTTGATTACGAACACACCTGCGTCGAGAGAGCACATTGCTAAGTCTATTGAGCCCCTGAAAAGCCTGTACACAAACACCGAATTAGCTGTGTATCAATCGTGCCACAAGCGAGAGTGTTTGTATTTCCCTATCGAAAGTGAAAAATCAGGGATTATTCAATATTTCAAACAACTAATACTTGTCTCCGCTGAACTCACAAAACCTGACCCTAAACTCCCTCGGGCCTTGCGGCGCTGCTTTCCCCAGTTCGCACCCAAGACTAAAAAATACATCCCAAAACACCGAGGTGTGGAGCATTCCAAACTCGATTTGGAAGACAAAGAACGCATGAGGCCTGTCGCCCTCTGTCAGTTCAACGCTTTTGATCTCTCTTATTGGGACCCCGACCGTTCCGAAACCCTAGAAGAAGGTCTTCCTTTCCAACCTATGACTATGGAGTTCGCACAATGGGCAGGCTACCAGTACATGTCTTTTCCCGTCGAACTCGCAGAAAAGCTTCCTGAACTCAAAGAGCCTGTTCTGCTCAAAGACACGGTAATCAGCGCTAATTTAGGTTGGCAGGAATACCCTACGTCTGTAGGAACGGGCGTCGAGCACATTGTTTTGCGCATCAATGATGATGTTCTGACAGTTAAAAGCCCTCTCAATACCGTAGAAATTAACTACGGTAAACAAGAGCGGCGCCCCGATCGTTCTCCCAATACGTTCAAGCCCAAAGTAGGGATTGGGTACTTTATTCATCCTACCTTATTTGTACCAAATGGGCCGGCACACCTTCTACTGGACGCCATCAAGGACAACCGGCCAGGTATCAGTATTGCTACAAAGAATCTCATAGAGGCTTTTCAAGTTCTTTGTCGCTGGATTTATAGCCCAGAACTATGCACAGGCATGATCTCGGGAGAACTCGAAGCCGCACTAAGCCCTGAGAGTCCAGTTATCCTAGACACCCCCAGTGCCCGGCTAAAGTTTTTGCAAGAAAGAGCCACCCGTTCTCGTTATCATGTGCCTCCCCATGAAAGTGAGCTCGGCGCCAAAGGTCAACGCTCCAAACAAATGGTCGACTACGACCGGTTTTTGTATTGGTACGTCGCCAAATACGAGCTGGCTGTTCTGTGGGAAACCAAAAAATGGGCTTTCTGCAAAGAAGACCAGGCCCAGTACATCTGCAAACGCTGGATGCGTTGGCGCCGCGAACTCGCAAGCATGCCGCACCTGGTGGATCCTTATCCTGGGATTTCTCGCAGGGACGTGAAGGGCTTGATTAGTTACAACGACTGGAACAAGCTCCTTACTACCGCCAATAAGATGTTTGGCCGCTCCCCGATGGAGCTCTGACACAAGATATTGACACGCACACTGCCGTGGAGTAGTGTTTTAAGGCTGCGTCGTGTGGTCGTGCACGTCTGTTGGTAATGGTGGACTCCGAGGGTGTTGGCAAGCACTCTCGGAGTTTTTATTTTTGAGCTAAAAAAGAGCACTAGGCTCTCACAATACACTGCTGGTCATTTAATTTAACTTTGACTTGAACAGCCTTGGTCTTCTTGGCCGGGCTGTCCAAGTACAAGATGCTGTGGCAAGTACGTTCGATGTCGTCGAAGTCAGTGATATAATAATCGACTAACCTCTCCGTCTTGTAACATCGATAAATCACTGAAATCACCTTTGGGAAACCTACCCACAAAGACCCGTGAGTCACGTTGTGGGTTGCACTAACTACACTGTGTAGAGTCCACCAAAAATGGCGGTTTCTTTTCAGCATACCTTGTTCTGGGTGCTCATATTTTATAGAGAGGTTGTTGTACGTTGAATGTCTCTTAACGTACCAGGTAAGCCCCAAAGGCGCATAGCAATAAGGCAGCCATGTGATTAGATATGGTTTATAATTAGAGTCTAATACGTGGCCGCTTTGTATTTCCCAAACGTAATCCACGCGCCTTCCCAATAATTCCGGCAATGCACGCTCATTAATGTACATATGCTTTACGCCTTGACGATGCGTCGATCATCATCGAGTTTAACTTTGACTTGGGGTTCGATGCCTTGGTTGTCTAATGCCAAAGGGCTAAGGCTCTCAGCCAAATAGCTACTGTTAAAATTGTAGCTATAATAATCGGTATAGTTGGTTTTAACCGAGGAATCATAGCGGTATAGCACTGCTATAATCCGAGGGAAGTCTACCCACAAAGAAACGGACTGAACGCCTAGTGTATAGCGGGTAAGCCGTGCTAAATTTAACCAAAAGTATTTGTTTTTAGCCCTAGTTTGTAGGTTAAATGTCCCTAACCTAACGTAAGGTTTACGAATGCTATCCGTATTCGTAGTTGTACGACTCAAAGAATGACGTTCAACGTCGTATGTCAGGCCGTTTTGGTTGTAGTAAATAGGTAACCACGTCGAGTGTTCAGGGAACACGTAAGGGATATTGTCAGTAGCAGGCCCTGGTAATTCCCAGACATTAAGCACTCTTCGTCCAAGCAGAGACTTCACGACGTTGGCGTTGACGTACATATACGTTTGTCCTTATCAAGGAAAATGCGGACAGCTTTAAAATCAGACCATAAAACGAACCCAATATACCCATTACAAAGATTATGTGTGTCTAAATCACTTATGTAGTAGTCAACACCAAGCTTGGTATTTACCACCGTAATGCTCTTGTGGTTGTCTAAAAACCACAAAGTGATGTGTCTTGTATACCCGCGTGCGGCTACGCGCGATAAAAACAGCCAAAAGTCTTCGTAAAAGGCACGGGTGTCTGCATCAAGATCTCTGTGATTTTGATGTATGCACTTGTTATTGCGCCTCCATACGTGTCTTTTATCAGTGTAAAAACTGACTCTATTGTTGTAGTACAGCTGCGTAGGCACTCCTGTAGTGCTGGTAGGCCAGGGTTCGTGATCTACGATGACGTAATTACGCGCATGTTCGATGTCTAGCTCCCATACATGACAAAGTTTACGCCCTAGGACGTACAACAAAAGGTCTTTACTTACGAACATACGGTAGGTCTTTATTGTTTACGTACGTTACTTCGTCTATCGGCGGGCGGGACTCAGTGTATTCACTGCAGATAAACCTGTTGCACTCTCCAAAGGTCTTAAAGTCAGTGATATAATAATCGTAACAACCACTACACCTAAACACCGCCACTACTTTGTAATTCGCAAAGACCCACAACGAGATATGCTGAATATAACGTTCACGTGTAACGTTTGTTAAAAAGAACCAGAAGTTCTCACTGAACTTCTTGAACCGCTCTGATTTACCCTCTAATGACTCTCTGTAATTAACATCAGTTCGATCCTTATAAACACTGATTCGCGTATTACTGTTAATGCAACTAGGCACTATTGACGTGCTTGTAGGCCATGCGCAATACGCTGCAAACGTATTATCTAGACAGAACTGGGCGTCGAGTTCCCATACGGCAATAAGCGTACGTACATCGACAGCCTTTAAAACGTTGGACGGTATTCGCATACTTTGCCTTGGTCGTCTAATTGAATGCGCGCATACCCTGGTGCTCGTAATACTGCACCTCTAAATAGCAGATAATGATTATTAAAACGCGTCCCATGGACGTGAGAATAGTAATAATCTACGTAGGTAGTATGGCTTGAGCGCTGATGAAACACGGAAATGACGCTTAACCCAAAAACCCATAACGTGACGTGGTTGTTTGACACGGTTATCAAACCGCGGAGTCGTTCGTAGAACGAGATACGTGATTCTCGGTTTTCGTCATAGTCGCCCTCTTTTAATATATCCCTATTACGCCGTTGCCCCTTTCGAACGCTGTAGCTTTGAACTTTCCAGGGGGACAGTAAAGGGTTGCCTGTAAAAATCGTCCAAGTAAGGCCGTGTTTCTTTATGTCTACAAAAAAAGAATCTATCTCATGGGTATAATCTAATTGAAGCCCGTTTATTCGCTCGAAGACAACTTGGGGGACATACATAGGATTCCCTCTTTATTGAGAAAAATAGAACAAAAAGATTCGTGATTAGCTACGTCCTGATACAACGCATTGTGATTAATGAAATCAGTAGGATGGACATGGGCGTAATAGTATTCAGTGTGCTCTACGTGATAGATCACCGAAATGACGTGGTAGTTGAACATCCACAATGACACGTGCTGCGTACTGTACATAACAAAGGACGACAGGCGTGTGTAAAACTCCGCGTACATTTGCCATTCTGAGTTTGCTTTTTCGAATTTATTTTTACCCTTTTTTAAGCTGAAAGTACGCACTATCCAGGGCACTAAAACAGCGCGCGCAGGATTGGTCCATGTGGCTTTGCGTGCTAATCCACGAAAGTGGGCGGGTTCCATTTCAAAGACGCAATCTAATTTATTGCCCACAATGGCTTGGGCTACGCGATATGGGACGCGCATATTAGGCCTTACAAATGATGTGGTTTTCATTGAGGCGAATCTTCACGTGATCTCTCCAATAAACGGGTTCGTAAATTCCCAGGTAACCCGTGACGTGCTCCCGTTGCAACGTGTAAAAACAATGCCAGTACATGATTGACCCACTGGCGACGTGCAGTGCAAACACGTGCTCTTCGCGAGAGAGCTCTAAAAGAGTACAGTGGTAGGAGTCCATTGCTTGCCATTTGGTCTGCATCTGGGACCATAGGTGCGAATTATTGGCGATGTTAAGCAAGGTGGTGGTGTACGTGCCATACCCTTTGCCTATACAAATACATTCGCATTTTTTGTGCGGAGGCACAGTGGCGCGTACAACCATCGCGCTGTGTATGGTAACGCGTTGCGTATTGAACCGTACCGCGTCGTGGATTTCGTAACAGTTGTAGAGCTTCCGCCGTAGCAGTACATCGGCGACTGCTTTAGGTACGCGCATTTACCACCTTATAACAATGTGCCTGTTTACCCCTTTTACCAGATAGAGCGCCTCAGTATTCGTGTATACGAATTTACTGGCGATGTATTCGTGATTAGGTTTGTAATAAGCGCCTGTCTCGTTGAATTTAGACAGGTAATAGTTAACTCCGCCTTCGTTGCGCGTTAGTACAGTAATTACCCAACCGCCGTCCAACAGCCATAAACTACTGCTTGTAGCGTATTCACCCGTATAGAGATTTCTTAGAGTTTGCCAGAACGGAGCATCTACTTGGATAGAATCATCCCAGACCGCCTTGCCTTTATTAAGCGAAAAACGCAAGGCGTGCAGGACAGGATGCAGTCCTTGTGTATTATTTACAAAATTTATATGCTTGGTGGATGTGAAAGGCTGTCCACTAAACTCAAGGCAACTCAAGAGGCAACGCCCGTAGAGTTTGTGAGCGACTTTACGAGGGACGTACACAGTACACTACTCCGTCTTTATTGAGTCGCACTAGACACTGGGATTTGTGCTTTGTATTGTCAAACAATCGGTCCCAGTAGGAGGCTACCTTATCATGCACCGGAAATGCGTCGTTGAAATCGCAGTAGTAATACTTACGAAGGCGTTGATTGTCTTTGTTTATATACGTGACCTCGTACAACACCAAATTATGCGCAAACAACCACATGCTAACATTCTTGGCGCTAATGCCTGTACTATTCACAAATAGGTGCTGATAAAACAGACCCATATCAAACGTATTAGTCCTTATTTTAAATTCTCTATGATTAACCGAAATACGCTTGTAATTAGTAGCGATGCCCTTAGCAAGGCATGCGGCTTCGGATAACCACTTAAAGTCCATGGCGCATTCAAGGCGCTTGCCTTCGATGAGTTCCCCTACTTCGTTAGGGACGTACACAGGTTAATTCTCCTGTTTGAGGGTCGTGTTTTAAGTAAATGCCTGAATGCTCCAAAGAACTTATTTTACCCAAAAACTGATGATTCGTGAAATTGGTTTCATCAAATATTGTTTGGTAGAAATGATGAATAAGAGGGTGTTCATGCTCCACGTGCAGAACCGAGGTGTAAATTGTAATGATTGTTTTGAAATTACAAAATAGAAAAGTCATTAAATCGGCATGATCTCGTTTAAAGAATATACGTATATGCTCTGCTATATTATCTATTAGGACACAGTGGCGGTCATTAGGGATGACACCCCTTACTTTTGTATAATCAGATTTGCGTAATAAAGACTCAACGCTTTTACCTTCAACAAAGCCTGATTGTAAAAACGCCCTAGTCAAACTCCGATTGACTTCAGGACCTGTCATCATAGCTATACGCTTTACCTTTAGCCCCGGTATTATATGAGCGACTTCAATGGGGATTAACAGAGACAAATGACACCTTCTTCATCCAGTTTAATACGAACTAATCCTGCTCGCGGTCTGTCACTACACGCGGATCCGTGGTTAATGCCTAGTCTCGGATTAGTAAGATAAAATGTTTTTGTGACCCATCCACTTTCTTGAAGAGGTCTGTAGTGATAAATAGACACAATACGGGTAGACTTTAATACCCACAATGTGACATTTACAATCGCTTTATTATTGGAAATGTTTATAACACTCGCCCAAAAGTCCTGGCTGTGTTCGTACGCTTGTGAACGGTCCGATAACCTTGGTCTGGTAAGGCCCTTACGTACAGACCGAACCCTGTAAGGAAAAGAACTTCGAATGATAAAGTCATCGGGACAAGGGTCCAGGTCTTTTAGTAGCTCTGGTTTAACCATTTCTATGCAGCAAATGATCGTGTCACCGCTAATCTTTTTTGCGAGGAATCTAGGAATCCACATCGAACTTAGCCATTTCAAATTTAATACTTTCCTGAAAAACACTAGCTTTAACTATTCGTATATGTAACGTATCTGTAAGAAAACCTACGTGAGAAAGAAGCATCCACCCTGAATAATCATCAAAAATGTAACAAGCCATGTGAACTAGTCCTAATTCACTACGCCGTATATCGATGTAATTAATCCAATCGTCGAGCAATCGATGTATAAGCACCCTAGCTACACCCTTTTGTATTCTAATGGCACCTTTGTTAGAGATCCGCGTGACATAGGCATATTCAAGCCACTCGTTACACGTAATCGAATGCGGGTTTTTGAGGTTGAGCGGGTATCTAGTAAGATTGACCCAGCTAGTCGGGCTACTCAGCTCTAACTGATATTTTAAACTTTTACCCCTTGTTTCCTTTTTTATTTTCGTTAGTGCTTTGCTGTAAAGACGAGGAGCAACCTTGATATACGTTGTCATACGTGCTCACACAAAATCACTGAAGCGTCAGCTCGACATTCAATGCTGTAGTACTCTAACGCCCCGTCATGTCTATAAAACAAAACCCAACCCGTAAAATCAGAGTACACAAAAACCGACGCTGTATCGAAAGGTACAACACTATTACGCGTGCGTATTCTTATTTTAGCGATTAATGCTCGCTCGTTACGTATACTATTCGAATACGCAGACGCCAGACATCGGCCTCTAGGAAAAGAAATATTACGTTGATCTAATGTTAAAGCAGGATACCCTGGCGAAAGACTCTCAGGTTTAAATACGTTTCCTGTTAGCCTGTAGTACGGATAGACTTTGCTAGGTAACACGAAGTGATAGAGTAATTCCTCTTTTCTTCGTTGATACTCTTCGCGTAATTGTTTAAAAAGGTAGTCTTTGGTCATGATACGCGACTAAGCACAGGCTACTCGAATGCCACTCAAAGGCGTAGTAAGCAGTATCGCCTTGGTTAAGGCTAAACAAAACCCAACCGGTATAGTCACGGTAAACATAAACGTTAACACACAGAATGTCTGTAGGGGTATTCCGGATTTTTTCGCGTACTCGCGCTAAGAGTACATGGTCATTTTGTACCGGGTCTAGCGATACACGGTTACCGTATCTAGACTTTGGAAAAGATAAACTTCTTTTTTCAAGAGTATTTAATGGGTATTTGTGTGAGAGGCACGGTACGTCATCGTACGCGTTGTTTACTCCACCGTATATAAAATACCTAGGCGGCAAAACGAAGTAATAAAGCAGTTCCTCCTTTCTACGTTGATACTCTTCTTTAATCTGTTTACGTAGTAGCGACTCGTCCATACTGTCTCTTTAGCTTTTTTACGCTTTCATGCCGATGCCGCAGTGTGTATCTATTATCGCGTACTACGCGGTGTACGCTGATATTAAACACGTCATTATACGTGTAGTGAATAACGACGTAGCCCTCTAAAGTATCCGTCAAATACATTGACACATGCTTTAGGCCAATACCATTCCCTCTATAATTATCGTAGATATTGTACGTCGTGTGAAAGAACTTATCGAAGAGATCATCGCCGCCTTGCCTTTTAAAGCGAACACAACGCATCGCTGAAGGGTGCCGAGGTATCCGTTTGTAATAAGACAGCACTCGATACATTGGGTAGTTCGTACCAAGACTCGCTAGGTCTTTGGTAATACAACGCCCTGTAAACCATTTAGCGCGGCACAGGATGCTAAAAGCTTCTGGATCGAGTTCGATGACGCGTACGTAGATAAGAAATCCAAGAAGGCTTGGGATTATTCATGTGTTTCTATATGTAAAGGAAACTTATAAAAGCACTCAATGTCCGTATCAGAACCTCGTCGAGTGCTCCAACAAGCCGCGTATGTAGTCGCCATACGCGTATTGTCGAAGTAAGTGACATCGGTGTAGATGGCTTCTATGACTGCGAAGCTGCCTGAACTGCCTCCTTCAAAGACGTGCACGCGGCAGTAATCAAAGTTATCGCTACGTGCTGCGTGAAGGATGCGATCAACCTCACGCATTAAAATGTTGTTGTGCGCAGCCGCAAGACGCCTAACCCTACCCTTGAGAACGTTATAAATATCTACGTCGGCTAGTTCAGGAATTACAGTACGAGCTAGCGTCAGATTGCGAACAGGCTTTTCTCCTTTTCTGTAATTTTTGTATTCAATAAAGGTGAGATCCGCGTCGGCAATGCTATTCGCAGCCCACGCATCCTTATAAAGATGAATGCTGCTCGTGATATAGTTTTCAATCGTAAACAAGCGCTTCTTGATTTTTAGTAATGCGCGTAAGGGACTGTTATTGTCATAGCGTATCATGCTGAAAACCGCTCGTCGTATTTAGTAATCCATTCTTGATCTAGGCTTAGTTGAACGTCTTCTCTAATTTCTTCGCCTCTCACGGGCCAATAAATAGTACGGGCCACGTACCTGTAATAGCAGGTAGACCCATCATCTTGTTTAAAGATATACACAGTACTGTGTAAAACAGTAGGCTTACCTCTGTTAATCTTATTTAAGATGGCTCGGTCCGCGTTCTTATATAGATGCGTGGATGAATAATCACGCCGTATGCTGCTAACCACTGCTTGGCGGGCGCGATTAATACCTTGCTCATGAAATCGTACTTTCTTGCCGGCACCGCGGTAATACGATATCGTGATTTTATCACTGTGTGTATGGGGTGTAACACAGATACGCCCTGCTAAATGGGTCACTGGCGATAGCCAACCGTACACATCTTCAATACACGCTACGTACTTGTATCCATTGAACTCTAATGTATCACGTAATTGTCGTATTAACGTAATAGGGTTCATTGTAAAGGCAATCCCAGGTGTCTCTTTCTCCGTATTGAACCGTTTCAGCCAAGTATAGAGGTACTTCATTGACGATATCGACGTAAAGAGCGTAAACCACATACTTTAAATAGTTGTTGGGTGTTCCGTATAAGTACAACGTACTGTATTGAACACGATTAAGACGTATCCAAAGACGTTCTAATAGGAGCATATCAACGTAAGACTGTGCGAAAATTTTCTTTAGGTAACCAGTACCCGTCGCGTACAAGAGATACCGTTTGCGTCCACTGTATAATCCCCATTGGCTGTATTTATCCAACCGATACATCGACAGGAAAATGTCCTCATCATAACACGCTGCGGTACCGCTGTAGTCGCCTTTGTAGTGCGTATTAGGGGTCATCCAGGCTTGAGGCTGTTCAATACACGCGACTAAATTTGTTCGATTACCTGTTAGTTGTTTATGTTGTTCTTTTATTACTTGTAGGGCTTGCGGACTTGGCATAATACAACGGTCTTATGCAGCTTTTCAGAGACGGCCAGCCAGTCGTAACGCGCCGAGTTGATGTGGAACAAATACACGTAGATTTGTTTTTTACTTTTACTTTCGATGTAACGGTAAACAAATAAACGCCCGTATTCTGTGTGTAGGTCTACATGCCCTTCTACGAGGGCGTGTTCACGGGACACTTTATTCAACGAATTAAAGTACGAAACAAACGGCATAAAGTACGAAGATTCCCGCATTCTATTTAATGCTTGAATCCTGTAAGCATAAGGATGGTCTCTATTCTTTAATAACAAAGACACACGCTTTGATCGGTACCCGTTGCAGTCGGCTGTAAACGTAATGGACCACTTTCTCATTTTAAATCTAGTACCTGCACCATAGCTAAGCGCACTAAACGTCGAAATATCTTCGTAAATGCCAACGCGCTCGCCTCCATGCCTTAGGATGTAATCGTGACAATGCTTTAATGCCGCAAGGCACGACATTCTTTCTATGGTTTGGCTAGGTTTAAGTAAAGGCATTTAACGTAATGATGGTTTGGCGCTGTATTAGTGCGTACCTATTTTGGTTAGGTACAGGTTCAGGGTACCACGTGAGCTTATGCGCACTGTCATACCCTAATTCTCGTACAAGCACACCGCCTTGTTTTGTGTCTTCAGTAAGATATACAAAACTAGTCATGTATTTACTGGTTGGAAAAGGAATGCTCCAAAGGGCTTGTTGTACTCTTGAAAAAGCCACGGTGTGCTTATTAAGTATAATAGGTTTTTTCTGATGGCTAATTACTTTGTCAGCCGCATGCATGGCTGTATTGAGCACAGTTTCACCTAGTATATGGTCACTCCTATTTTCTACGACCGCCACAAGGCGTAGTCCCAGACTGCACAGCTCTGTATGCGCTCGTTTAGTGGCGCTATACAGGCGTCGCAATTTACACGATACTTTAGGTATTCGTACGTAGTCATCCCTCATCAATTGAATAAACAGAGGGTTCAAAGCCAAGTCGAGTATAGATGCGTTGTCCATATGTGGTTGTCGTTGGAGGTTAACACGTCCCAGGCAGGTATTGGGTTTGAGTAAGCGCCGCGTCTTTGTATGAAACCGTAGAGCAGAGACGCCTTTGCCGTAGTTTCTGTGTGGTAATAACTTAGGTACTCACCGCGTAATACATCTCCGATGTTATGCATACTCACAACGGTGTTCTTCGTGTACATGCCGTAGCCTACGTAGCTCTTTTTACTAGTTGAAGGATAAACACTCATCCGGTTAATGGGGTAAGGCGTTTTAGCGTGTACACTGTACAGAGGGTGATTGTTGTAGGGGTAAACCAAAGCCCAATACTCGTTGATATCTGTAATGTGAGTTGTTACTTTAAACCCTTGGCTCAAGCATGTCTTATGCAGTTCTTTAGCTTTAGCAAAACACCGAAAATAAGACTTATTACAATAGACATGGTTGGCGAAGCTCATTTTAGGGAAAGCTCTTCCCACTGCTGGTACCTGTTTAAAAAGTGCACTCTGTTAAAATGCCTCGTGTCTTTACCAATAGGTTCCCACTGAGTCGTCTGGGTCATAAAGTAGTGTTGATTAAATTGATAAAAAGTCATATAGAGTGAACGGTCATGTCTAATACATGGGTGAACATTAAGTATTTGAAATAGACGAGAATCCTCTTCACCCACAGCACTCGCGGTTTTATGCAGATACTCCTGTGTGTAACACTTAAAAATAAAAGATGGCGAGTGGAGGCTCTTCACAGATAACCCCTCGCCATCTACGTACGCGCGTGGAACACTATGTTCCAGTTCGTTCTTGTACGCAGCGTCTAGCGTATGGGACACGCCCATCCTGGCGTGGTTAATAAACCACCACCAGTGAAACGCGTCCTCAATAACGCGTAACTTTTTATATTTTTCGTAGTGTTCCCGTTCATACCGGGGAAGAAACTGAAAATAATAGGTCAGAGGTCGAGCGGCTTCCATCCTTCCTCCGGAGTATCTTCATTGTACTCCCATTGATCAAATACGCGCGTGTACACGTAGTAGTAATTGCCTGACGACTGCTTAAAGACTTGTAGATTCGACGAATCCGCAATCAGCGGTTCGTTGTACTGAACCGCGTATTTGCGAAATAGACTTACAAGTCTTTGTTCATAGTCATTGATTGGTTTTTGTTCCTGAACCAAGTCAATCAACGAATGTTTTCGCAGAATAACCTTGATCACTTTTTCAGGAATCAACATGTGTACGCTGTGAATGCGCCAGTGTAGCCCCTCTTCTTCAAGGTGGTGATCTACAATGTCCGCAAACCGTTGACTCGGACCTACGTACGTGAGGTCGTATTGCGTCTTGACGATTTGGTGCGACTCCACCGAAGGGTCTTGGAGCTTCTTTTTGACAATCTCATAGAGGTTGTACACCGCATGGGCATTCGCAAGCGTAGTTTCGTACTGCTTCTCAGTAGATGACACAGGACTCTCCTCGTACGGCAAACTCAGCCATCGTTTTTATGAGGTCAAATAGATTAGGCTGATATTCAGGCCCTTCAAATTCAATTACTTGAGACACATCCGAACCAATGTAAATAGCCCGTGCTTCTTCCGACATAAGGTCTAGGTTCTGTTTGGTAGTGAAACCCAAACATCTTCCGTCATGTCCTTTGAGGGCTACGTAAAGCATACGCACCTTTAATTAAAAAGCCTCGCTTGGTTTTACCCAAACGAGGCGACCGAGCTGCGACACCTGTAACATGAAGGGGGGGCGAACAGGCGACTGGAATGAAGGGGGTGGGGCGTATTCCGTTGCAGCGTCAGGTCGTCAGCGAGTCTTCCACAAATGCCGGGGCACTTGCAACATATTCTTCTACCACAGGCGGGGTATCCGTAGAGTAAGTAATAAAATTGCGGGCTTCTTCAGGCACAAATGCCTGCTCTTCAGCCTCTTCAACAGCTACTGCTGCAGCCGTTTCAGGTTCTGCAAGGGCACTTGCTGGTTCTTCTGCAAACACAGGTTCACTCTCTGTAGCTTCAACGCCTTCGGGTGCTGCCGCTGCTGCTTTAACCTTGGGCTTGTTCTTTGAACCCTGAGGACGGCCCCTGGGTTTACCGCTCAGTTCACAGAGGTAAAGCTTGTCTTTACGCTCACGGACCTGGAAAAACTGCCCGTCTACGTTCACCGTGGCGCCGTTTGCACAAGTCTTGATGGCCTTGAGGGCGTCTTGGACGCGGCGCTCAGCGACATCGAGGTGCTCCATGGCAGCATTGTACTCAACCAGAGCTTGGCGAACGTCGGGACTTTGGGTATTGGAATCGCTCATCGTAAAACTCCCCATAGCACGAATGCTAGTGGAGAGTTATTATCACGCCGGTTTTCAAAAACCAAGTTGTTTATGGTCTTTGAGCTCGTACTTACTTGAAGTTAAATCGAGCTGGATGAAGAGACTTCCTCCTTCGTGTTCTTCGAACCCTGTGGGGATCGAGAAGATAGATGTGTCGTCGGGACCATTGGCTTTGAGCGTGGTCCAAGCGGCGACCATGGCTTTGGTAGGGACGACCCAGCCAATGGGGCCATCGAAGCAGGTGAATAGGTAATAGTTAGGGGCGTTGTCACGCAAGAAGTTGCGCACCCCGAAAACGCAGCAGGATGCCGTGGTGGGCTCGTTGGCGTAGCGCCAATTCACGTACACGTTTTTGCTGCTGCGTCGCAACATCAAATACTGTGTGGCTTTGCAGTCGTGCACCACAATGCGGATCCCCAAAGGGTCCATGAGATATTTCACTGCACCCAGGCCCAAGCGATGGGACAAACCCCATTCAACACGCTTACGGCCGAGCAGTGCGGGTTCTTTGAACACGGCATCGAATAGCCCGCCATCGTAGTACCCATCAACAACTACGATGCCCTTTGCACTCAACATCTTTTTCACGTCAGTGGCAGACTTCTTCAGCTCTGTCGCCAGCGCATCCACGCGGCGTAGACGGATTGTCATTGTTAAGCCCCTTCAGGTCGTCATACCGAACCTTCAATCATCTCTCGAATGTCACACAGGCGTATTCCAATCAGGAGTTCGCCTGCCCCTACATCCGAGGGCGTTCGGTACCACCAGTCAATGGTGTAGTGCAAATCAAAATCACGTATGGTTTTATCTACTAAACGGTAGATAGCGGATGTTACAATACGGGCCATGTGCCGTGTGAAATACTGATTAAAGCCAATGATTAATTCATAGGGTACATCCACGTGCTCATTGGCTTCTGCGTAGGTGAATAACACTGATACAACGTCGTCAGGATGTGTTGTACATAGAATAAACGTCGCAGGACGTGTTGCGTGTTTAGAGACTTCACGTTTTTTCATAACTAAAAAAACGGACATGTATAGCCTTTGATAATGTACTAAGAATCGACGAAGCAGCGTAAATTTGAGCTTTGTCAAATTTGCGCTGATGAGTCGAGTTCTTTGTAAATTTTTGAAGAGCTCTTACTGAAGACAACGCAAGCGGAGCGCCTGCAACTACAGTGGTGCGCTATACATGTCGAAACTATTTACCACACACTCGTTTTGTACGATCACGAAGGAGCTCTGGTGCCCACAAGAGTTCACTTGATAGGTATCACGCGTAGCACCCCAAGCGGAGCTTGGAAAAAAGAGACTGGCGATTCACCAGTCACAGGTATTTTATGGGTTACAAGGCTGTGAGCGCGTCAGGGGCCTCTGCAGCAGACGAATAACGTCACGCAATACCTTTGGGACAGTTTCTGTGTGGTTGCGAATTATGGTGTAGTGTCCTTGTTTCCTAATAAATATATAAAGAACTATTTGAAGTTATAGTTTTGAAATGGCTACCATTACGCGGCGAGTATCAATACTGATCCGCGCAGCGGCACAGAGAAAATGGCGGTACGCCATTCTTGGGAGCGTTATTTCACGCAGAGTACTCATCCCTCGCGATGGGCCTTTCCAATGCATCCACGACGCATCCCTTCGTACGATGTTCGACACTACAGACAACTAGTCTCAGTAGTCGTAAAAAACGTGAATTTCTTACGACACAGAATCTTCGGCAACAACGCGAAGCTGAGTCTTGGAAAATTCAGCGATGGTTACTGCGAAGGGGCTTGTCTCCCTTTGCGTTACCGCGAACCCCACAACGTGCCCACCCCGCACATGCAGATATCGCGGATGTACCACAGCTACGTCATCCCCCCGGATGAGTAGCGAGACAATTTTCTTGGACGTCCCCCTCGTAACTTCACTATCGACTGTATTTTTCATAGTTCCCTTTGGTGGCTTTAAGAGACTCTACTCATCTTCGTGCACTATGCACCTTTTATTTAGTACAGCGGGTTGTTTTTAATGCACCGGTTCAATTCGCACGACTTTCGCTATGGGAATAGCAAAGGCTTTATGCGGCATGTCCCGTGGCAACGTGTAAATAGAACCGCCTACTTCGGGCAATTTCCCGGTAATGCGGATGTGCTCTCGAATGGAGTCGAGAGACGCTTCCGCTTCACCTAGGTGATGCTCCACAAATACTTTTACCGTATTTGCGTCCTTTGTACTGATTTCTGAGGGCGGCTCAGAACTAAAGAACGCGCGCATTTTGTTTACCATGTCTGCACGCGTTAAACGTTGGGTCACAGTTTTACACTGTGTGCAGAGCATTTCGGCTTCGCCCGTCGCAATGACAGGACGCACTCGTTGCTCTGTATTAATTTTGCACCGAGGGCAAAGGCAGTATTGCGCGAATTTAGGAAGCGTCACAAACGTACTCTAATACGCTGCACGAGTTTGTTAAAGCGCTCTGCATTGCAAAGAATGTGAATGGGGTCGTCTTCGTTCACGGTTTTCTTCACAACACGCTTATGTTCATCGCGTTCTTCGACGTAATTGAGCCTGTGGTGGGTCTTGAAATTTACTTTTCCGTGTTTAGAGACGTTAATAGGCGCTGCGTAGTGCGCGTACATTCGGTAGCGTTGGACACGTTCTTCTGTGCAACGTTGTTCCCATGTTTGGTTCAAACGTGTGTCATAGAGGACCGTACCATAGTTAGTGTCACGGACTGCTTTGGTGTTAAAGCGAATAACGACTTCGTCTTCGGTCGTGACCAAAACTTCCCGCTCAGGGAGTTTCTCTAGGAGTGCTTTAGGTTTGCCCATGGGTTAAAGCCTTATTTGGATGACCCTGGCAAGCTTCCGTAAGTGTTCAGGATCGTCGTCGTAGCTGTACGGCTCTTCTTCGATCCCTGCGTTGTATTTTTCTTGAAAAGCTATTTCTTCCTCAAACTGCGTGTTATGTTCAGGATAACACTTAGAATAGAGTTCCCAACGCTGTTTGGTGCGTTCGACGTCGTAAGGTGTTTTTTGCACTTTACCTTCGAAAAACCGGTACTTGCCTTTCTTGCTACAATAACCGGGGGGCGTTTTTGCGGTGTAACCCTTTGCTTCAAGCGGAATGGCCAAGTTTAATTTGTAAACCAGCTCATCTTTGACCGTGATTACGAAGTGCCCTGGAATGTAGGTCATAGTTTTATAACCACGCGCTGTACCATTCGATGTAAATCGCCGATATTTACGTCGTAGGTATAGGGCTTGTCAGGGTCATTACAGTAAAGCCACGTATATTGGCTCCTGAATTTGTACAATTTCTTGGGGTCGTTTTTACATTGCGTGAATTTCTCTTTGTACTCTTCTTCTGTGATAATTTGCTTTTTACCCGCAAAGAACGAGTACTGGCCTTTTTTGTCGACGTGACCGAGGTGTACGTTGTTCACGACATAGAAATCCTGAGAACAGTAGTCATAGTTATTTTGTCTGTACAACAGCCAGGATTGCGTAGAAAATGCGAACAGGTTACTACTGAGAACGTACTTTAGGTCTCCCTCGACAGAGTTGAGGAAGAACCCTTCTGCAGAGATTGCCATGGTTCACTCTTTGGTTGCGCTCTTTCGCTTACGAGATTTGGCAACGGCCAAGCGCAGCTTTTCTAGGCTGTTTTGGAATTGAACCGCGACGTCGCCCTTGAGCGTGATTTCGTCTTTCTCGAAGATCTTCAGCATTTGAAGAGCTGCGTCGTTGTCGCCGAAGCGCACTTGTTCTTCGACACGGCGTTTCATTTGGTCGAGAGCCGTCGCCTTTTCAAAGTACTTCTTGGAGACCTCGCAAATCTCGTCAGAAATACCGGGCATGCCTCTGTACAGGGTTTTGTTGATTTGGCGTTCAAGCTCCTGGCCTTCTTTGCCTTTGGCTTCGATTTGCTCAATCAGAGCTTTGCGCTTTTCTTCGATGCTCTTTACATGAGCCCGGAATTGACCAATGGTCATGTTTTGGTCGATGTCTGCCAGCGAAATATCCTCGCTGAGCTCATTGAGCTCATCAACAAGGTCTTGCGCCTCGGTTTCGAGCGCGTCGCGGCGAATCATCTTGGTAGCTGTCTCGGGGTCCAAGACTTCCATTGCTTTGTTGATGCTCGGAAGCATCTTCAACAATTCGGTGACGCGATTGTTGACGATAATTTCAAGGTCTTGGACAGACCGCTCTGTGCCCGCTACTAGGTCTCCCGAGTAGTACTGTTGCCCCCAGTTGCTACGGCCGATTTCTTCGCCGAGTTCCCGGAAACGAGGCGTGCCCAAGAAGTGCTTCTCATTGGCACGCCGCGCAATCTCGTAGCTAATACGCCTAAAGATATAAATTTCAGCGTTGGCGCGTTTGTTGAAAAGGGCAACGTAGTCTTTCTTCTTGTCGTCGCTCCAGGTAGCGATGGCGCCGGAGTTCTCAGAAGCAACAACCAGACTGTCGAATTCACTCATTTTACGTTTCCTTGTTAGACAAATAAAAATGGCCCTTGTGAGAAGGGCCGCGTTAGACATACGTCTATGTACTTTTACCAAAAAACTGATTACAGTTTTTCTGGGGGTGTAATAAAGGCTTCAACGGCTTCGGCTAATTTGTCATCTTCGATTTGAAATAACAAATCAGGGCATGCGTTGAGAAGTAATTGACCAAGCCGTTGTTCAGGAACCGACAACCACGCGTTAAAAATGCGAATCAGAATCTCTTTCTTTGTACGAGCCGAAACAGCGCGCCCACGCCGCTCAAGCTCTTTTTCAATTTCACTGGGGCTGGGTATCATTGGTATACCCATTATAGATAGCCTCCAAGTACTTGCGTTGTTCCTCGGATAGGTTATCCATCCGCAAGCAGAATTCCAGGTAGTCGGGCTCGATGCTGAGTACTTCCGCTACAAAGCGCCCTGAATGTTTTCCTGCGGTGAATTTCCAAATGTTATTTTCGGAATCAACCTTGGTGATGATTTTGCTGAAGCTCTTAGGCTTCTCCAACGCTTCTTTCACAGCATTGGCATCAACAACGATTTGACCCTTGAGGGTGTCACGCATTTTCTTGAGGATATCCACCATGGCGAGCACGTCGCTTAGAGACGTATGCGCTTCGGTGTGAGTCACACCGTAGGCTTCGCTCAAGACCTGCAAACGGTAGGCAGGGCGCATAGCCCCCAACGTCACCAAGTCAGTGAAAATGGCAACGCCAACCGTGTCCAACCCATGATAACCAAAGATACTGTCATAGCCCTTGGAGTGCTTTTCCTTTTTCCAGTGCTTGTTGAACAAAGCCTTGAGAAAGCCACGGTCAAAGGGCAAGTTGTGCGCAATCTGTTTGAGACGGCTGTAGCCCTTTAAAAAGGCGTACACGCCGTTAAACATTTCTTCTTGGGTGACGGCACCGAGAGAATCCCATTTCTCTTTGGTATAGCCGTTGACTTTAAGAGCGCCTTCGTCAATAACGGCACCCTCGGATGGATGCGCGAAAAAAGTAACACCACTGACCGTATTGAGAGACTCATCTAATACGAGCATGCTGATGCTAATGATTTCGTTTACTTCTTCGTTGAGACCTGTGGTCTCTGTATCAAAGGCGAGAAACTCAGCTTTAGGCATGTTCTAAAACCCCAGTGTGCTAAGGAATTCTTCTACGAGATCTCGCAGAAGATACAATTCCCGCCCTTTGTTGTCGATGACATAATCTTCTTTTATCTCGCTTAATTCCGTTTCTGATTTATGCGAGGATGTTTGCAAGTCCGCTTCGGGGCGCTTCACGCGTACGATCAAACCGCCTGCGTTTTGTATCGCATTTGCCTCGGACAGAAAGCGAATGTCAGACACCACCACAAGCTTTGTATGGTTGCTCGGGTGGTCGAGGAGCTTGCGCGCACGTCCAATCATAAGTTTCGACCAAACGTCTTCGTGGACATGGCGAAACCCTTCTGTACCTACGTACTGCAAAATACGCCGCCCACTCCAACCGGGGACGCTTTCTAAAAGCGCTTCTTTTTGGGCTTGAGAGCCGTAGAACGCTTCGCGAGGAACATCGAACGCCGTCGAGAACACGTCAAAGCACATTTCTTTGAGCGGATCTGCACAGGCAATTTTGGTTGCTTGGTGGAAGTGTTTGCTGCGGAGCTTGACAAGCTCGCAGATAAAGTCTGAAACGGTGTCTTTGCCTGCCCCTGCGCGGCCAGTAATCCCAAGGATGGGCGTTGCCAATTCAATTTTTGCCATCCGCGCAAGATATCAAATACACATTTAGGTGTAAATGGCTATGCTTATGCCATGAATACAGTAACAGTACGTGGAGTACTCAAAACATGTCCCGCAACGGGCGCACGTAAATGGGCGGGTTACGTGTCAGAAGACACAGAAGTACCTGCTGGTTTGGTGGCAGCCTCAATTGAGGTGTTGGACCCTGAAGACCAGACGGGTAATCGCTGGATTTTAGCAGTCTCGGAGCCCTTGACGCCTTTGGATTCTGCGACATTAGACGCGCTTGCGCAGGGAGACGCTGTGCGCTTGGCAAAGTCTAAGCTAACCGACGCAGACCTCGCGGCATTGGGTCTCACGCGCGAATAGCTAAAAAAGAGTGAGTGCCTTGAGTAGCCTACTTGCTACACAGTAGGCTGTGCTTTGTCACGAGATAAGAGAGTCGATCTCGTGATTAAGCGTGTGCATAAAACATCTCAGTGACGGAGCGTCACTGGTTGCGTGTTCACGCGCGCACCCACTCTTAAACTCTACCTTGGTTATCTGGAAGACCAAGTCCGAAGGACAGGGTCTGACTTTTACTTTTTAACCACCAAAGGCCTATTTATGCATGACGGAACATCATGCCGATAAGGATCTTGTCATCAAGACGCGTAGAGTTTAACCATGCTTTTTAGTTTGGCCTGGAGCCGTGCTGGAGTGTGCGAAATTTCTCATGCGACCGACCGAAAATTTCGCGACACGGAAGCTTCGGCGCAAGGGCCCGACGTCGTATTAAGCGTGCTTAATCGCGTCGGTGTTCTATTTGATCAGCGGTACACTGATGCGTTTATCCTAGGATGCCATGGTCAAACAAAACTATTACGACTTACGCTGCGAACCGTTGTTCTCGGCGCGCACCGTTTGCAGGTCGCGAAGCTCGGTAAGAGCCTGACGACCCGAAGCAGCGTCGAGCGCCTTTTCGGACAAAGAAACGTTCTTGGCGTAGGCTTCGCTGAGCTTGACGCCAAGGTCCGTGACTTGTGCGCTGAGGCGAGAAACCTCGTCCTTCGCAGCATGCAGTTGTGCTTGTAGTTGGGCCACTTGAGACGCGTGGTCGCGCGAAGCCAGTTCGGACGCGTGCTTGTGATCGCGAGAAATGGCACTTGCAACAGTAGCCACTTCCTTCTTCACCGCAGCGTCGATTTCATCCTGGATGCCAGCAATGCGAGTCATTGCAGCAATAAATTCAGACTCGCGCGCCTTGAGGGCGCTTTCACGAGACTGGAAGTTACGTTCGAATTCCGCCGCGCGAAGGCTTTCGGCCCGCTTGGCGTCTTCCATGGCGTTTTTCCACACGGTCTCTTCGTTCCGGCGACGGAGATCTCGCTCGTACTTGTACTGCTCTTCTTCGCGAATGCGCGTCTTAAGCGCTTCGTCGTTTCGTTCCTGGACCAGCTTGGCGTGTGCGGCCTTTTCGACATCCCACTGCTGACGAAGTGCCGCAATCTCGCTTTCCAGAGCCAACTTCTGCCGGTCATGGTCTTCGACCAACGCGGCAAGCGACGAACCAATGACCTCTTTGGCAAACAACGCCTCAAGGTCTTTCTGTTTGACCTGAATTGCGAGATCGATCTCTTCGAGACGACGGGTCTTTGCCGTGAGCGTTTCGCTCAAGCTCGAAAGAGCACGGACGGTGCTCAAGCTGGCGTCCGTGATTTCTTTGACCACGGAGTCTACGGTGATTCCCTGAACCGCTTTGCGTGCAGTATCTGCGCGGGCTTCTGCTGCTTCACGTTCCTTGGGAGGAATTCCCGAAGCCTGAGACAACTGAGCCTTAAGATTTGCAACGTCGCGTTCGAGATCTGCTTTGGTCTTACCCACAAGTACCTCTGTCTTTTACTTTACCGAATTCAAAAAATGCAGGTGATAAATATATCGCGTTTTTAACGGCAACGCTTGCTTTTAAGAGGTTTGAAAGGTCTGTAGCGTACACGCTAGTGCAGCGAAAGACCCGCAAACCGAGAAAGTTGCGCAGCAATGCGCGATTAATCAGTATTTTTGGCGGTGCGCCAAATTCCGTTTGTAGACGGAGCCGTTGCCGTAATGCTGTGCTCTACAGATAATGCGGACCGGAACCCTGGAAGGGTGTAGGTCCTACATTATTTGTATACTGGCTAAGTTTGTTATTATTTAACACTAGCGGTTCACTAGCTTACTGTTTAAGTGCCATTACGAACAGCTATGCTTGAATGCTCAAAACTTGGAATCCCGCAAGTTTTGGGCGGATCTCGGAAGGACCCCGCGTAGGGGTACGAAGTTGACGGAACGTCAACCAGGGAGTGGCTTTACCACAACGCCATAGCTGTCACCTCTTCCTGTATTGCCCCGCTTTATTGCATTCGGTGGAGCATTGGAGAGCCATACGCGAAGCGTGGTCGCGCTGGGACTATCATATACAAGACCGGCGAAACACCGATCGATACAACGATTGCGAAGAGGCCAAAATGATTAAGACTATTCTGGATATACCTTTAAGTCAGGTTGATCTAGTTACTGCATTGTGGATCGCACCTTTCTTTATTTGTATTCCAGCTGTCTTTTCTGCGTTCATGAACGCAGGTAAATAAATCCACACGCCTGGTGTGTAATAATTTTAATTAAAAGCGTAGCATTTAATTAAAATTATTTGAGCAACGCGTACCACACTGAAAGTGTACACGTATTTAACTACAACGACGGTTCGTCGTCTTGTGAGCTTTCCGGAATGAAGCTAACTCACAATTTGGTTCGCGTGTGATGACATGCCTGTTATGTGTAAGCGACTTATTACTTAACAACGCAGTTGTTAATTAATAAGGCAGCGACGTTAGCGTACCGACTTCTTTCGAAGAAATTTTAACGGACTAATAGCGTAGGCGTAAGCCGTAGTTATTAGTACTTTAAAATTGCGTCCCCACAGGGGTCGAAAGAAGGCGACGCGCAGTATCCTATACAGCCGTGATGGCGATACGCCATCTAAAGGAATTCCTTAGCGCATGTCGTAAATACTGCGTATACCGAAGTACACGCGTAGTCAAATTCTTTTACCGTAAAAGGTACATTTATTAGACTGCGACAGGGAATTTGATGGCTGGATGAGGGTCGTAGCCTTCTAGGCGGAATAAAGACAGAAGCTTCTCAAGAGGAGGCTTTTCTGTAATCAACGCTTCAATGTCTTTGAGCTCTTTAATCGAAGAGTCAATGATAAGTCTAGGAAGCTCCCTAGGTTCCCTCTTCAACTGTTCTTTGATACCGTCAATTTGGTCTACATAGATATGGGCATCGACAAGGGTATGAGCAAATTCTCCGACCTTCAGGCCAGACAAGTGTGCCATGAGGTGGAGCAAGAACGAATACCCCGCAAGGTTGTAAGGCACACCAAGAGGCACGTCACAGCTGCGCTGAAGTAGCGCAAGGTTAAGACGCAACTCTCCTTGTTTGTCGTATTGGGTGTTGAGCACCCAAGTTACGTGACAGGGAGGAAGCTTGCTGGTTTGGGCATTTCCAGGTGCCCACGCAGAAATCACAATTCTGCGTGATAGGGGGTTTGTTCGCAGCTCGTTGAGCGCGAACTTGATCTGGTCGTTGTACGCAGCAATGGAACCTGTCGTTTGTCCATCAAAGCTAGAAAGCTTTTGGTGAACAGGAAATCTTACCCAGTAGTTACCGTAACTACTCGGCACTTCACCTGCTTCATCAGCCCAGGGGTCCCAGAACTTCACACCGTAATGGCGAAGAAAGTCAATGTTTGTAGCCCCCGACAAAAACCATAGATTCTCAATCACAATATGTTCCCACTTCATCGCCTTGGTGGTCAACAAAGGGAAACCATTGTTTAAGTCATGTTTATAGAAATACCCAAAGACACCGATCGTATCGACGCCTGTGCGGTTTTCTTTACGGGTACCATTTGTCAAAATATGCTCAGCAAGAGCCAAGTACTGTTCCATTACGGTAATCTCCAATAAAAAGCCCTGCGTGATACTTACCACGCAGGGCTTAAAAGTAATTGAGTAATTTCAGTTCACAAGAGCTTCGGTGTAACCACGGTCCTTGGGCACGATCGTACCGTCAGCAAGGATGGTCACTTCTTCCCCATCGTCGAACTCTTCGCTAGGGTCTTCTGTGGAAGTCACCGTGTAGCTCTGTACGGTCTGAGCAGCTTCGAGCTTGGCACGCTCTTCGGCTTCTTTCACAGCTTTCGGCTTGCGGCCACGGCGCTTAGGCTGGGCGGCAGTTTCAGCAACAGGTTGTGCGTCAGTCTTTGGCTTTCGTCCTCGCTTTGCGGGCACGGGGGCGGGAGCAACGTCGACCTTTGGCTTGCGACCCCGCTTTTTAGGTGCCTCAGCGACTACAGGAGCAGCTTGAACCTTGGGCTTGGGCCCGCGCTTTTTAGGAGCTTCTGCAACAGGAGCTGCAACCACGGGATTCTTCGGGGGACGACCGCGACGCTTCGGAGCCTCGGCGGCAACGGGGGCTGCAGCGACAGGGTTCTTCGGCGGACGACCTCGACGCTTGGGAGCTTCAGCAACAGGAGCTGCCACGGCCACGGGATTCTTCGGTGGGCGGCCCCGACGCTTGGGAGCTTCGGCAATTGGCGCAACAGGCGCCGCGGCAACCTTAGGCTTGGGCCCGCGCTTCGCAGCAATCTTCGCAACAGGTGCAGGAGCTGCTGTAGCTACTACGGGGCTCGGAAGCTGCAGATTGGCAACGTGCGCAAACTGCGTCAGCTGCTTTTTAGCGACGCGCACAGCGTCTTTGTAGCCCCGGACTTCTTCAGCCGTGAGCAGCTTATTCTCAGCAAGCGCGCGTTCCACGGAACTGATTGTGTCAGTCAGACGAGCGACCTGATTCTGAGCAAGTCGAAGTCCATATTCGAGGGTACGCAAAGCATTAGGACGGGCAGCCATAAACAACTCCTACCAATAACTCTTTATTGATTAACGAAATTCAAGTTAGAGTTATTGGCTAGGAGAGTCAAGTAGCGCAGCTGTATTTTTTATGCGTTTGCGTCATAAAAATCTTGAGCCCCGATACAAATGCTGTCGAACTCTTCGAGCAACGCCGCCTTCTTTTCGGGAGTCATGGTTTTTGCTTCTTCTGCGTTTTGAGGTTGGCCGTAGGCGATGCGTAATTGAATGGTTGCCAATGCAATTCCGAAAACCGTTTCAATATCGCTTAGTTCGCGCAGCTTTTTCTGTTCGACGACAAAGGCGATGAGGTCTTCACAGAAGCTCCCGGCACGCGTGATGAACTCTGTCTCCCGTTGTTGCTGATACTTTTTGAGGGCTTCTGGCTTTATTTGTTGGCCCTTGGCCACTGAGACGTATTCGGCTTCGCCTCCTGCACTGAGGAACTGCCTGCTGAACGTATCGAGGCCTTTAATACTGATGTCTTGCTTAGCCATGTACGGCTCCCTCTCTGAACTAGATTTAGAAACCTAAAATAAAAAACCCTTCCCTGCAACGCGTGCAAGGAAGGGCTAACGCCTACGTAACCATTGTGAACAGTTATTAGTGCCCGATGATGCGGCCATTACCTGTTTTATCGGATAGCTGCTTGAGTAAGTCGGCTTTGCTGAGTCGAACACTACGAGGGGTAAACTCGCCACAGTTGGCACGAACTTCCCCTTTGCGAACAATGACAGGCTCTGCGCGTTCGCCAGGCTCTGCGCGGGTTACCCCGGAAGGGAACTTCTGACCGGGTCCCTCTTTAGCAGGGTATTTACTTTTCTTAGCGCACCAACCCCACGCAGTTTCACGCAGGCCGCCTTTGGCAGTCTGTCCGCGCATGACGGGGTCAAAGTGCTCGCAACTGTCGCAAGGCTTATCGTTGATGGCCATAGTGGTTACATCTTATAAGGGCGTATCTTAAATGACTCAAGTTTTTTCTTGAGCTCTGGGTCAAAATACAGACGCATCATCGCTTGGATGAGCTGAAAGCACCCTTCGTCACGGGTACGTGCATTAGGTACGGCAAGCATCCAGCCGTCACCTCGTTGGATATAAAACTTGAGGTTGGTGCTTTTTTGAACAGGGAGCTGCGCAATCACGAGACCGAACTCTGTAAAAGTTGGTTCAATCTCTTTTCGGTGGGCTACGCAGAACTCAAGTAAACGTACGGCCGCAGCTTGGATATGGTCCGTACCAGTTACCGTAATACCCCCGTAGCCTTTCAGTTCAATGGTTGCCGTTGCTGCGTGGGTCTCGTTGTTATCAATGTCCTCTGCGTCTACCTCTGGAGGTTCCTGAGCTTCTACTTGACGAGAAGGTGCGGGGGCTGCTGGAACCGCAGAGCGCCAAGGGTCCCGCAATAAACCAGGTGTTTTTTTACCAGAGGTAGGCATGCGCTATCACCCTGTGATTAGGATGTTTGAGGAGTGTTTATTTAAACCAGGGTTAGCGCAATCGCAGTGCACAAAATACACGCGTTCGTTGAGTGAAATGCCCACATCGCTAGGGTCATTAGGGTTTACGGCGCGCGGGTCAAGCACCTGAAACACCGGTTGAACCATGTCTGTGGCTGCAATGTGTTTCTTACAGCGAACGCATTGTTGGATATCGGGGGTCATTTTCCATTCCTTGGCGGAAGGCTTCTGGCAATCGAAGTGTACCCAAACATTTCGTATTTGAGCCCCGATAATACCTAATTCAACTTGCCGCTCAAAGCTCCGTAAGTCGTGGCGCAAGTATGCAGTAAGTACGAGGTGTGTGTCTACAAAGCCCTTGTCACAGGCGGCGCAGCGGTGAGCAAGAGCTTCGATTTTTAGGCTATCGAGCACGGTTTTCTAACCCTTTACACACAGCGTCTAGACTTGAGTGATACTTATGTAGACCTAGCGTGTCAAAGACCCTTTTTCGATAGCGTTTGTTTGGATCGAGTACACGCGTGTCTAACAAGGCAATTAAGCCGCGATCTTTTTGAGTTCGAATCAGACGCCCAACCCCTTGGCGCAAATCAAAAAGCATTTCGGGAACGTCCACGGCATTAAAGCCTACCCCGAAATTGGAGTAAGTCTCTTTTCGTGCGGAATTGATGCGATCTTTGAAATTGGGAAACGGCAGTTTCGTAATAATGACTAGAAACAGCTTGTCACCCGGTACGTCGATACCTTCCCAAAAACTCTTCACTCCCAGAATAGAGGACTGCGGTGTCGCCTTGAATCGTGCGAGTACGTCGGATGCTGCCATCCCATCCTGGGTAAAGAACGGATAGGGGTAATTATGCGAATCCAAGTAACGTTGTACGTGCAGCATTTCTGCGCGCGAGGTGAACAGCACAAAGGCGTCGCCGCGATTTGCTGTAAGTAGTCTGCGAATGACTTCTGCGGACTTATCGCGGTAGTTGTCTTGAGCAAACCCGCCTTGGGTCACGGGCTCAGGGACGTCTTCTGTTTTAGGAATATACAACAACGCTTGTTTGGTGATGTCAAAAGGAGACGGAAAGACCTCTGACTGGTACGGGATGTTGGTAACGCCCACCCGTCCTGCAAAGACATCGAAATTATTTTCAAGAGCCAGCGTCGCCGAAAGATATGTGACGTCTTTCTTAGGCATGAAGCATCCGATGTTTACCGGCATGCTTTTAAGAGTCAGGTATTGCTGACCCTTGAAGAAGGTCGTGTCGATGTCCCATGTACGATTTTTCTGAGTCCCTGCCAACGCCTCGAATGTCTGTTGGGATTCCTTGACCATGTCTAAGAAGATTTCGAGAACAGCAAGGCGCTCTTGGTCTTGGTCCAACAGGTTGAATTGGGGCGTAGCAACGCCTCCACCATTGACAGCTGCGGGGCCTGTTGCGTCGTTAACAGGTGCAGTACTTATTTGGGTGGTGGGATTAACCCCTTTTGCAGCGTAGACAGACTGCAAATATCGCTGCATGGAGTTGTACTTTTGGCCAAATACTTCAGTGATAAACTTTTCACTGGTGGCTTGGACCAAAACTGCGTCAAGCCATTTCACCGTGTCGGCAACGGACATTTCTGCATACGAAGGCAACACTCTGTCGCCGCTTTGTAGAACTCGTTGCAGGTCTTGGAATACGAGGTCCCAAGCAGGTTGAAGTGCTTGTAGTTCTGGGAGCTCTAAAGGTACTGCAGCGTGCGCACTGAGATCATCGAATGCTTTTTGGATTTTCGTAGGTTGATCTAAACGCGTTTCGTAGGTGTACGCTTGTCGAATGCCGTCTTCGATTTTATGGGCTTCATCAACAATGAGATGCTCAAAAGGACCCAATAAGCTGATATTGAGCTCATCCCGGCATTTGTAATGCATGCCGAGGAGCCAGTTATTGGTGACAACGATTTGCGCTTGCGCAACGTTGTTACGCGCTTTGATATACCCACATTGCTTGTAGTAGCTGCACGATGCACCGATACAGTGCTCTGCGCTCAAGCTTTGATCTAAACGCAAATGCAGTTTATCTGCGTCATCCCAACGCCCGTAATCGCTTTGATTGAAGAACGTTTCGTAGTTGGGCCAATTCGCTTTATCGTGCTGCTTTTCGCGTTTGCAGCGGGTGTAGCAGGCGTAACGGTTTTTTCCGTAGGCTCCAAAGAAGGCAAAATCACCGGAGGGGTGTCCGAGTTTGTTTAAATGGCTTTGGATGTACGGCAGGTCTTTTTCCAGCAGCTGGGTCTGCAGCGTGACTTTGGCCGTAGAGATAACGATGCGTTTTCCGGAAATGATGGCGGGCAGAAGGTAGGCAAAGCTTTTACCAACGCCTGTGCCGGCTTCAAAAAGCGACACTTTGTTGTGGCGAATGCCTTCGGTGACTTCTTCAGCTAAAGAGATCTGCCCCTTTCGAATCTCATTAACAAATCCCAACGCAGGCTGACTCAATAAGTCAGCTGCGTCGGGGACTTGCCGTCCTGCACAGTAAATACAGTCATAACCATAGGGTTCGTCTTCGACGAACGGCATTGTACTTTTGCAAGATCGGCAATACATGGCTAGCTTGCGTCTCCTTGAACTGGAATCCTGAAAAATTCGAATTCATGAATGAGATATCGTGCGTAACTACCGTGAGTAGCACTGAGGTAGAGATCACTACCACCCCAGTTGTACCGTTCAACCACCATAAGCTCCCTGGCAAGCTTTGCTGCAGGGGTCCCCTTTCGTGGTCCCATTACGCCAAAAAAAGCCAAATCAGCGTTAGAACGCTCCTTTACATGAAGGCGAGTAAACGCAGCAGAGCGATACATCTGGATGTACCCTGCCACGCGCTGAGTGAGAATACACGCCCCTACGAGATACGCGTACTCTATGTCATTGAGGAGTCGGTGTAAATCCGAGGATTCTCCTACGCCACAAGTTTTTGCGGGCCGTGAAGGAGCCCGTACTTGCATAACGCCAAAATCGGCACGTGTCACCCCTTTCGGAAGGTTAGACAACACCGTGTTATCATCAAGGCGTACGACAGATCGGAACGAGGATTCCCGAAAGGCCAACGCAGCAATAAGCGCTGGCAAATCTCTTTCGGGACTGAATTCGGTCCAGCCGCCAATCTCAACGAAATCTTCCCACTCCTCACGATACTGGTCTGCGGCTGAAACGATAGCGATAGCGTGTTCGATTGCGCGAAGTTCCCTTTCGTCAGTGTCCCCCAGTGCACCACGGGTATAAGGTGCATCTGGCAATTTATCTAGTATCCTGCTCGTCAGATGGAGTACTCTGTAATCCGGTGCCTGTGCGTGGGTTGCACTGTTAAAAAATAACGCGAACAACACCACAAGCATCGTAATGTGCATAGTTTCCTCCGTTTTCTTTTACCGTAATTAAGCCAAGGAATAGGAAATGAACCGACCCGTGATCGGCGCATACCGCAAAAAGTCGCCTACCTCAGACTCGGATATTCAGACAAATATCGGAGCTGAGCCTGAGATTATTAATCGCCAACCTAAAGTTGAAACTCCCGCGACTTCCCTATCAGAAGGTATTCAGGAAGATTTGCAAGAGAGTATCGACAAGACAAAAGGGTTAGCGGACAAAGCAAAGACATACGAGCAGATCCTTTCAGAGCGAGGCATTACTCTGAGTAAGGCCCATGCAGTAATCGATTCGATGCTGGAAAAAGGGTATTACGAAGAAATAATACCCCTCAAACTGCCTACTCCTGCACCCATCACCGTCACTTTCAGAACACGCACTCAAGCAGACTACATTCGTTATTTGCGTGCGCTAGAACTTTATAATCCCAAATACGTAGAAGAACAACAAGAGTTGCAACTACGTTACTTCTTGGCAGCGTCTTTAATTTCTTTCAAGGGAAAAACGTTCACAAATACAGATCCCGATAAATTAATTGATGAAAAAATTGAGTGGCTTGAGAAAATGCCTGAGCGCATCGTCAGTCTTTTGGGCCTAAAACTGACAGAATTCGACCTACAAATTCAGGCAATTATGACTGAAGGAGCCGTCGAAAATTTCTAGCAACCCCGAGAGGGACAGTGCGCGCGGAGCTGTACGTCCGTTCACTGCCCACTCGGGGGCTCCCGCCTCGGGGCTCTATCCAAGACCGAATCGCGTGTGAGATGGTGCTTCGAGAACGGCGGCGCAGCGTTGTAGAGCAAGTTTACTTAGCACGAATACTTTCATCGAGTCTTAGAATTCCAGAGAAACTCTTGCAGCTTTGGACGACGATGCTTTCTATGGAAGTTTTCCAAGAAAGCTACTCCCCAGAGGTGGTCAAAGAGAAGGAGCACGCACTAAAATTAATCCAAGAAAACGTCACGCAACGCAACGACGCGCAAGTGCGTATGTTCAAGAAGCTGCACAAGCTTACCGCGAACGAGCACGACTTACGTCCTGCGACTCCCAAGGAGATCGAGGAATTTAGACGTAAGCTGCGTAGGCGACACCTAAATGCGGCCCAGGGTAATTGAGAATGCCATCTTTCCAAGACCAACAGGCAATCCAGCAATTACTGTCTGGGCTGAATACTATGCAAATGCAGGCGGGCTTGATGCCAGGAGGCATCCCTGCTGTTAACCAGACGAATCAAGTTACGCCCCCGCGAGTTATGACTCCGGGGGAGTTTTCTAATAATCTATTACTCAATCTAAATAGAACGTATTCGCCAGTACCTCTGACGCCGCCTATGTTTGGCGGTGTTACTCCCGTTCCGCGCAATGACTTTGCCAATAGCATTTTACCTCCCAACACCATGGGTGGGTGGGGCGCTGCCAGGCAACAAGCTAACGCGGGTGCAAACAGCTGGCTCACCAACGCACAAACCGTAGCGGGTTTAACAGGTCGAACAGGCTTTGACGCTGCTGCAGGTTTGGCAGGTCGCGCAGTCGCTGGCCGCTATTTAGGCGGTATTTTGGGGTCGGCTGCTGGACCTGTAGGTACCGTGGCTGGCGCATTTTTAGGCGATGCGTTGTTAGGCGGAACGGTTGAGTCAATGATGACGATGCCTTTCCAGCCTTGGATTCAACAAAGACAGCGCGCCTTACAATTACAGAATTCTAGCTTAGGGTTTGTGAATCGCGGCCCTGACATGAGCGCTGCGGGCATGGGTTTAACGCTTAATGCGTCCATGGACTTAGAGCGCCAGCTTGTACGCATGTCGGGTAATACCCAGTTTAAGATGGATACGCAGAATGCGTTTACCAAACAAGACATGATGAAGTTGACGCATTTAGCGTCACAAACCGGTCTCTTAGATAATGCGCAGTCGGTAGATCAAATTGCCCGGAATATGGGCAAAATATCGCGAGCCCTCCACACCTTCATGAAAATCGTGGAAGAGCCCGACGTGCAGCAAGCCATGCAGATGATGGGCAACATGCGTCGTCTGGGCATGAGCATTCCCGAGACCAACGTGGCAGCGGCCAATGCGCGTGTATTTGCACGTATGGCAGGCACTTCTGTGCAAGGCGTCATGCAAGCCGGCATGCAGGGTGCAGGGATTTACCAACAATACGGTATGTCTGCCGCAAGCGGCTTAAATGCAGGTATGGCTGCTACAGGCGCTGCAGGTTTACTGGGAACTATTCTAGACCCCCGCACTTTGAACATGCTGGGTGGGCGCGAAGGAATCGCACAAAATCTCGTGGGAGCGTCTGCGAGAATGACGCAAATTGACGCGATTTTACCTGCGTTGCTCAAAGCAGGTAAAGACGGTCTTTCTGTGGACCAGAGCGCTTTGCTTGATTTAGCGCGGGGTAAACGAGATATCACAGGGCTCGTCCAAGAGAGCGCTCGCCGCATGACGGGGTTTGGCCCGAAGGGCTTTGTCAACGAATACTCTACGCGTCAGAGTGAGCTCAAAGACGAATTAATGAATTCGTTTGGCGGCCAAGGCGCGTTGTTAGCCCCGATGGCTCTTGCGCGCAGCATTATGCAAGAACAAGGCGTTGATTTTAGAGGCGCCTTAAGCCTGATGTATCCTGACGACGAAAAAATGCGTCGTACGCTTGAAGTCGCGTATCGCAGCAAAGATTTTTGGTCAGGGTTAAAAGAACAACAACGCCTTGAGCCTTTGCACAGACAGGGACAAGTCGCTGAGCGTAGACGCCAAACGGACAGCGCCGCAAGAACTAAAGCATTTCGTAAATTGGGAGTAGGGGCTGCGAATGCTTTGTTAAGCATCACAGGGGACGAGACGGGCAGGCAAGCCACTGTAGAAGATATTGCTAAAGATTTACGTTACGCTGGAAATAGAGTAGACGCCTTTTTTCAAGAGAATTTTGGAGAAGACACCGACCTCGAAGAAATACAAGCGGCTACGGGTGGAGGCGCTGTTATACGCACGGTGCGATCGGGTTTACGCTCGGCGGACCAATTGCGGCAGGTACGCGAAGCCATCGCTACGCCACAAGGCGCCGAGAGCATGCGTAGACGCGTTAGACGCCTTCAGAAAGAAGTTATCGAACCTGGTATTGCTCAAGAAGAGGCGGAGGGTAGGCGGCGTGCGCATCGCTTATTTGGAGGGCCCGACGCGTTCATAGGTAACTTGAGTGGCGAATACTTACGCGACACCGTGTTACGCAATGAGGGCTGGGTTACCCGTGCAAAACACGCATTAGCTATCGGGGGAACACCTTCCGATGAGTACGTAAATGCACGTGCGCGTAATATGATGGATAGCGGTGCGCTCCTCGAAGACGCACGTGCAACACGTTATGACGTTGCTCGCACACGCCGAGTCGCAGAAGCAACAGGCCTTAAAGGAGATGACTTTAATAAAGCGATGGGCACTGCGTCTGCTGCTTTCAGTGGTTATACAAAAAGCATCCTTGGCGAGTTCGGAGAACAGTCAGGGAAATTTGATATGGAAGGCGCAAAATACAAAGTACGCGAGGCCTTGCTTAAACAAGGGTCGTTGAAGGCGAGTGACGTAGACCGCCTTATGAAAAACCCTGACTTTATGAAGGAAGTCATCGCTACGGGAGAGTTTACACGTAGTGAAGGGGAACAAAAGATTATTGATAAAGCCATTTCTGCAGGCGCTGAAGTTTCAGGAAATATCGAAGCGCGAACCCGAAAATTATTAGTAGGCAGCGCCGATGCACACCGTAAGAATGTGTTGAAGTACCTTGGTGTTTACGGGGATAGTGCTTCTACGGATGAAAAGAAGACACTACTCGGTATTTTTGGCGAGACAGGTAAAAAAGGTGAGATACGCCAAAAGTTACTTGTCGCCAAAGCCCTAGCTGCTCAAGGAAAAAATGAGCAAGCCGATCAACTAATCCAAGAAGTAAAAAATAGCGGTATTAGTGAAAAAGAACTTGCAGCGGAGATGGACTACGTCGATGGGGCGAAGTCTACCATAGACGACGCCACTATGCGTGACGTCGGTAAGAAGTTTTCTGACCACTTCGACGCACGTGAGTTTGTTTTTAAGCGAGCCCGCGAAGAAGCTACAAACGTTAAGACCAAAGAAGTAGGCTCTGCGTTAGCAGATCGAATCGGAGCCGACGCTTTCGCAAAGTATAATGAAAAAGGTATTGAAGGTCTTAAAGAATTTATCAATGGATCCGGTAAAGACCGTTTAGGAAAACTCAGTAAAGAAGAGACTGCGCGTATCCTTTCGGGGGATATGTCAGAAACCGAACTAGAGCGAAGCGCTGTTGACAGTCTTAGTTCTAGAGCCGACGCGGTGGTTGCAGACGGTCTTACCCAACGAACAGACGCTGCAACCAATGAAGTAACAGATCAATTAATCTCCACTCTCTCCGAAGCCGCCAAACGCGACAATGAGCGTATGGAAAAGACTTATGGAGATTTCGATAAGTCCGTGGGTACTTTCGATAAAGCGTCGCATACTTTGTTACAGGCAGCAGAAGTGATGCGGGACGGAAAAATAACCGAAGGGTTGAACCGTGCAGCCCGTGAAGCATTTACTTGGGGTAACGAGGAGAACCGATGAAAACACAAATCCTATATCCCAATGCCATCGACTACATCCGGCTCATTAACAAAAACGCAGTAGATAATGCGCTAGGTGGACGTAGCGCGTTTGTGTTGTTGCCTTCTTTGTATCAGCGTGCATTTATTTTGACGCACGAAACAGGCGAATTGCCTCTTACGTCAGACTTTGTTGCACCGGATGAGACGACAACGACCGAGCGCAAAAACCAAGTCAACATTATCACAACAGCGTGACCTGACATGGCGATACCCGGCATTATTACAGGGAATCCAGGACCGATATTTACGTCACGCATGGATGCTTTCGTCCCTGTGAATGACAGACGCGGTGTTTTTGCGGGGCACCCCGGAGCTACGCCTAAGACTGCTATCAATCGCGGTCCTCGCGACGCAGAGCACAAAGAGTCTATGGCGCGTATTTTTATTGACGTACCTGAGGCGCGTCGGAATGAAATACTGCGTACTGTCTCAAAAGAGGCAGAGCCTCTAGCCAAAGTTCTTCTTACAGGAACGGGTACAGGCGGAGCGCTTGGTACCGGTTTCATAGACTTCTTACTTACAAACGTTCAAGAGAATTTCACCGAGAAATTCCAAATCACAGACACGCTTACGGATAACTACGTAGTGTATTTCTCGGGGCGAGAGCCCACGATGTGCAGTTATTCTGGTGTATTGCTTAATACGTACCAGGATGATCAACGTGTTTGGATGTTGCGGCTTTACAGTGAGCTGCTTCGAGGTACACGCCTTGCGACACGCAATATAATTGCGCGTATTCGCTATGACAGCTTGATTGTGTCGGGCTATTTAACTGATTTACGCTTAGGTCTTGAAGGCGCGACAGATCACAACGCGTCACAGTTTAGTTTTAACTTAATTGCAAAACGTATCCAGATAGTCACGCCAACGGTATCGCAACCAACGATCTTAGCCACAGCGGTAACAACTGACGGCGCGCTTGATAGCTCTGAAAACTTAGCGAGAACGCAGACGAGAGCGGGGGACGTGACTGCAGAAACGCCGCCCACTGCCAGAACAGCCCCCGCTGCTGAAGTCGTTGCGGCTACGAATGCAGCTACACGCGCGGCCCTACGCGCCAAAGGACTAAGTGATTCTCAAATTGTAGCAGTCATGGCGCGTTCTATGGAGATTAGCGTCAGGCCTGAGGTAGACCCGCGAGAGCAACAAAACACACAAGCACAACAAGGGGCACAGCGGGTTTACGACCTCGTAAAGGGCACAGACCCCTCAAAAACAAATCCTGATAATATTTCAAATGACGCTGCAGGTGGACGCACTAACATTCTGGGTTCTACAAATCCAGAGGCGCAACCCCTCGTAGCGCGCAACGCCAATCGTACCCGAGGGTCAAGGGCTTTTCACACTGCCACACTATAATTAGGCGTTCGCAGAACGAAAGGTACCTAGCTACATGCCCGCCAGCATTGTTATTAACCAAACAGGCCAGCCGGCAGGAGTCGCAGGTACCGCACGCGATGACGGTGTAACAGGCCAGTTGGTGACATGTAGCAACGCTACGGTCGCTGCTACGTATTTGTGGACCCTTGTTGACGTGCCTATCCGTTCTGCGCTTTTGCGTGGCACCACAGGTACGAGCGCTACTTTTACGTTTACGCCCGACGTAAAAGGCACATATCTTGTGAGTCTGCGGGTGAATAACTCGCCCATTACGGCAGATAATGCGCAAAGTTTTATCGCTATTTTAAGCAGCGGAACTGACACCCGTGGCTGGCGATACCTAGCAGCGGGTGAGACCAAAGCAGATACCTTAGAATACCCTGGTCTTGGGTTTACTTCTAATGTGAATACTCGTGGCTGGGCAACCAATGATGATTTGCAGCGAGAAGAAATAGAAGTAGCAGTTTCTCGGGTATACGGTGCGGTTAGCGTTTCCCCAGGAGCCGGGTCTTCTCCTTTAGTAAAACTTAATTCACTAACAGGTCAACTAGACGCTACTTTAGTCGCAGCAGTAACAGCCATTTCTATTGCGTCGGCAAACGGTTTTGCGGGCTCCGTAAGTAACCCGACGACAACACCAGAGTTGACCCTTAGCACATCCATAACCGGTTTATTAAAAGGAAACGGCACGGCCATTAGCGCTGCTGTTTCCGGAACGGACTACCAAGCTGCCGGTAATTACATCACAGCATTGTCAGGAGACGCTACAGCGACAGGCCCTGGCAGTGCTGCAGTGAGTGCAGTCAAAGCCTCTGTCCTAAAGTCGGCAACCACAGAAATAGATATAGTATCAGCAACAGCCCCTGTAAATGGGCAGGTGCTTACTGCTACCAGTGGCACTGCCGCAACGTGGCAAACGCTTAACGCGATTACCGCTTTAACAGGAGATGTAACCGCTACAGGTCCTGGTAGCGCTGCAGCCAGTGCGGTCAAAGCGTCCGTACTTAAGTCTGCTACGACAGACGTTAACGTAAGCGCTGCTACTGCCCCTGTAAGCGGGCAAATTCTGACGGCCACAAGCAGCACGACTGCAACATGGCAAACGTCTATTTACGCAACTAAGTTTACTGCGGGGACTGCGATAAGCAGCACCCCCACGACACTAGCCGCGTCTGATGCGTATAAATATCGAGAAGTAACAACGGTAGGCGCGCAGCTAATAAACATATCAGGCACCGCAGGTCACGCAGCAGGGGACCGCATTCAGATTTACCACAACGGCACAAGTACCCTTACTTTTGCGGGTACCAACGGCATGACCGTCGAGAAACCTGCAGGCGCGGCATTAACTGCGTTTGATAGGTACTCGTGGATTGAGATTGTATTTTTATCCGCGACGCGTTGTTCGCTCGTAGGAAGGTTGACACCGGCATGAGCAGTACAGGAGCCATTGCGTCTAGTCACCCTCTTTACACTGTCGCCAACGCGTACTGGCACGGCAGTGATATTATCGATAACGGCGCAATACCTCCCAGGCTATCAAGCTGGACAGACCGGCTAGGAGGTTACGTAATTAACGCGGATGGCGGCACTGCCGCAGGGGTAGCCACATCGCCTTGGCGTTCCTTAGGCGGGGGATCTGGGTTAAATGAGGCGTTTGCGCGGTCCTCCGCGCTTGTTGACGGCTGCAAGAATCGCGGTGTGTTCTCGTTTGTGATGCGTACATACCCAACAACCACCAGTAACTGGTGGGGTATTTACCCCGACACGACAACTTCTCGGTTTTTGACGGCGCTCGATGCTACGAACAATCGGATTAACATACAACGCGACACGACTACACTGCAATTCAGTACGACGATTGACGCTGCGGTGAAATATACGGTTGGTTACGTTTACGACGGCACTAATTCTATTGTGTATAAGAACGGGGCGCTAGTTGGTAGTCAGGCTGCTACCCAAAACATTAACACAGATGCAACACGCTGGGGGCGTCGTACGAGTAGCCCTTTAGATGGAGCCGTAAAACTGTGGATAGGTGTTGCGTTGACCGCCGCACAAATGGCGTACGAGCATACGCAATTAACCGCTGAATTCCCTTGAAATAAAATAACGAATGCAGAGACCGCAATGAATAAGTTAGAACAAACAGAGCTAACCATCCCCGCAGCATGGGCCAATATTGTTAGAGTCGTGCGTGCTTTCACAGCAGATGCACAGACGCATGAGATTCTCCGTGACTCTCTCGCAGTAATCAAACAACGTGTCGAGCGTTGTAATGAACTTGAAAAAGCCGTCGAAAAGACGGAAGTGCAGGAATAAATGTCAACTTGGGGTCGAGGTTCTTGGGGTGTAGCGCAGTGGGGCGACCTTACGGGGATCTCGGCCTTAATGGTTGCGAGTACGTCCCCTCAGATTATTGAACGTTACCCGGTAGCTAACGAAACGGCAGTCGTTGAAAACCCTGTAATCACTTTAAAGTTTTTCTCTAAGTACGACATATTAGATCCTACCAAGACAATTGTGTGGATCAATAACGAGATTGTGTACGACGGGTCTGTAGGGTTTACCGCGGGCTATGCCGGCAGTACGCAAGACTTGTCTACCGTCTTTGTTTTACAGTTTACCAAAATCAACGGTTTTTCTTTTGGTGAAAAAGTAACTGTACGGGCTTACATAGAAGACACAAATACTATTTCAGTTGATCAAACGTGGTCTTGGCAAATACGTAAAGACACATCGGTCTATGACGGTATTCGGCCTTTGGCAATTGAGACCGCAATACAGCAGCCACTGACTACTGCCTTAGAGCTCGAATTGTTCAGACAGATTTTCCTGAACAACGCACTCCGCGTACAAACGCGCTCTACAGACGCTGCAGGCAATAAGGCAGCGCGGGTACTGTACCAGACAGCGTTTGCTACAGAGCTTTCGACGCTCCAAAATGCGTTTGCTTTGCGCGATGAAAACGCATTGGCGGTCACGGTCGCCGAACGGCAAAGCACACGTGTTTTAGACAACGTGTTGAGCAAATACAGAGACCGGATTCCTACCGCCATCTCGTCTATGCAGACGCTAGGAATCCTTCCTGAAGCCTACACTTCCGGCTTCCGGGATTATCTTGATTCTGCGCTGTACGTCTACCGTGTAAGTTTAGTCGCAAATATGTTACTATACGCCAAAGCATACGAATTACAGCGGGTATGACATGGCGAATGAGACGCGAGATCCTGATACAATCAACGTAAATCGCGCGTTTCAAACAGCGTGGATTGTTTACATCAACGGGCTCGAAGTCCCCGTGTCGTCGGTGTCCATCACAAGCGGTGTTTGGGAAATTCCCCAAGCAGAGATTGTAATGGTGCCTGACCCCACGATTTTACGCTTTGGCGCAGAAGATCGCGTCACCGTACAAGTTTTTTATTGTGATCAATGGATAAACCCGGCAAAGCCAGAGTTTAGGCTTTGTTTTGACGGCGAAATTGTGGCGTGGAATTACGTCAACGTAAATAAGAATCGTACGATTTCTTTTACGGCTATTGATTATATTCAGATATTTACGCAGATATTCTTTTTCTTCATGTCGAGTATTGATGACATGGCGGTTGGTGCAACAGGAGCTTTATTAGGCGTAGACGCTAGCGGCGTAAAGCTCGCGGGCCTTGGTGCTTTGTTTCCTTACTCTCTATTTGCACAAGGACTCACACAACAAACACCAACGGCTGAAGACGGTAGCATCGCACTCATTAAGCGTCCCATTGAGTATGTCTACAACTTGGTAGACGGGATGACTTTGGCGAATATACCTAACCGCAGTCTTCCTGTAGCGAACTTTTTTGCACCTTGGGCACAGCGTACAAATTTCAATAAGCGTTTTTTGGCGTTACCTAAGCTAGAAGACAGTGATAAGCCGGGAATTTTCCCTATCTTACGCGCTGTACAAGCCGACTTTGCAGTTTCTGCAGTCGCGCAACTTACGTCAAACATCGGTACCGCGGGTGCTGTGTATGACGTATTCAAAGAAGTATTATCAACGCTGATGATGGAAATCGCGATGATTCCAACACCAGCAGCGGTGCAGAGCGATTACAAAACATTGGACATTATGGGACCGCCTCAGGCGGATAGTCCTACTTTTCTAGGAAATTACTTTGTAAAGCCTCAATTTTTGTTTGGATTACCCCCCTCATGTAACGTGTTTTTTCCTTCGCAGATTAGCTATTTTGGATATCAAGAAAATTACGCGACGCAGCCGACAAGGCTTTACTTCAATGCTGAGAGTTGGCTTTCGTACTTGAATGTAAAAAACGCCAGTCCAGGGTTACAACAAACGGTACGGGCTGCTCTTACCGTAGCGCACCCTGAAGAAGTACACCAAGCCCTTGTCGCGGCACTGGCAGATAAAAAGACGACACAAAATGGCAAGAACGTCTTAGCGTACCCTGACGAGTTCTTTAGAGGACCTGTCGTTGATAAAAGGTCCATGCCGCGTTGGTTTATGTTTCTAAGCAAAGCACAAGGCGGCTACGATGCGGCGAATCTTAATGACGTACAGGAAGAACAATTAGCACGAGAAATCCTTCCGGGAGACTCCGAGCGTAATATTTATCGTAAGTACGCTGCTTATGAATTTACCAAAGAAAAATATTCACGGCGTAACGGTGCCATCATGATGGCGTTCAACCCGTACCCTGTGCCTGGTTTTCCCTGTGCCGCATTCGACCGACGTTCTTCTCAAGTAGACATTTTTGGGTACATTATGAATGTACGCCAGACCCTTTCTACGCGAGAAATGTCGACTACTGTTAGCTATTCTTATGGACGCACTTTTCAAGAAGCTTTTGCGCTTCTTAGACGCCAGATTGATCTTGAGAATGCTGTTATCGAAAACAATAAGAGTACGGCGTCACAAGTAGACGACTCCCCTGCTGATTTATTAAATATGGAACGCATCGGAGCTATAGCAATTGCTCCTGCGGAACCCCTTGTTGAAGTCCGTGATGAAATACAGAACTTTGTACGTGCTGAGAACTTTTATAAGTCTCTTTTTTATCGTGTAAAAGCTCCCTCTGCAGACACCGTAACACAAAACCAATTACAAACAGAGTTAACACGCACACCCGATGCGGGTGTTGCGAATATAAGTGCGACGCCTATCAAGGCATACGCCTCTGACAGCTCTCAAGTAGCTAAAGATGTAGGTCAAAAAGACGCGTCTTTTCAGTATTATAAAATCATAGATTTCGTCACGGACGAAGGTAAGAAAGAGGGCATCCAATTATCAGGGATTGACGCTACTACCCGTATACGTATTGTAAACATTTTAGATAAAATGCGAACAAAGTCTGCGTCTGAAGAAGAAGTAGACCTTGTCCGTAGAAGCCTAAATCGTCCTGAACTCGAACAACCTGTAGAAGTCACTTTTGATTTGTCTGGGTCTACGGATACTTATTCAACGCGCATTGCTCAGATTAATCAAGCAGAAGAGTTTGTCCAAAATTTACAGACCACTACAAACCTTAGTGGAGATCGCCAAGTGGCGCCCACTACGGCAGCTCAAGGTTATTTCGAAAGCTATGAGGCTGCGATGCTTTACAACGCGCGGCCTATTTGTACCTTAGACGAGTATATTAAGTTTTTGGGTACGCATGCAGTCGTAGAAGGCAAAGTGGTTCCTGGAAGGGCTCTTACGACAGAAGACCCGCGAACCTTCCCCGCCGTTTACTACAAGCGCATTCGCAAGTACCGTCCAGGCCCTCCTGCGGTTCTGCCAGAAGGCTTATCGCAGCTGACCAATGCAGGCGTCATTTCTTCACCTAATGGTGCAACAGCAACGTTAAGCGAAGCCCCTACGGCTACACTACAAGCATTACCTGCGGACTTCCCGCAAACGAGTCAAGACTGGGACAAGGTTTTGTTTGCTTACCGCAGTAACGTTTTAGCAAAGCTTGCCCCTGGACGGTAATTTATGGACAAAGACGTCGAGCTCTACAACCAATGGCGTAAAACACAATCTCCATTGGATATGGAGAAGCTGCTTAAGCAGCTCGATCCTTTGATTCAATCAGAGGTAAATCGACGTGCGGGGTCGTTGTCACGTGCGTTGTTAGAAACACAAGCAAAGACGCTGGCCGTTAAAGCCATCAAGGGTTTTAGTCCTGACAAAGGCGCGAAACTCTCTACACACGTGACAAATCAGCTGCAGAAGTTGAGCCGCGTTAATTACGCCCATCAAAAAGCAGCGCGTATTCCTGAACATTCCGTGCTGCAGCACAAGACGTACACTTTTGCTCTGGAAGACTTTAAGACAGAGCACGGGCGAGATCCCTCAGCCGAAGAGCTGTCCGACACGCTGGGCTGGAGCCCTAAAAAGCTAGAACAATTTCAGACCCAGTTTAGGCCTGAATTGTTAGAGAGCAAAGATTCTCCCACAGATATGTTCGTGCCGTATTCGCACGATCCCCGTATCGACTATGCCTATCACAGCATGTCACCACGCCAGCAACAGATATTCGAGCACACGACCGGCTATTTAGGGCGTCCTGTTCTATCGAATACCAAGCTCATGCAGAAGCTCAATATTACGCAGGGTGTACTGAGCTACGAAAAGAACAAAATTAAGTCGTTGCTGGAGGGGCTGCAATGACCTCACGTGATAATCTGTTAACGCCCGGATTGCGCCCTTTAGACGCCTCACATACAGCGGGGCTGAATGCATTCGAAGGGACTGCTCTTACTGAAAATACCGAGCTACTAGACCAAAGTTATCAAAAGGAGCTCGCAGCCGTAAGTCGGTTTTTTGAAGAGAATCAATCAGGCTATGAGAACATAACACGGCAACAACGTACCAGCGGTGTAAGTCAACGTCTTATTTCAAACACAGGTTTAGACTTGTTGTTTAAACCTGATTTTGGTCTTGTCGAACGCGGGCGCGGAGCCCCTGTTTTTAGGTATTTTTCTCCTAAAACAAACAACGGCATTCGAAAATTTAAAGATACGATTTATTTCGTGGTAATGCACAGTTTTGGACGTGGGTATGACTATACGATTACGCAACGCAACAATAGCCGTACTGTACCTATTGACCCAGAAACAGGCCATAGCCCTGCGAGGTTTGCATTAGGCATTCGTACGCTCACGGGCCCGTCCGCGCGAGACGGCGTAAGCATACACCATTTAGTCAGTTTACGCGGCGATTTGGTCAATTCTGTATCTTGGGATAACCGCTGTGTGCATGGTGAAGGCGGGGGCATCAATGGTGTCAACGACTACTCGATAGGTATTGAACATGAGGAATGGTACATACGCTTATTAAATAATGGGCGATCTCCACGAGAAATTGAAGATCATGGCCCGTACACCGACGCCCAATACGCTATTGACGCCTTCATCATAAAAAAACTCGAAGCGTATACTGGATTATCCTATACGAATTATTTAGGGCACGGACCGGAACTAGCAGCCAATATACGTGCTAAAGTTCCTGGTTGCTTCAACCACGCGTCAACGTCTCGGCACGCAGACCCCGGCGCTGAGTTCTTTTTACCTCCAGGCTTTACAATCGGTATGGACTTTAGCCAAGCACCCATGGCTAGGGACCGGCCCGGCGCCTGGGAACGGCGCATGGCTATCTGGTACAGAGATTTACCTCGTGGGACTAAAATAAGTGCTTATGATCGTATTTTTGACAAAGTAGCGCGTTTACGTAGTTTCGATTTACAAACCGAAGTGTTCGATCCTTCCATAAACAATGGAAGAATTCAAATCGCGGTGCCGGAAGTCACAGGAACCACCACGGTAGCCGCAGCGCAACGGGCAACGCAAGACCGCTTGTCTAGCATAGACCGTGCGCAAGCTATGCAATCTCAAACGCGCGCGAACATGTACCAAGCGGCGAAGCGTACAAACAACGCAGTGTCTGAGACTTGGGCACGGCAGACCGCCGCTCTTACGCGGATATCTTCGGCAGCTGCTGCACTGCCGGTCATTGAGAATGCCCTCGGTTTTGACAAAACTACAGGGCAGTGGGTCAACGCCACTACTGTTAACATGGCACGCACTAGTACTGCGGTACAGCCTGCGACGCCCGCTACAGTAAATATGAGCATAGATGGCCAAGAAGTTTGACATTCACTTTCAGGTACTCCCTGAAGCCGAACAGCGAGAGACTTCAACTCTCGTGTCGTTTGGTACAACTTCTTCCTTGGGTGTGAAGGGCTTTCAAATGCTCATCAACCAGTGGGTGAAGTGTCTTTTAACCCCACGCGGGAGCGATCCTACCGATTTAGCCTACGGGACTGATTTTACGAAACTAGTAGGGTCTAATATTTCTATTGCTGATTCCCGCGATGTTGTTGCGGTGGCTGTTGACCAGTGCAACGAACAGCTTTTTTCTTTTCAGGACAACGACCCGACACTTACGCCAAGTGAACGCTTGGCTAGTGCTGAAATTATCGAGTTTATCGAGTATCCTGAGGAACCAGGGTTCCGTGTTAGGGTTGAGCTCAAGAATCAAGCCCAAGAGCGCCTCGCAGTGAGCGTGCCTGTCACTACGTTAACGGAGTAGTCGAAAAATGCCGATTGAGATTAATGCCGATGACGTAGCTCGCGCCGAAGCGTTCTTAGAAGTTCTTTTGACTGAAAGTATTCCGGAAGGTCGGTTTACTCCTGGAACCGCTCTTAGAGATCTAACCGTAAAGGCGTTAGCTTTTACTTTTGGCGCAATCCAAAAAGACAACGCGCAAGTAAAAGCGCTGCAGAGTCTTTTGTCTGTACAGAGTATTGCGACAGCCGACCCCGACGTTGACCGTGCTGTTGCGTCTGCCACTGACGCTATTTTATCTAACTGGTTTATCAAACGTAAAGCGGGCGGGTTTGCCCGTGGCCTTGTGTTTGTCGAAGTAAGTAAGCGGCAAGACTACTTGATTAGCGGTAATCACAGGTTCTCGTACGATAGAGATCACGTTTTTTATCCCGATGTAACCGACCCCAGTCAGACCATCATTGTCAAAGCCAGTGATTTAATCCCTGTTCTAACTGTAGACGGTACGGTCCAGGGTTATCAGTTTTCTCAGCGGGTTATCGCTGCCCGTACAGGTGCTGATTTCAACGTGGCTCCGGGTACGTGGGCTGGTGGAACTACATTTAGCCCTTTTGCCGTGCGCGTCTTTAGCGCGACTAAATTCGAGGGTGGTAAAGGGCGAGAGACTACGACAGAGCTCATCGCACGCTCTGAAACTGCCACGTCAACGCGAAACCTGATTAATACGCGCTCCATTGACGCGACACTTCGCGACAAGTTTACGACCATAAATCGCATGCTCGTAGTCGGCATGGGCGACCCTGAAATGCAACGCGACATGAAAGTCGAGTTAGCTACAGGGTCAAAAATACACGTGGGTGGCCATTATGACGTGTATTTAGAGCTTCCGAGGGTTCAAGCGGTATTCGAAGGCCAAGTAGGCGGTTCGTATATTCGCCCTGACGGCGTAATCAATGTGTTTAGAGATTCTACAATCTCGAATTGGAACACCACAGGCATCCAGTTAGGCGACGTAATTCGAATCTCGTCTGTGTATGAAGATTCACCGCCTAAAGACTTCGTAATTAAGGAAATCACCAGCACAGAGTTGCGCGTCAGTGAAAACACGCCCTTTGCAGTGGCTACCGACGAGCTAGGTGACTTTGTTGACTACTACATTTACCGGCCTATTTATGGCGCTGACGTACAACTGCTTCCTACGCTGAGCGTCAATACAACAGGTCAAACGTCTCGACGGGTTCAGGTGCCCAATCGGGTAGTTTTGCCGGGCGGAGCCCATTACGACATTTTGGATGTCGCGGTGATTAACCCAGATGCAGGGGACCCGTATATCAATCCCACAGATGGGTATGTACATTTCCCTGTGCGTTCTAATGAGACGCCCGCCACGGTGACATCACAGCAGTATTTAGAATATCAGGTCGTCAGCAAAAACACGGGCGTAGCGCAGTCTCAGTTGTGTTTCGAAGAATTGTACTTAGTCGCTGCGTACAACGAAAAAACAGTACGTGTGACATACGAAACGTTAGCTAGCTTAGACGTTATTCACGATTTCGCACGAGATCGCTTTGAGCGCGTCGTTGCGGGCAATATTTTAACCCGCGGCTACAACCCCGTGTATTTGTCGATGGTGGTGCCTTATCGGCGTAAACCACTTATTCAGACCACGATCAACGAAGACGCGATTCGGCAAAATTTGACCGACTATATCAACGCGTTTGATCCCAACGACATTATCGACGTTTCAGACATCGCTACTTTTGTTAGAAATGAAAGTACTGCGATTGGTGCTGTTCTTCCTTTCGAGATTAATTACAAACTAATTTTGCCGGACGGTCGAACAATCCAGTTCACCACAGAAGACCAAGTGCTCATCGATCCTGCGCGAATTAATGACGACTTGGCGAATTCGTCTCTTACCAACGCGCTGTCTCTTGGATTAAGTGACCGCACAGTGCGCTACTTTACTTCGATTGAACGTATCGCGTTAGAGGAGCGCTGAGTCCATGGCGAATTTCAGCAATCAAGCACGCGGTATTATCGAAGGTTTGTCTGATTTTTGGTTGGTCTATTTCAAGGAAATTGACCAATTAAAGACGTTATACACAGGCACAGACATCTTGATGGGCCAGTCCTATTTGGACTTATTGTCCCTTTTGATGAACAACAGCGTTCAAGACGCCCCGTTGTACAACAAAGAGTACTTTAAACAGATAAATATCAAGGAAACTGAGACTAAGTATTTGCAGGGTACAAATCCTGAAACGGATTGCTACAGGTACATCGCTGAGGAAAATCTTGTAACCGCACCTTTTTTGAATAACAAGATTTTCAGTGTTACGGCGTCTCTTGAACGCGATGTCGATTACCGTATGGTGAATCGGCAGTTTGAGTTCAAATACGACCCGCTCAATGCGTATTATCAAAAGACGTTTGGTACGGGTAACTCTAAGTTTACGGTACGTACCCGAGATCCCTTGGCTACCAACGTACGCATCTCGTTGTCTGATGATGGCACAGCGCCGGTTGCCGTATCGCGATCGGGCACAGAGAATGACGTCCTTGTCCAGTATGACGGCACTGCCAACACAAACACCACGTCTGCACGGGGCATTGTCCAAGCCATTAACCTGCATCCCGAATTAAAGGGACTTATCTATGCAGAGCTGGAATTAACCGATGGGGGCGCCGCCGCACCCGCGGACACTGGCGGGTTTATCGCGCTTGCACGGGCATCGCGCAACGCCTTAGACGGGTTTGCTACACGCAGCATTGAACAGAGCTTCGGTGGCAAGTTCACCAGCACAAGCGTTTCCAACTGGGTGACTGCTGGCGTACAAAAAGGCGACATTTTACGCTTAGTGTCTGGGCCTAGTATCGGTACACCGCAGGAATTACGAATTGATTTAGTCCGTGAAGACGCGCTTTATTTAAATGCTGATGAGCCGATTACGAATATCAAAGCAGGCGATAAAATAGAGTTTAGAGTTATCCGCGAACCGCGTGAGCATACTGTTATTCAGGCGCCGTTAGCAGCGAGTTGTACGTCGATTCAGACGAACTCCGATGGAGAACTTGCAGCGGATACCCGCCAATTTTATGCGCCTTCTGCGACCTTTTCACCCCTTCACGTAGGCGATTTAATCGAAATACTGGGCACGTCTAATGCAGGCTACGCCCGTATTTTAAGTTGGGTAAACGCGCAGACGGTGACCGTTGGCTATACCGACGCGGCTACGGAAACAGGCCTTGTTTGGAATCATTTATCGACGTTTACGGCGTCAGGTACCCTTAACGGTGACTTCACAAACAACGGCAATGGCACCGCTACTTTTGTACAAGCGGGAGGTCCCTTCACGACAGACCCCGTAGGAACTGTTATTCGTATTCGACGTGGCACGGGTGAATTAGAATCCTACGAAATCATAGAAAAAGTAGATGCTACAGAAGTCATTGTTAAGGCAGCGACTACCGCAGTAACTGCCACCGGACTTACCTGGGCCTGGGCGAGTTATATCCCGCCAGTCACCACAGTGGCCTACGCGCAAATCAAAGGCAAAAGCGCCAATGTGCAAGCACGGCGTTATGTCGATGAACAAGCCGTTGTTGAAGGCCGTGATTTTATCGTTTTAGAAGACACGGCGCAGATAAAGCCTCTCACGACGTGGCGACCTGCGGTCGATAATGCGCTTGATTACGCTTACCGGCTGCTAGTGGTGAGCAACACCAGCACGTTGCAAAACGGCTCGGACGGTACCGTGACATACGGTGCTACGAGCACTTTTTCGGCACCAACTGCGAATTTCTCTTATAACGATATTGGCCAAGCCCTACGAATTTCTAATTCGGGTATTCTCACAGGGGCGAATAACAACGTTACGTACTTTATTGCAGGAGTTACGTCGGCCACGACGGTCACGCTTACGAGTTCCGTGGCGACTACCACAGACCCCAACAACGGGTCTTTAACGTGGGAATTGCTCCCACGAGGCACTTTTGAGACGTCGAATGTTACGGCGTTCATACAAGAGACCTCGTTCTGGGCACCTGATGCGTTGGTGGACCGATTCCATCTGTACAACACGTTTGGTTACTTGATTAATCGCTACGAAGTTTCTAGCGAAAGCTATAGATCGCTAATTCGAGGCATTTTCCAACTGTTTATGTTGGGACCGACGCTGGAACGCTTTGAGTCGGCTATTAACATCATCGCAGGGTTTCCTACGGTTCGTGACGACGGCGAAATCTTGCTGGATTACGTCACAGGGTCAACGCAGAGCGGTTCAGATGGCGTCTTAGACGGCACAACACGTACGTTCTCAGCGGCGTCTGCTGCCTTTACGCAAGAGTCAGAATACGGATATATTTATATCAGTACAGGCTTAAACGAAAACAAGCTGTACAAAATTATTGCAGTGCTGAGCTCTACGCAAGTGCTGTTGGATTCGACTATCACAACAGATAGCGCGGTCGCGTGGGAGTTCTCGTCAACAGGACAGCATACGGTCACCACGTCTAGGCAGGCTTACACGTTTGCCCGCACGGTGCCTTTGCGCAGCGTAGTGACAGACCCTGCCAACGTTGGGGTGAAAGTATTTCGTGCTTTCGAGGTACTTACGGACGTATTTAGCGTCACGGACTATGTAGAGACCCCTGATTGGTGGACCCGTGTTCAAATCCCGCAAGAGCTCTGGGAAGGCGAAGATGCCTTACGGCGACAGTCTACACCAGTGCTCTTTGAGAACGTCATTGGCCCCGCCGATGACGGGCGAATTGGAGATCCTGGGTTTTTTATTGGGGCGGATAGCTTGGGATTTGTACCGCCTGCGATGGTTAAGTACCCTGGAAGTAATAACGGGGTACTGACAGGGGATATCCTGTATCCGTTCTCGAACAACGTTTACTTCGAGAGTGCTACTGCATCTTTTACGATCGATGATGTCGGCAACACTGTAGAACTAGCTTCGGGCAGCTACCGTATCCTTGATAGGCTTTCAGCCACACGCGTACAGCTTGAAGCGTTTAACAACGTAACCAGCGCTTCAGGACTTACATGGTCCGTAAAGAGCCAAGCAACACCCCTGCGCCACAAGGCAGCGTTCGTTATTCTGGATACTTGGCTGAAGTATCAAATGTTCTTTGTGACGTTCAATCCAGTGCTTCTAGGAAAGTTATCAGCAGCGTTCCTAACGAGTCTGGAAGACCTTGTATATGTGGCTAAACCCGCATACACATATCTTGTCGTTTCGCCATCGTCTTTGTTTAAAGAGACGATAAATGTGACGGAAGATGAACTCGAAATTACGGTGAACCCCTAATGGACAATTTTAGCAGTTCTCTTAATTTTCGAGGGGACCTTAGGGTCATTCGCAGAGACGCGTACGATTATCGTATTCTTTCCGTTTGGGAAAAGAAAAACGTAATTACGTACAACGGTACTGACAGCATTATTCGACTGCTAGCCCCTAATGCTGCTTTGGGTGCGAATATCCAAGAAGAAAGCCAGATCAAATCTATGCGATTTGGCACGAATGCAACTGCACCACAGCGTACAGACACCAACCTACTCTCGGAAGCCGTCGTCAGCGGAAACCCTGTTCGTATAGAACTGCTGGATGCTAATCGTATTATCGGGGGTGCAAGCACCGTAGAGTACGTTGCCACGTTAGGTTCTGGGGACGGAAACGGGGTTACCTACCGTGAGGCGGGATTATTCACAAGAGGTACCGCTGACGCTCCTTTGCTCACAACAGCATCGCGTATGTTCGCGCGACAGGCTTTTTCTGACCAAGTGAAGACCATAGCCGTCGTCTTAGAATTCCGCTGGCGCATCACCATCACTGCTTGATTTAGAGAGAAGAACAAAATGGGAACAGAGCAAAAAGGTTTTGTTGATTTTCTCAACGGCGGTGACACGGGGCAAGACAACATTGCTTCGGTTCAACCTGTTTCCGACAATGAAGGTGCGACGCAGTTAGTGCTGCGGCGTCCTACGGAAAATATTCGTTCGCGTACTGAGATTTTGCGCGATGAGATAGAGGAATTGAAGTACTACCGGGATTACGGTCATTTAATGATCGAATATACGGGAGGCACCCTTGATTGGGCTGGCCCCGGTAATCTCGCCGATTTTAGCGGAGGAACTTTCCGAATTTCTCCTATGCTTGCCCCTGGGTCTGCAAAAAAAGGCAGCCTTGGCATTGGTATGGCAGGGGTAAATCGTGTCATTTATACCATAGCAACAGGCGCGTATGCCACTCACGGCATGAACGCCATCACGGTAGAGCACAGAGATGGCGGCGTTGGAACTGCTCTTAGTGCTCAGATTACTGCAGGGCCCGTTCGACGTATTTTAGTGGTCTTTGATAGCACTAATACAAGCCATCACGCCACGGCGGCAAAAGCCGTAATAGACGCCGCAATTGCCGCGGATACAGGTACTCCTGATTTAACTGGAAAAATCAACGTAACGGTAGATACAGCAGATCTTGTGGCTATTACGGCCAGTGCCGAGACGCGCATTGAAGGTACTGCAGACGACGAAGTTCACGTTATTCAAGCTACAGACATCACGGCACTAGGGAATTTAGCCATTGGGGATGGTGTTGCTGTTTGGTATAGGTATTTAATTGAACCAGACGCAGGTTTTGGCTCAGACCCCAAACTAGGTTTGGCAGGCGGGCGTGCCGAATCGTCAAGCACTCGCGGCACTAGCGCTATCCCGTCTGCCGCGTTGTTTAAGACGACGGCTAACCCCGAAAAAATACCAGGGGCAATCCCCATCTGTAAGGTCGCATCGAACGGCCAGCTGGTGTTTTACGACGGAACCCGTGTAGAAGCTGGGGCTACGGGGTTTGCGTTTAAAAGTTACCAAAAAATGATTGTCGACGTCGTAGCTGCTTACGCAGCACCAGGCGGTGCTGCCTTGATAGGTTACGCCGGAGGTAATGCGTGGCATGACGGAACTGGGAATGGTCAAACAACTGTAGAGCTTCAACTTGATAAAATTGTTGACGACCTTGCAGATGACAGTGTCACGTCTGGTGCTAAAAAGATTGGACTTTACAGCACTAATTTTTCAGGAGCGCTTACCGCTACTGGCGGTGGCGGTCTTATAAGCACCGATGAAGACCTCCAAGTAGCCTTAGAAAGAGTGAATACGCAACTTGTAGCTCGGCGTGCCTTTACAGGGGTAGTTACTGACGGTACGACAACGGTAGGAGGGGACATTAACAGCGCTACCCCGGTCCCCACGTTGATGTCTACGTTCACGAATGGCGGAAGCTTCATGTTCCGCTGTGGCGCATATAACATAGCTGCGGGGGTAACGTATAATGATACAGCGCATTGGATAGGGGAGCGTGCGGGGGCGGTTACGCTCACTAACTCCAGTGCTGCAGAAATCGCGTTTACGCCGGCGAGCGTAACTCTTACTCAATCTTTTGAAAACATTTATTGGCGGGGTACCGCCGCCGCGCTGTCCCGTACCGTTTTTTATGACGGTAATTTTGAGCTAAAAAACTGCGTAGCTACCGCTGGCGTACTTATATTTTCGTCAAGTGCGGCTAAAACTACTGTAAGTATCGATAATTTACAAATACTTGTAGATGACAACGTCAGTGATGCCGACCAAGGTGTCCAATTTGTTGGGGATAATTCAAAACCTTTAACAGGCACCGTTCGTAATTTATCTGTTAAAGTAATCCCAGCGGCGGACGCCACCACCGACGCTAAGTACGCGTTACGCTTGTCGAACATGTCTAGCTATACTGACAGTTCTCTCGTTTTTGAGAATTGTACTTTTTCAATAGCGACAGGCTTTGGGCTTGCAGGGGGTGTAATTGTTCAAATTAGTTCTTGTAGCCAACCTGTCGTATTTCGCGGATGTGTTTTTGCGTGTACACAAGCTTCTGCAACGGTCACGGTACTCCAAATAACTAGTAGTTCAAACATAATTTTTGAAGACTGCACGTTTACCCAAGACGGCCTAGGGAAACTCATTGACATTGACTTGAGCAGCAACGTGCACTTTAAACGGTGTAAATTCTATACAAGTACGTTGGCTGCGAATGAAGGGGATATTTCTGTAGGATATTCTACAGGAACTATCGTGATGGACCCTGTGACATTTGAGAAATGTCATATAGACATCCGCTTTGGAAGTAGCACATTTCTACGACGAATTCGCTTAAACGGAGGCGCCGGTTCAACCCAAGAAAGCGGCGTATGCCCTGTACATTTATATGATGTTTCTATAAAGTTAAATTATTCTAATACAGGTTATGTAAATTCACGTATGTTCGCTATGTACTCCTTAACGGGAGTCGCGCAAAGTATCGCGCAGAATCTAACATTTGATCTAAACAGTAAAGAGTTATTACTGTCAAATGATGACGTAATCTATTTTGGCGGGGATCCTTATCAGAAACTACTAGTTAAAAACCTAGAATTACTGAATGTAAGAGAGCCTGTAGGAACTGCTTCTTACTTAGTACAATTGTTACGTACAGAAATAGACGGAGGGCACATTGTACCGAATGCAAACGCTTCTGGTACGCGTTGGCAAGCCCTTTTCTATTTGAATGCAGGATCTACTTTAAAAGGAGTACGTTATGCAGCGATCAACCTCTTACACGGGCACTTTGCAGACGTACACGGTACAGAGACTGCTATCCTCGATAACGTTATCGAGGGTGCCCCTAACACCAGTGAACAAGGTGACAACGGTTACGGCTGGTTTGTACGTATACGAGATACCGCAGAGCGTACTCTTATAAGTAGAAACCACGTGCGATTAACCGCAGACGGTAACTTTGCGTTTTCGGGAATTTCAAATGTAATTCACGTGATGGGAGTAGACTGTGTAATCAGCGCGAACATTATTCGCACAAATACTACTCCTAAGGGACTCGTAACTGCCGTTGACGCTGCGCGCGTTTCTATAAATGGAAATGTTTTTAGACTGAACTCTACGGGTGCTTTTATTTCTCTAAACAATACTACGTCTAGCTCTGTAATAGGGAATATTTTACAAGGCACGTCCGGTACGGCCTCGATATCCGATACAGGGGGTTCTAACAACGTCATTGACTTGAATACATTAACAGCCTGATAAAAATGACAAATTTACAAAAGTATTCCATATCTAAAAAATGGAAGCGTTGGCTCCTATGGCTTCCGCTCTCCCTCGCCGTTCTTTTTTCTTTATTGATCTTGTATTGGAAATACAGGAAAAAGAACAAAGAGCTCACCGGATTGCGTACGGAAGCCGAGATTAAACGCACGCAATTAGCCCACTTACAACACAAGCTCGATACTGAAGAAGACAAGGTTGTGTTGGAAAGGCTCAAGACTGAATTCAATGAAACAGCCCACGCGGTGGACTTGATACAGCGCACTATTGTGAAAACCGAAGCGGATGCGCAAGCGGCTTTGAAGCAAATCGAGGCTCTTAAAACATGGGACGACTTAGACAAATACAATCGATCGGGGCGGTAGTACTTCTACTTTGTACGACTCTGCCCGTCAGTGCTTCGTCGGATGAATTTTTTAGGCTAAAGCCGTTGCCCGATAGGCTTATTCCTGAGTACACGCCTTGTACATACAAGAACAGCCAGTTTGCCTGCTTTGACAAAGCTCAAGTGCTGGAGCTCTACAGACTTGAGGTGCGTGCAAAGTACTGGCACGACCAGTGGATTAACGTCATTGACGTGGCATCTAAAAAAGACACACAGATAGGGCACTTGCAGGCGCAGATTGCTAAGTACATCGAGATGCAGCAGCAAGACCAGGTGCATATCGAAGGGCTGAACAACAAGCTTGCGGACGAGATTGAGAAAAAGAACGAATACCGCGCCCAAACAGAAAACCCGCCTACATGGCCGTATTGGCTCGGGGGCGGGCTTGCTCTGTTAGGCGTAGGTGCTTTTTTAGGCGCCCTGTTCAACTAACACTTTCTTTTGGTCGAGTAGAGCAAACAGCTCCTCAGACGTTACGACGTCTGCAACTTCGGCGATGCTGGCGACTCGGCTCACAAAACCAGGGTCTTTGTATTGAATGAGTTGGTCTTGCGCCGCTTCTTCGTTGGCAGCTTCGACCATCGAATAGAACTGCAAACGAATGGGCGGCATCTGCGTGCCTTCCACGGTGCGGCCGACAGTAGCTTCGTGCGTAATTAGAAATTTCTTCATGGCTCTTTTACCTTTTGCAGAATATCGTCCCCGCCTGCGCCTACTGTTCGACAACTAAACTCAACCCAGCGCACACAGTGGCTTCCTTGGAAAAAAGAAACCCGCAACCCGAGAGCCCACTCACTGGGCTCTACTGGATTTTGGGTTAGTTCATATATTGGACTAACTGTTACTTTATCAAAGTGCGGGTGTACAGGGTGATATTCACCGACACCCAAGCTTAGATAATAGGCAGCGCGTCTCAACAATATGGGCGTAATGCCCATTCGGTGATCGTCTTTAGTGCTCATCGAAAGGCTTCGACGCACGTTCCTTGTAGAGGTTGGAAAATAGAATCAGGCGTTTCTCGTGTGAGAGTAAGGCGGAGCGTGCGTGCACCTTCTTGGCCTTCTTCACTGAGGACGCCGATCACCTGGCCTTTTTGTACGATAAGGATTGTGTTGTCGTCTCGCTCGAAGGAGCCGTTAAGGTCGACGGGAGTGGCGGTGGTCATACATAGTCGAAGCATGTTCAAACCTCTTACTTAAATACCACTTCGCAGGTTCCACCATCACAAAAGCGGTCCTCGACTTCGTGAGTGGAGAGATTTGACAAATCAAGCGGTTTTAGCTGAGCCGTATACGCGTCGTATTCCTCTTTAGTAATGACCGTCTTAGGAGGCTGTACGTACCCGTGATCTTCTCTTGGGAAGAAAGACACTCCCTTTAGGCGATGTGCGTACATCGTCAAAGCACGCCCGATTTCAGGGCCCTCAGACTCCTTGTCAAAATCCACGCTAATAGAAACTTGATTGTCAGCCCAATGGGCCTGCATTAGCGCGGCAAGTTCCAGCTGTTCCCACATAGTGGGTGCGCGCTTTCTCGTCCGGGGATAATGCATTGGGAAATACGCTACAACCGTATTCCTTTCATTTACCGCTTTTTCAACTCGGTAATTAGCCGCAATAAGGCGTGGAATGATTGGAGAGTCATCATTCAAGCGAATTGCTTGAAGTTCATATTCGCCCTTAGACTCATGGATCCCCTCACGAAGACCTACTAGTTTACTTACAGTATTGTGGCTCTTGAAAGCCCCCGCGTAATACCAGTGCGTATTTTCAACTTCAATATCGTATGTGGGTTGTTTTTCTTGAATGTGTTCAATCTTAAGGACTTTACCAGGAAACAGCCTGTTGTGAGTACAGACTTCGTGATGCCAAGGCCCTTTCCCGGCCATTTTACAGCTATTGCGCATAAGCACAGCATGCGCTTCGGGAGTTACGTGTTGACTAAGCGTTAGCAACCACATGTGTTTTCTTTTGACTTGCCAGTTAGAGCCCAAGCTGTTTAAAGAGCGCCCAAAACCAAGGCCAACACTCCAAGCCACTTCTTGTAAGTGTTTGGCAAATAAGTCTTCGGCAGAGGCAAGCGTTATTTTACAACGATCCGCTAACTGAGATACACAACCATCGGAGTCAATAAGCCCTGCGATAAACGCCAAAATATGGTCCCTAGACGACTCGCGAACTACCTTAGGGATGATATCTAGGTTATCTGCGTGATACTTATAAATGTCGTTTTTAATCAGCCAATGCCAAAGATACTTAGAACTAATATCAAAAGCGCTAGCGTCTCTGTCGGAGCATTTAACGATATTAGCAGTAACACCAAAGTTGTCGTAAATAATTCGTTGGCATTTGTATAGATGTTCCTCGTTCTGGTCTATGAAACGAATACGATAATGGTTAGGCGACATTGCGCCGTCACCCCACAAATACCCAAGCATCCATGCGATGTCTTCGGACATGTGTGTAGGTTGTGTAATGGGTGCGTGGTCGCATCGCATTTTAATGGCCGCAGCGTTGAGGCGCTTAAACGCAGCAGGTTCTGTTTTCGTATAACTGCCCAGCTTGAATTCAATAATGTCACCTAGACAGATCTTATCTGCGCGTACCCAGTCGTTCACAGACAACATCTTCTGTGTTCTATCATGGTCATAATTAGAGGCTACGTACCACTGGTGATTAGGTGTAGTTAGTAGCTCTATGCCGTAGCTGAGCGTGAGTTTGATAAGCTCAGATTCTCCATTGACGTATGTTCTAGTAATACGCGATTGCGTCGCACCTTGTTGTGCAAAGATTTCTTTTTTAACGGGAGACCATTGCTGATTGTCTTCGTGATCCTCGAACAACTCTTGGAGAGTAAAAATACCCTTATCAGTGCTGGTTAAAGCGTCCCAAGGACGACAGCCGCTAGGCTTAATCGACGTCGTCTTTATGCTACGTGGAATGCAAAGCCAGTCACTGTAAATTACATCAAGCTTTTGGATGTAGTTATAACCCTTATCACACCAGTCAAGATGGTTACGCAGTCCTATTTTTTCAATATTATCTTGAATACCGGATTGACTGCAACCAATGCGCCGATTACGCAACATAACTGCGTTAGTTTCGGGGCTTTGCGTTGGTACCAGCGTTACTGTTTTTGCGTAAAGATACGCCATTTTCAATGTGCGCTGATAATCTTCGTAATCATCACAATTACTGGGAAAAGTTTCGACTAAGCAGCAGAGCTCAAAATCTTCGAGCGTCTGCTCCATGCAGTTCGATACAAGTAAACCGCCCGTCCAATACGTATGCTCCTCCGCGTCAACCGTAAGGTCAAATACTTCCATTTCTCCGAGCATTTTTACGTCTACGATCTCATACGTTGTTTTTGGACGACTGTGTGCGTAAGGACTTACGTTTATCCTCGCATTTACTTCCGCGAGTTTTTCATTCTTATAAGGCTGAATAAATCCAATCAATGCTTGGAATTTATCTCGGTCTGTTGAAATGTTAAGGTCATAGCTCTCAACACACGTGTAAGTCCCGTTAGGGAATGTTACGGTGTGTGGTTTATTTGTTGTATAGTACGTACGAATGCCCAAAGCAGAGAGCATTTCTTGGACTTGCAAAAGAAGCTGCTTTGACGTTGTCTTAAGCGTAATTCTGTTGTTAATTACAGAACCATTAGCAGAGTAAAGTCCGCGAAGAAAGCCTCGTGTCTTTAAAGTGTCTCCGAAGTGAAAACGCTCCGGAATACAGCGCTGAGAGAGCTCCGGAAGTTCTTCAGGGGTAATTGTCGTACGTACGATGTACGATTTTTCACTCGCGTATTTATCAATAATCAGTTCTTTTATTTCGGAAGTGAAATAAGACTGATCTTTATCGCCAACATGTAACAGCACTTGCTTATGGGGCAAATCCCGTGTTTTGGGGCTGCGCCGAGATCCGTCACCTACCACAAGCCCGTCCATCACATCTTCTACATTTAGAGGGGCTACCGTGGGCATTACAGGGCCTTGACAGACGTCGATGGCCTCTGCGTGCTTTACTTCGACTTTTTCACCGTTAGAAACTACTCGGTGATTCTCTGTACCAATAAACACCCCTGCACGGGTGTGGTACTCGAACACTTCTTTGACCCCCGTGGACCACTTATTCGTAACTTTAGTCCATTGGCGACCTGACCAGACCGTGTCCCCTATCTTAATATCACCGACGGTGGAAATACCTGTAGGGGTCAACACTGTCGCAAAGGCGGGTTGGCATGGGTTAGCTCCCAACGCGCGATGATCTTTATCGTTCGGGGGGTCTGCCATTCTTCCAAAGCGTTGCGCGTTTTTCAAAAAGAGATACCCAGGCTCTCCATTTAAAACAGTAAGCTGTGCAAGACGTTCAAAGTTAGAATATTCATCGACGCTAACACTGTTATTAGAAGCCCAACGAGGCCATTCAGACGCTTCTTTATTTTCTACGTAATTTTTTAAATTGAGAAATTGCTCGTCATCAGGTTCCCCGAAACCTATTTCGGCCGTCCTGCGCACCCCTCCTGCTACTACACATTCTCCAACTGCATTAGCGACGTCCACGATATAACGGGAGTCTACAAACGTATCCGCATAAAGTTCACCTAATTTTACAATGCGGTCAGTCAACGTAGCAAGAGCTTCAGGACCCGAGGCCGTTCCTCCAAAGCCTTTAATCTTGGCTCCTTTTGGCCGTACTTGCGAATAATCCGCAATAGGAAAGGGGACACCTGAGTCGACATAAGACTGAAGCAAGAGCCTTAGATAATCGCACCAACCTTCACGGCTATCTTCAACGGTGTGCGGGCGTTTAATGACAGGTTTGATAATCTTTACGGAGCCCGCCCCTTTGGTGTCAAAACCGACGCCGACACCTACCATCGAATTCGACATCAACCAAACAAACGGAGACGCGAACGCGTCTTTGATATTGGGGTTGCCAATATCCTTGGTAGAGCGGAACCCGCAGTTATTAAGGCAAGCACCTCCAATTTTGAACATAATTTCGGTGCCCATCTTCGATAGGCCCCGTCCAGGCGGAAGGAACTTAAAATTGAACATCCGCGCATACATGTCTTGGGCGCTGCGCTGCGCTTTTTCGTCATTCCAGGGTAAGTTATGCTTTAAGCAATGCCCTTTTTGAATTCGATACGTGCCCTCAACAACCCGCGCGCATGTTTGCCACCATGCTTCCATTGAACCGTCAGGTAACTCTAAAGAGTAAGTTCTGAGATATGTGATTTCCCCCAACGCTCCAAACTTAGGAGGCGTAGCTGCATACGTAGCAAGGAAGCTTGGATTCAACGTAAAGTCAGCGCGCGGAACAAGCATCATCTACCCCTTATATCGCACCCACAAAACGCTTCTTTTGCGTCTTGCGTTTCGGTTTTTTCAGGTCTTTGTTTTTCAGCGTTCTTATGACATCGAGTTGATGTCGTTTGCACGAGGACGGCCACGTTAGCTCTTTTGCGATTTGAGCAAGGCCATAGGCATCGGCAAGGTTGTTGTCTTGTATCACGACGCCCCATTGCTTCTCAATAGCAAAAATAACTTCTTCTTTTGAAGCAGAGCCTTTTGCGGTTATAAATTTCTTCAACGCTTTTGGGGCAGCTTCAAATAAAGCGTCGCCATGGTCATAAAGCGCGAGCTTGGTAACAGCTCCAACTTCACCTAGTAAAAAAGGCTTGTTAAAGCTCCCATAAGAATAGCCTTCCATCACGCCCGTAACAAAACGGCGCTCTGCAAAAATAGTCGCGTAGGCATCGCGAATAAATGCTAAACGTTCTTGGTTCTGTAGGCCCTTGGGTTCTACCAGACCAAGGTAACAGACCTCTCCTGCCTGGTTTAGGATACAAATCCCCGTATGATGCAGCGATTGGTCTATTCCAACGACGTAGGGCATAGGCTATACTAAGTGAGCTAAAAAAGCGGGGACCATGGCTAGTTATATCTCGGCAGTCTTCGAAAAGACCCACTTGGTTACAGCAGATCAAGTGCGTGTCATCGTGCGTAACCGGGATGACGGCGATGGTGCGCCGAACCCTAGCGCGTCCTACTATCCCACAGTCCCTGATGATCTTCGAGGGTTTATTGTAGGTAATTACCTCAACGATATGCAGGGGGAGTCGTTTCAACGCGTTGCGACGTTGGCAGACGTATCTGGAGGATCCCCTCTTCCGTTGTTGTCGTTAGATTTTTTTCAAGACACCAACGCAACCTTTCTAGCAGGCCCGAACCCTGTACAAGTCAATGATATTGTAACGATCACTCTCAGTAACGCTGCTGATATTGAACGCTGGCAATCCGACGAATACAACAGCGGAAACCCTTTCAAATTTAGAGTTAAAACCGTTGCGAGTACCACGCTTCTTCAGTTTGACCGCCCATTACCATCATTCAAGACCAACCTTACCTGGTCAATTTCGGAACGCGGCAAAAGCGGCACAACCGGCGCAACAAGGCGCGTTGTCGTTACGACACCGGGGCCCGTTTACACGGTAATATCTCCTGGTCTGTTTAGAGATACGCGTTTTAATCGCTATTTTACGTCGGCTGTGACCGCAGAAAACGCGGTTGCTACTATGAAAACGGATATGAAGGTTTTAGCTACAGCCGATACCGGAGCCTCTCTCACCACAGAAATCGTATCCATCGGATCCAGCATATGAGCACGTCAGTACAGCTTAAAGCGTTAATGGCGAGGCAAATCCCCAGCGATGGGGTCTACGCTGTGCAGGTTGACATCATCGATGCCGTAAATATTGACTTTGACGTGCTCGTGTTCAGCACCGAACACGACACATTTTCACATGTAGCATCCGTTTATGATTTAGAGACGTATCCCGTAGGTAAGACTACGGCAGCGGCTTTAGGTTTAGATTTTTATCGCGGGCGCGGTGCCGTTGTTAATTTTGCGACCATTAAAGACGCTACGGGTTTTGAAACAGTTACCAAACACCGATTAAAACTACTTGCCGTAGCCTGGGCATCCATCGTAGATGCTTTCTCAGGTAGCGAAGTCGTTACAGTTAACTCTACTACGTGAGTAAGTCATGGCTGGTACACAAGTTTCAATGCAACGCAAGTCCGTCGTTGCTTCAGGTACGACACGTTATGAAATCAGCACTGCTTGCACTGTGCGTGGCACATTGCCTGACACGAATATTTTCCTGTTAACCATACTTACGGCGGATGACCCCAAGGACGACACGTTTAGCCGCGTCTGCAATACCGCAGATTTTACAGAGTACCAGACCAATCGCGACGCTGCTGTAGACGACGCGGATGGGAGCTGGCGGTCATCGTCGATGACACTCAGTTATACAGACGTAGAAGTTGCGAACGCCGCTTGGAAAGAGCTGTCAAGCCGCATTAATTCTCTCGTTGAGAATTACGACGCCTTTTTAGAAGACTTTGAGACCTTCGATGAAGGTGAAGTCATTTCTTATCCAACGGCGGATGAATCTACAAAAACGGCTCTAAAAGACGCGTATTACGCGGCCGACACTGCATTAACCGAAGCACAAGACGCAGTTACCGAGAAGACGGAAGAGTGTTCTTCTGACGACGAGGAAGTCGCAGAAATCGAAGCTGATTTACAGCAGGCACAGTCTGACCTCACGCAAGCATTACGTATACAAGCAACTGTCAATGCTTGTAACGTTTCTTATGTATCTATACACACCGCGTTATTTGCTAATAATACAAGTCTTCGTAGTGCAATAACCTTGTCGGATGCAACAGAGACACAGCAAGCAGGCATGTTGTCTACGTTGTCGCAAAATGACGCGCAATTAAACGTCTTCACCACACAGAATACTGCACTTTCCGGGGCGATAACAGACATCACAAGTCAAGTGTCCACGCTTCAAGCGCGTGTAACTTCATTGCAGCAAGCCAAGAATACAGCCCTTGTGGACCTAAATAAATGCAGCACTGAAATCGCTAGACTCCAGGCTGCATCTACTGCCGCTCAGGAAAAGCGAGAAGCTGCGCTTGCAGCGGTTCTGGCTATTTGTCCTGATTTCGTGCCCTAATAGAAAGGCACTGGCATCGTGTTATTTGCGTAATTATTGGCTTCTACTTTTAATGTGGGCCGCAGCAAATTGTAGTAAGATTCTACGCTACTTCCAGGGTGTAGTTCCGCAGCGACGAATTTGCTGCGTGTGGTACACCCTTGTTGTACTACGCTGCCTCGATCAAACGTAATTGCATATTGGGGATGCGGTTGATGCCCGCTCCCGTGTATGGTGCGTTTGGTTGCGAAAATCGCGTGGGCCAATACGTGTTTGGCGTGTATCTCTACATCAGGTACCGCGTTTGCGCGAGGCAGAAGCGGGTACATTTTCTGCAGTTCTTCGTAATTGTCAAACTTCTTGTAGCGCTGCAGGTCGCCTTTAGCCGCTGCTACTTCGTAATAGAGTTTGCCTGAAGTAAGACGAAATCCCGCAAGAATTGTTTCGGTATTACGCGCAGGGGTAATCGCCCTGTTTGTGTAACACGTACCTGATGCATGAATCAAATAACGGATTTGCTTCGTTGTGAAAGACGCGGTGCCCTCTGTCATAGGCGTCGAGTCGTGCAGCCAACGGAAAAGCACGTCCCAGGCAGTGCTTTCCAACACGTGCGATTTGCAGTTATTAATCAGGCCGCAGTCTTTCACTGTGCCGTCGTATTTCTTATACGAGAAGACGCATTGGGGACATTCTATTTTTCGGTGCGCAAAACGACGTGCGCTATCAGCACCGCGCTCGGCGAGTTCCTTCTTGCGCTTGTATATGGCTTCGAAATTGTGGTTATCCCAAGGACGAATCGCGTCATTGAAATCGAGCTCGGTGGTGAGAGCTCCACTCACGTATTCGAAACCTTGAACTTCTTGATACCGTTTACGCTTATAAACGGTTAAGTCCAAATTGTTGTACAACTTGGTATCTGTAAGTACAGGGAAACGCGCGTACGCCGTAATAGGTAAGCACGTGCCTTCTGCTAATGCTGAACAGGGGCAATGGCCTGTGAATCGCTCCAGGCGGGTACAGTCGTCGTATACGTCGTCGAATTCAACAAATGCGGCTTCTGAGCCAGGGTCATTGATGTTGTTCAATACCCAGCCGCTTAGACGCGTCTGTGCCAGATACTCGTATTCCCCGTCATTTGCGAATAATCGGAGCTTTTTACGCGGAAAGGGGAAATCAGTCGTATTGAACGACGCCGCAATTGTGTTTGGATCAACGCGTAACGCGACAACCGTTGAACTATTCTCGTGCAAACCCGATAACGTCCACAAGGCTTTTTGGATGTCTTTAAATTCTAGGACATCTTCTGTGTCGTGAAACAAGTAACCCTGCCCTGCCTTAGGATACACCAATTCCCATTCAGTTCTTTTCCGGCGTCGATACGTCCGTAGAGATCCCGTCATGAGGCAAATGGTGTAGTACCGTGACATGGTGCAACTCCGCTTCCATTAGCTGCTGTTTCAGTTTCGCGGCTTTTTCAGGGTTAATCATGTGATAGTAAGAGATTTTGCCTTCAATTTGGGACTTCAACTGTTCCCCGTTTTGAAGGCCCATCTCTTTTGCCACGGAATCAAATCCCTGGTACTTACAATGATGAATCCGAGCACGTAGCCGGCGATAATGAAGACGAATCACATTGGGTTTTTCGTTCACCGTCATGCCAAGCAAGCGTTGATGTCGTCCAGGACGAGCAACACGAAGCTTCTTACGGTTGACGGTGTATCCACCCTTTTTGATTAATCTGCAGATACTTCTAATGAAAGCGTTGGTCTCTTGCCGCGTAAACACACGGTTAGATGAGAATGCCAAATCATCCGCGTAACGTGTATACGTAACGTCCCATTTCTTGCATTCTTCAAGAATGGGTTGATCAATGCGATGATGGGCTACCCAATTACAAACCGCGCCGCTTGTAGGAGCACCCTGCGGAACCACATAACGAGGCCCCACAGGAGTTTCAACACGGATGGTGGATAAATCCGCGATGGCACTGGCTACTTCAAACGGCAAACAAAACTGGTCTTGCAAAGCTCTACGTATCCAAGCACGTCGCGTAGACGGGAAAAAGTCTTTCAAGTCAATGACGATGAGGATCTTTTTACCACTGTGTTTTTCCGCGCTGTGCCGCGTGGTACGGTTTGGAACGTACGCACTAATATGTTCGGGATACTCGATTTTGCTGAAAAATCGTTCCAAGAGACGTGTTTGAACGAATTTCAGCTTTCGGTCTGGGGCGTGGATCGTACGTTTTCCACCAGACTTCTTGGGTATCACAAAACGTTTATACAACTTAGAACGCGTAATAATCATTGCCATGAGCGTTCGATTACGAATACCTAGCGAATGCGCTAGTGACATCGTGTCGATTACCCAAGGCACTCCTGCCGGTATTTTTGTAAAATCCGGCAAGTCAATGATATTAATCGTCGTTCTGTTGTACGCTGGCATCTGTAGATCCCCCTCCGATTTCAGAAAAGTCTAACGCCTTGTAACAGACGTCTTCTCCAGGAGTGCATGCTCCTTGTAAATGCAAGAGTGCACGCGGACACACCGAACAAATAGGGCGAATGGCGTCGTCTGGAGGGGGGTTGGGCGTCGCCAAATACGCAAACTCGTTCAGAGGCGGTTGGACTACTTTTAATCGTCGTTTTGCCTGTTGGGCAAACCAGGTCTTCGTGCTCAAGTACCGAGGACGTACCTTTTTACGCACAATTGACGTAAGCACAGGTACTACGACAAGGCGTTCGCCTATATCGATTTCTTGGTCTAGCTCGGACCACCACTGTGCAACTTCTTCTCGGCTATGGGAACGCCCATTGATGACTTTATCGTCAATTTCCGTCGGGATGTGCAAATGCCCATCATTACGGTAGAAATGTTTTCGGGATAGTTCCTTGGGTCGGAGTTTGAAAAGACTATCTTTGAAGTCATCGGTCAACGGCAAGACGATCGCGTATCCGAAAATGCGTGGAACAAGCAATCTGTCTTTCGGATAAAAGAGGTACACCTTATCGAAGGGTATCTCTTTTCCTGCCGCTGCACGATGGATGTGAATGTCGATGACGTTAGACATTCGCGTCCTCTAGTTGGTAATCCTTCATCATGATGGTGATATGCCCGCTGTCTGCCATGACGGGTTGTCCACGGGGCGTGAGCAACCAGACGCAAGGGATGGGAATGCGCGTGGTAGGCGGCGGCGCGTAGCCATCAGTGCAATAAATCATGATATCCGGGGCCTTGTCTGTACGGCGTGTCATTTCGAGAACGTGCTGGAAAGCAGGCTCGAAATCGGTGCCGCCTCGGCCTGTGAGACCAAAATCGATTTCATCGGAAGGACCAATCCAATATTCTTTGGAGATATGCGTGTCGATGTAGATGACACAGATATCGATATCGGAATCCGCTTTTTGAATGTGCTGTAGTTCAGAAAGGCCCAGGCTGAGTTCATCACGGCCCATGGAGCCTGACGTATCTACAACATAAACAATGGTGAATTTATTGTTTTGTTTGATGCCTGGAAATACAGGCATACGTCGAATCATTCGATTGAGGTGAATGAAACGAGGGTCGCCTTCTTCCTCTTTCAAGCGTGCGTACACCTTTAGTGCCGACAGCTTTTTAGAGGGACGGCTCATGCCGCGTTCTTTCTTGGTCTGCCTGGTGCGTTGCACGATATTGTGCAAAAACTGCGTCCACGGCACGACAGGCGGCGTGAGCATTTTGCGGATCATTTCCATGATATGCCCAGGCAAAGTGCCTCGGGATTTCTCATGGCTCGACAACGTGGCCTTAATTAGCTCACGCCCGTGTTCCGCTAATTTATGTGCTTCGCCTTCATCCGTTTGATCGCTTGTTATTTGCCAAGCGAGGTGCGGACGCAGGCTGTGCATAATCATTTCAAGGATTTTTTGGTCGACCGGGTCGAGGTTTTCGAGGTCGCTGAGGAGGTCTTCGGGGTTACCTTGACCTTGACCTTGACCGTTGCCTTGGTTTTGACCTTGGCTCCCTTCTCCTTGCCCATCCCCTGCTTGGGGTTGAGAAGGTGGCATCGAACCAGAACCCTGCCCTTGCGAGTCCTGACTGTTATCCTTCTTTTGGCTATCGTCTTTAGACGAGCCTCCGCTACCGTTTTCTTGCTCTTTCTCTTCTTTGTCGGCGTCGTTACTGCCATCGCCGTTTTGGTTTTCTTTGGAAAACGCTTTCTGTAAAGCTTTTTGTTCTTTGTCCAGTAGCTTTTTAGCTAGCTGATATATTGCCTGAGGAGGCGTCTTAAGCCGCTGCTTAAGAAGATCGATCAACATATGCTGATAGTCTTCGTAAGCCATGTCTTTAGGCATGGGCGGGTCAAAGCTTTCAGGTAAGACCCACATGCCTAGAGGCTTATTGACTTGATCTTTTATCTTGGCCCAATTGCGCGCAAGAAGCTCATTCGCTGCAGCGTCAACGCCAAGATTGCTCGTCAAGTCAAACAGCTGTTGGTCCTCTTCGAGCGCAAAAATTCGGCGCTTTTGCAAGCTGCGCGGAATGTGATCCAGAATTATGTGGAGCACCTCGTGCTCACACGTGGCGCATACTTCTTCGAAAGTAACGCGCGCAGCAAAAACAGGGTCGTATATGAAAATGTACCGCCCGTGCTGAACAGACACTCCCATGGTTCCAAAACCAGGGATTGCGACACGGTCCATTTGATTGATAACACGCGCGTAAAAATTACCAACTTTGTTGCCTGTAAGGTACGTCAAAGCATCGGCAACGCTGTCCCGCCCAACGCGTACGGTCTCAGCAAGCTTCTCCTGGTCTACTTTTACTTTCTCTACACCTGTTCTCATTTCTCACCCACTGCTATAATCCAGGCATGTCGATTATGGATCAATACAACGGAGATCCCGCTTACGCGCACTTGCACGTAATTACGCGAGAATTCCCGTTGGCGCGCACAATGCTAAAACAAGCGTCATTTGAGGAAAATAAGTCGAAAATCGACGCGTTACCGGATAGTGCTTTCGCCTGGGAAGAGGAACGCAGGTTTCCGGTACATACACGCGAGGATTTGATTGCTAGTATCTTTTACCGCAACAAGCTCGGTTCTGCGGTACCTGCACACGTAGACGAGAAGCTTAGTTTAGCAGTCTCTGTCTACAAAATTGAGCCTTCAGTTTTTTCACGGGAAAAGCAGGCTTCTACGCATGTCGAAGAAGAGTATGCCCTTCCTCAAGAAAAGCGCTTGCCCTTAAATGGTCCAACGCAAATCAAAGTTGCTGAAGAAGTGCTCCATCGAGACGGCGAAATGCTGAATCTCGAAAGACGCGCTGAGGCTTACAGCAGGCTGTACAAAGCCGCCCAAAAATTTGACGTGACGCTTACGCCCTTCTCCCTGAAGATGGCTGGTGTCACTGTTTGTAACCCTAGCAAACTTCGGGACTGGTTGGAAGCGCGGTCTGTGGCTGCCACAGAGAACCTACACAAAGAAGCATTTTCCAAACTGGCCAGTGCTACAAAAGCACTGCCCACGGTCTTGACAGATCGTAAAGAGCTTGTTAAGCTGGCTTCTACGATCGCACAGCTCGATAAGGTCGCAGGCTTGGATAAGCTCTACGACCGAAAGCTGCCAGACCCCCTCCTCACGGTCTTCAATACAGAGAAGACAGCTGAAGAGACCTGCGACGTTGGCGGCGTGCAAGTGCCTTGTCCTGCATTGATGTCCCTGCCTCCCGAAGTCTGGGAGCAAATCGATGCCCCTGAATTGGCCGAAATCGCGCAAAGCGGAGACCCTGTACAGTTTAAACAGGTCTTCGACACGCTCCCCTTAGACGCAAAGATGGCGTTGCAAGCGCATGTCGCAGGTTGATGTAGCGCGGACTGCCAAAGCAGCCCTTCGTGTTGAAGAGACGTGCGCCAGTGCGTGCCTACGCGCCTTGCGGTGTTTGTTCGATACGCAATGGCTGTCATGGGAGCCTGAGACCGTTTGGTTAGAGCTGCACCACATGGGCGTAGACGTTCCTGTGGGTAATCGAAACCAAATCATGGCCGGACGGTCCCTCATTACAACGGGGCGCTTCTGGTACGACGCCACAGCGTTTGAGGCAGCTTGTATTGCCTTTAACAACGATGAGCCTACGTTCTTTGGGATTGAAGACGCGCCTGTGGCGTATATTAATTGGGCTGTTTACGAAGCAGACCGCATTCACAAAGACTTTGAGAACGAGGTCTTAGAATTTGACCGCGAGCCCATCGCATACACTGCCGTGCAGTTGTATAGGGAAGGCTTTGTCATAGCGCCTGAGCACCTAGAGATGGCTCAGGAAGAGCTAAATAAAGCGCTTCCTACCGAAGTAAAAGCGCTTCAAAAGCTAGTGCGCGAAGGCTGGGCCACTGCACCCAGAGGACAAGCCCTTCTGGATGCAGCGTTTCCCGAAACTCCCGCAGGGGTTCAACTAGCCCGTCTTGCAGCGGTACAATTGCACTTCGATCGTCGTCTTAGAATTCTCGAAGAGCAGATCTTACCGTTCAAGAGTTGCTAAGAGGGTCCTTGGCATTGATTAGCTTGGCAGCCTCTTTGTATTTACGATGTGCTTCCAAGATAACTTTGACCTTGGCTTGATAGGGCTTTTGCTTACCTAGGGCGGTGGACAAGCGTTCTAGGTATTTTGCCCCTTCAGTGCCTCGGGCATTGCTCTCTTCGTGGAAGTGCTGCGCTGCCAAGGTGCCAAGCAGCTCGTTCGGCAGGTCTCCCATGTACAGCGCCAGACGCGGGGCGATGGTCACCGGGTCCGGCTGTGAGCTGAACAGCTCGATGGCCAAACCGCGATTGAGCTCGCTGATGACACTCGCGCGGTTCTTCTTGCCGTTTTCGAGCTCCTCGAACTGTTGAGTTTCCCTGTTTATCTTGCAGTTGACCATGGCGGCAACGCGTTTACGTACGTCTGCACGCAGGTCGTAATCGAAGAGAATCTCCTTGGGTTGAATCAACGTATTACGGTCAGCCAAGAAGGACAGGAACTTCTCCGCTGCCGTCTTACCAATCTGGCCTTCAACCAAGGCACGTACCACGTTGTCCGAAAAGTCGATTTTCTCGCGTTCGGCACCGTGCAAAATATTTGAGACCTTTTCCCAGTTCGCAGGGCAAGTAAACTGTTTACCTGCGTCACGGGCTTGTTTATCGTAAAGATACGTAGATTGCGCTACGATGAAATCAATGACAGCCCCATGGAAGCTTGACTTCCTGGCATTGTCCAAAAACGCATTGAGGTCTGCCGTGCAATAAATAAAATTGAGGCGCTTGCGGATCGCGTGGTCCTTCTCCGCCTCATTGACCAAGTAGGTCCCATCACTGGGGTTCATCGCAGCCACGACGAGCACATTTTCGTGCAAGTGGTAGTTGTGAATGCGCCGCTCGTCCGTGACCGTGAAAAGAGCGTTGACCATGGCTTTGTCACCACGGTTCCACTCATCCAAGAACAAAACAGCCAAGCCGCGCTTTTCGGCTTCTTCGTTAAGCTCGATAAGCCAACGAGGCGGGATAAAGTCGAAAGTGTCGCCTTTATCCGTGAACATGATCATAGACACTTCTTCCTGTGACATATGACCAAAATTCAAAACACGCATGAAGCCTTCCCTGCTGTTACACCACTGG